CGGTGGTGGTGCGGGATCAGACTTTAGTAGCTATTCCGCTGGCAACGGAGGTGACGGAGCAGTTCGCATCATTTGGGGTCCAAATAGAGCGTTCCCATCAACTAATACAGGAGTTCTATAATGTCGAATCTATATAGTTATAAAGGTGCATATCCTTATCCATTACCAAGTAACGTGGCGGAATATGACATAAACGATTTTGTTCTTGCACCAGACAAGCCAGAATTAATATCAGGGCAATCATTAAAATGGGATGGTGAAAATTGGCAAATACAAGAACCAACAAGTTCTGAACTTGCAATCAAATGGCAAGAAATAAGAGACTTGAGAAATAGGCTTTTGAATGAAACCGATGCAAGAATACTTCGGTTTTTGGAAGTTGGAACTCCAGTTCCTAATGAATTGGTGGGTTATCGTCAGGCGTTGCGAGATTTGCCACAATCTCAATCTGATCCGTTCAATATTGTTTGGCCATCTGAGTAATAGATTTGCGAAATAAAGATAAAGGGATTCTGTCCTTTTATCTTTATGATAAATATAAGTATCGTGCAACTCTTGACGACAGGATAATATCCTGACCCAAAACCCAGAACGTTGAGGACATAAAATGGCTATAACAATAAACGCAAAAGGCACAACAGTGCCATACTTCAAAATAGGTAAAGGTGGGACAACCATTTACCAAGGATCATCTGACCCATCATCATCATACACAATTGAACCAAATGACGTATGGATTGACGTATCATCAAAAAGTATAAGATACCGAACTGCGCAAAATACGTGGTCTGTTGGAACTTCACCAGTTGTGGTTTCATCTACTGCACCAGAAAATCCAGATTACGGAACACTTTGGTATGATACTGGCGATACTGGTCGTTTATATGTATGGAACAACAGTCAATGGGTTGATGCGAGTCCAGTAACCATAGGATATACTGGTAGTCAGGGCTTTACTGGAAGTCAAGGTATTCAGGGATATACTGGAAGTCAAGGCGTAATTGGTTACACAGGGTCGCACGGTTACACAGGTAGCCAAGGTATTCAGGGATATACTGGAAGTCAAGGCGTAATTGGCTACACTGGTTCAAAAGGAGACCAAGGGAATATTGGTTATACAGGTAGCCAAGGTATACAAGGTATACAGGGCTTTACTGGTTCACAGGGTGTAATTGGTTATACAGGGTCCAAAGGAGACCAAGGTGTTATTGGTTTCACTGGTTCACAAGGTGTAATTGGGTACACGGGTAGTCAAGGTATTCAGGGATTTACTGGAAGTCAGGGCATACAGGGCGTTATTGGTTATACTGGAAGTCAAGGTATTCAGGGTGTAATTGGTTTTACTGGTAGCCGAGGATTTACTGGAAGTCAAGGTATTCAAGGTATTCAGGGATTTACTGGAAGTCAAGGCATACAGGGCGTTATTGGTTATACTGGAAGTCAAGGCATACAAGGTGTTCAGGGTGTAATTGGGTATACAGGAAGCCAAGGATTTACTGGTTCTCAGGGCATACAAGGCATTCAAGGTGTAATCGGATATACAGGATCACAGGGTATTCAGGGTGTAATTGGTTATACTGGTTCTCAAGGCATACAAGGCATCCAAGGGTTCACTGGAAGCCAAGGTGTTATTGGTTATAGTGGTTCACGTGGTTTTACTGGTTCTCAGGGAATACAGGGTTTCACTGGTTCCAAAGGTGATACAGGACTTGGTTTCTCTATCGCAAAATCGTATGCATCTGTTGCTGCTCTTACTGCCGACACTGCACCAACTGGTATTGTTGCGGGTCAATTTGCTATTATTGAAACTGGTGATGTAGAGAACGCAGAAAATTCACGTCTATATCTATGGAATGGAAGTATCTATTCATATGTAAGTGATTTGTCTGGTTCGCAGGGTATTACTGGACCACAGGGTGTAATTGGATATACTGGTTCTCAAGGGCTAATTGGATATACTGGTTCTAGAGGTACAACAGGTTATACTGGCTCACAAGGCGTAATTGGTTATACAGGAAGCCAAGGTATACAAGGCGTGATTGGTTATACAGGCAGTCAAGGTATTCAGGGCGTAATTGGTTATACAGGGTCCAAAGGAGACCAAGGTGTTATTGGTTTCACTGGTTCACAAGGTGTTCAAGGTATTCAAGGATTTACTGGAAGTCAAGGTGTTCAAGGTATTCAAGGCATAATCGGTTTCACTGGAAGCCAAGGTGTAATTGGATACACTGGTTCTACTGGTCCAGTTGCAGGAACAGATGGCCAGGTAATATACAATAATGGCGGAATATCTGGCGGTGCTGCCAACCTCTACTATGATGATGTAAATAATAGAGTTGGTATAAAAACAACATCCCCATCGGCAACACTTGATGTGGCAGGGGATATTGAAATAAACTCAAATGTCAATCTAAATTCTGAAACAACTACTCTCGCAACAACCACGAAAACTCAAATTGCATCGTTTGCAGTCGCGTCTTTCCGTTCTGGAAAGATGATAGTTCAAGCATATGACACAGTATCAGGAGAAGTTCAAGTTACGGAGTTATTGGTTGCACATGATGGAACAACAGCATCCGCAACTGAATATGGCGTTGTTTATACTGGAGGTTCTGCATTTGTCACATATGACGTAGATATTAGTTCGGGAAATGCGAGAATAATGGCAACTGGAACAAGTGCAAACTCAACCCAATATAAAGTGTCAGAGACCTTGATAGTTGCATAAATATAACAAATAATAGATTGCTAAAGGGGAGAGTGAACCATGGCAAATGATAAGAAATTTATAGTAAAGAATGGGTTGACTTCTGGGTCAACCCCCGTTATTGATTCTAACGGAAATTGGATAGGTCCAACTAGTGGACTGATAGGGTATACTGGTTCACAGGGATTTACTGGTTCTCAAGGTATTCAAGGTATTCAAGGTTTTACGGGTTCTCAAGGTCCAATCGGATATACAGGTTCAGTGGGTTTTATTGGCTCACGTGGTTATACAGGTAGCCAAGGTGTAATTGGTTACACAGGCAGTCAAGGTGTAATTGGTTATACAGGTTCTCTTGGTTTCACTGGTTCTCGTGGTTATGGTGGCGGATTGCCTTGGCAATTTGAAACCACAACAACAATGGCACTACCAACAACTGGTTATTTTAGATTCAACAATGCGACACCATCTTCTGTTACCGCTATGGCATTCAACGCTACCGATGCACTCGGAAATGGACACAGAACATATTTGCTTCAATGGGCAAGCTCGAACAACCCAGTGAAAGCATATATCACTCTTGTTGGATATTTACAGCGAGATTATGTTTATGAAGTTACCAGCGTTGTAGATAACACAACTTGGGTTCAGTTGAACGTATCATTTGTGTCTGGTGCTGGTGCATTGACTCCATCATCTGCCGAAATAGTTAGCATTGATCTGTCACGTTCTGGTAACTTGGGATACACAGGATCACAGGGTGTTCAGGGTCCAATCGGATACACGGGTTCACAAGGTATACAGGGTATTCAAGGTATACAGGGATTTACTGGTTCACAGGGTAATCAGGGTATTCAAGGCGTGACTGGTTTTACTGGAAGTCAGGGCATACAAGGTGTTATCGGTTATACAGGTAGCCAAGGTATTCAAGGTGTAATTGGGTATAGTGGTTCGCAGGGTTTTACTGGTTCAAAAGGCGACATCGGTTTTACTGGTTCACAAGGACCAATCGGATACTCTGGGTCACAGGGCTTTACTGGAAGTCAGGGTATTCAGGGGTTTACTGGAAGTCAAGGCGTAATTGGTTACACAGGTTCTCAGGGCTTCACTGGTTCACAGGGCGTTATTGGTTACACAGGTAGTCAAGGCATTCAAGGTGTTATAGGTTACACGGGTTCCAAAGGTGATATTGGTTTTACTGGTTCTCGTGGTTCAGATGGTAACTTTGGTGGAGCAACGTTTGATTATACATTTGACAGCACTACAACCGCCGCAGACCCAACCACTGGACGTTTGAAATTCAATAACGCTACACTTTCTTCTGCTACTGCACTCTACATTGATGCGGCAAACGATGCAGCAACAGATATTTCAACATATTTGAATACAATTGATGACAGCACAAGTACAATCAAAGGACACTTCAGAGTTTCTAAAAAGTTTGATGCATCTACTTTTGCTCTTTATACTATCACTTCTTTGACTAACAATACAGGCTGGTTTACTGTAAACTGTAGTTATGTATCTGGCAGTGGCACATTTGCCAACAACGATGATATCATTGTTACATTCGCAAGAACTGGGGACAAGGGTGATATTGGTTATACAGGTTCGCAGGGTGTTATCGGATATACTGGTTCTCTTGGTTATACAGGTTCTATTGGTTATACTGGTTCCCAAGGGGTTCAGGGTCCAATCGGATACACTGGTTCTAAGGGCGACCAAGGTATTCAAGGTATTCAGGGATTTACTGGAAGCCAAGGACCAATCGGATACTCTGGTAGCCAAGGTTTCACTGGTTCGCAAGGCATAATCGGTTTCACTGGAAGCCAAGGTGTAATTGGATACACTGGTTCTCGTGGTTTTACTGGTTCTCAGGGCATACAAGGTGTAATTGGTTATACTGGTTCACAAGGTATTCAAGGTGTTATTGGATACACAGGGTCACAAGGCATTCAGGGTATTCAAGGCTTTACTGGAAGTCAGGGCATCCAAGGCATTCAGGGCTTTACTGGTTCTCAAGGCATACAAGGTGTTATTGGTTATACTGGTTCGCAAGGTGTGATTGGTTTTACTGGTTCGCAAGGTCCAATCGGTTACACCGGAAGCGAGGGTAACAATGCTGGTCTACGCTATAATTTCTCTACAACGGTGACTGATGCTGATCCTGGAACGGGTATTTTCCGCTTTGACAATGCTACTATCGGTTCTGTAACTCAAATTTTTATTGATATTCTGAACCAAGGTTCTGTCGATTTCACGTCTTACATAGATTCGTGGGACGACAGCACCAACACCGTGAAAGGCTTTGTTATCATTGACTCTAACACAAACAGTGATACAACGAAGTGTGTTTTCAGACTCAACTCTATCACTACCGCAACTGGTTATAGAAAACTAAACGTAACATATGTATCGGGGTCTCTTCCTACTAACGCCGAGGCTTGCACCATTCAGTTCTACAGATCGGGTGATGTTGGTTTCACTGGTTCACAAGGCATACAGGGTATTCAGGGTTTTACTGGAAGTCAAGGTATTCAAGGTATTCAGGGATTTACTGGTTCTCAAGGCATTCAGGGCTTCACTGGTAGCCAAGGTATACAAGGTATTATTGGATACACTGGGTCTAAAGGTGACCAAGGTGTAATTGGTTATACAGGTAGCCAAGGCATTCAAGGTGTAATTGGTTACACTGGTTCGCAAGGTGTTATTGGTTATACTGGTTCTACTGGTTTTATTGGTTCACGTGGATACACTGGTTCACAGGGCTTTACGGGTTCACAAGGTTTCAACACTCAAACACTTGCGACTGCACCATCTACTCCAAACAACGGTGACATATGGTTTGATACTGAATCTGGAACCATAAAAGTTTATTTCAACGATGGCGATACATCGCAGTGGGTTACCGCTGCTGGTGTGCAGGGGCCAATTGGTTACACAGGCAGTCAAGGTGTAATTGGTTACACTGGTTCCCGTGGTGCTACTGGTTTCACTGGTTCACAAGGCGTAATTGGATATACAGGTTCACAGGGTGTAATTGGTTATACAGGCTCACAGGGTATTCAAGGTGTAATTGGTTATACTGGTTCCCAAGGGGTAATTGGTTATACTGGTTCACAGGGTATTCAAGGTGTAATTGGTTATACCGGATCACGTGGCGGCACTGGATTGGCAATCGCAATGGCAATTATTTTCGGATAAATACAACAAATAAAAGGAGTATGTAAATGGCAGCGCCAAACATAATAAACGTAACCACGATCACAGGAAAAACTGCCGTTGCTAACGTAAGCACTACGGCTGCTGACATTGTAACAAACAGTGCAGCATCGGGCAAGGTATTGAAAGTAAATTCACTCATTGTTTCTAATATCAGCGGCATAAACTCTGCTGATATTACAGCAAGCGTGTTTAGAGGTGCAGTGGAATACAAAATAGCAAGTACGATTACAGTTCCAGCCGATGCTACGTTGGTAATTGTATCAAAAGATACAACTATATATCTTGAAGAAGGAGACACCATACGAGTAACAGCCTCCGCACTCAGCACTCTTCAAGCAGTTTGCAGTTATGAGGAAATCAGCTAATGACCATTAGCAATGTATTTGACAACGGTGGGGTTATTGGAAATCCAATGTCGTTTGGAAACACGACAAGTTATACAAACTCAAACCAAACTGTGACTCAAAATATACAATATGTTGGAGGTTCAACCACAACCGCATTAGGCGGAACTGCAAACATATCTGTTGCTCTAACAGGTCTAACTGGTGGAATAGCAACTGCGCCCGCCGCAGGAGACATAGTTATTATTGCAGTATCTATTGGTGCTGTTACAAGTAAGACATATAGAATATCTACGTATACTCAGATTGCATCCTTGTATGCCAATGATACATACGATGCAAACTTACAAGTCGGATGGAAACGTATGGGGTCAACTCCCGACACGACTGCAACTATAACAGGGGGTAGTGGCGTTTCAACTGATGGTATGGCGATTGCAGTTCATGTTTGGAGAAATGTTGATAGTGTCACACCGATTGATTCTACTCCTGTCACCGCTGCGGTGTTGAATACTGCAATCCCAGCATTTGGCGCAGTAACTCCAACTACTTCTGGAGCAGTTATTATATGTGCCGCTGGTTCTGGTCACATTGCTAACGCTGTTACGTATACTGCAACCTCACTATCAAATTTTTTGACTGCTGTGGGAAACGACTCGTATGATGGAACGGTTGGTATGGGATCAATATCTAATTGGACCCCCCAAGATGGGGCTACTTATACTCCACTGGCATGGACGTTTGGTGGAACCAACTCAACTTCATACGCTTATTGCTCTGTTGTGTTTGCGTTGCGTCCCGCTACCGCGAGTGTTCCACTCTATTTGAATCGAAAAAATAGCGGAATATGGAACTTGAACGCACCATTTGAAACGAGATCGCCAGTTCCTTCTCCTGTGACATCTGGATTACAGCTATGGTTAGATGCTGGAGACAGTAACAGTTACCCAGGTTCTGGAACTACATGGACAAATCTAGCAAACCCATCCTTCAACGCTACCTTGACGTCGACTACATATACCACTGATGCTGGCGGGGGAATTGTATTTTCCAGTTCATCATCATACGCTGGGACTTCTGCTGGGTTGAACTTCTCAGGAGGCGGGTTTACTATATCAGTATGGCTAAAACATAATGGAATAGTCAATACTCAGCGTACGCAACGATATTTTACACTTGGAAGTAGTCCAAATGAAGGTCCAGTGTTGAGACATGATTCTGCATCTACTGCCAGTTTACATGGCTACTTATTTGACAGCGGAAACGTAATGCGAAACTTGAACATTGCCAACCAAGTTTACGCTGGACAGTATGATAACTTTGTTTACCGTTATAACGGAACAACATTTACGTTGTGGAATAACGGAACACTGGTAGGGACACTTACTGCCACTGCAACACTGCCTACCCCTGCTGCTTTTGGTATATCTGCTACTGCCGAGTGGTTCAATGGAAATATGTATATAGTGCAGTATTATAATCGTGGTATTACCGATGCAGAAATAACACAAAATTTCAATGCGTTTAGAGGAAGGTTCAACTTGTAATGGGCGGTAATATAATAGGAAAACCAAACACTTCTACTACAACGGTCGGTAGTGGATTATGGAAACGAAATGAACAATATAATGCAAGACTCGGAAACAACTGGCCATTACAATGGTTGAACACAGCAAACAAGTTTCCAAACACCCTCAACATTTTTGCTTGGACCTCAACTACTGCAAACGCTTGCACGTTGAGTAGCGATACTACTGTTACTGATTCGCCGTATGGTGGAATTCCACTGAAGATGGCAATAACTGGTGCAGACCCACACAACGCCAAGTATAACACTTTAGCATCTAATATAACACCCGCTATAAATGGAGAAACTTGGGAAATAAGAGTGCTTGCAAAAGCAAGCGTGGCCACTACTGGCGAGATTTATATATTTGGTGCAAACTCATCTGGTATTTGGGCTGGTGCTGGAACAGGCGGAATAAACCTACCTATAGTCGCTAAAACGATAACCATAGGAACTACATGGAGTGAGTTTTCCCACACAATAACAATGGACCAACCACAGGTTGCTTTTTTACAATCTCGTCTTGATGGAACACACGCTGGTGGCGTTGGAATCAACATATGGTGGGATGGCTGGCAAGCCTACAAGATAAGCTAACAGGAGACAAAATGAAACTTTATACAAAAAATGGTTCGTATCCATCTGAGTTGCCGTTTAGAATACGACTATCAAACGGAATGTCAAGAACTGACCCTTCTACTTTTACGGACGAAGAAATATCGGCGGCTGGATATATTTTAGCTCCTGACCAACCAACTTCGCTATCAACTCAGGTAGTGGAGTGGGTAGGAACAGAATGGATAGTAAGAGACAAAACTATAGCAGAACTTCAATCAGAAAGCAACATACGAAGAAACTTGATAAATGCTGAACGCGACCGCAGAATCCAGTCTGGTTTTGTGTTCAATGAAATAAAGTATGACAGCCGTCCAGAAGACCAAAAGCGTATTTCTGCTGCTGCGCAATTGGCATTTATGGCAATGCTAAACGGAGCACAACCAAATGACTATATGTGGGCTTCAACACAGCCATTCGGATGGATCGCACAAGACAACAGTGTCGTATTTATGGATGCGCAGACAGTCATTGATTTTGCAAAAACTGCGGCTGAATGGGAAAGAGTGCATATTTTTGCCGCAAGAACATTGAAAGATATGGAAACAATCCCAGAGGATTTCAATGATGACAAATGGTGGTAACACTAAAAGTTTTATTGCATAAATAGTGTATATAATTAGGAGATAATAATGGCATTGAATTTTCCAGCGAGTCCAACAGTAGGGCAAACGTATGTGTATGCTACAACTGGCACCACTTGGGTTTGGAATGGTTCATCGTGGAACATTCAAACAAATGGTAACTTTGCAAACGTTACGGTATCGGGGGATATTCTCCCGACCTCAAATGCGACTTCGGATATTGGTTCTCTGACTAACCAGTTTGGTGACATTTATGGAACTGCATACCGTGCAAGATACGCTGACTTGGCAGAAAGATATGCAGCCGATTCAGAATACACGTATGGAACCGTAATGGTATTTGGTGGAAGTAAAGAAGTCACCGCATCATCGAAACTTGCACAAACTGGAATTGCTGGCGTCATTTCTGAAAATCCTGCTCTATGCATGAATGATACTGCTGGTAATGATTCGACACACCCATATATAGCACTTCAGGGGCGAGTTCCGTGTAAAGTAATTGGGAAAGTAAAAAAGGGTGACATTCTTGTTGCATCTGATGTTGTCGGACATGCTGTAACTTGGAACGACCAAGACGCAGACCCACGAATGACTGCATATATCGGCATAGCTATTGAAGACAAAATTGGCGACGAAGCAGGATACGTTGAAGTAAAAGTAGGAAAGTGATTGACACCCAATATTTTTTCATATATAATATATGAAAAATGAGGTGTAATCTATGAAAATTGCCATAGTTGATTTATTGGGGTTGTGCTATGATGGCACAACCCTTTCTAAACAAGGGTTGGGCGGCAGCGAGTCTGCCGTCATTCTTATTTCTAAAGAACTTGTAAAACTTGGATTTCAAGTTGATGTGTATAATAACTGTAATGATAGTAAATCTTCATCTGGAACTTATGATGGAGTAAGGCATATAGACCATACCGAATATAAAGGTTCGCATCCTTCATATGACGTATTCATATCTTCTCGTTCAGTGTTCCCATTTTTCATGGGACACCAGTATGCAAAAATGGCAAATGATGCTAAACACAAAGTTTTGTGGATGCACGATACGTTCTGCCAAGGTGATGAGCATATTGAAAACATGCTTACCTCTGGTGTGATAAATGAGTTATTTACTCTATCAGATTGGCATACTTCATATGTGACCACATGCGCTCACGGCCCAAAACGAATGTTTGAGGTGTTGAAGAAATATGTTTGGCAAACACGAAATGGCGCAGTGAAACATATAGATGAAGTTGACCTTTCAAAGAAAGATAGAAACCATTTTGTATATAACGCATCTGCCACAAAAGGACTGCTTCCGCTTCTTCGTAATATTTGGCCAGAAGTAAAGAGAAATATTCCAACCGCAAAACTGACTTGTATTGGTGGGTTCTATCGTTTTCGTGAAGGCGCGGAACCAGACGAACAAGAAAAAACAGTAAGAGAGTTGATGAAGAGTCAATACATTCTGGACATGGATGTCAAATTTACTGGCGTCATCAGCCAACAAGAAATCGCTGAAATACTTGCAGATGCAAGTTTCATGCTTTATCCGCCAGACTTCCCAGAAACATTTGGCATTTCATCTCTTGAATCACTTTTATATAAAACTCCAATTATCACTGGAAATTTTGGTGCGTTAGAAGAAACTGCCATTGACATGGCATGTTATAAGATAGATTATCCAGCCGTTCCGAATGGATTGTATCCCCATATTGATGCTCAATCTCAGGCACAAAAGTTTGTTCAGACAGTAATACGGGCATACAACAATACATACTTGCACCAACAAAAACAGAACTATTGTGATGTTGTTGTAGATATCGCAGGATGGGATACGGTAGCACTTCAATGGAAGCAGCACCTTTATAAAAAGCTGAACGTTCCACTTCCAGTTTACGAATATGAGGCGGTGTCTCGCATAAATGATAAAGTGGCTCGTGTATTTGGCCGTAGATTTACAAACGCCGAACAAATTACTGAGTATCGTAGCAGTGGAAAACAACGCCGTATTGTTGTCGTTTCTCCGTTCTGGAACGCAGAGAATTATATCGAAAATCATATTCTGAGTGTAGCGCAACAATCATACGATAACTATATTCATGTTCTGATTGACGATGCATCCGACGATAATTCGTATGATATTGCAACTAAAACGGTAAGTAAACTTCCGCTGGACATACAAGACAAGTTCAAAGTTCTAAAAAATAAAAAGAACGTTGGAGCGATTGCAAATCAACTCAAAGCGTTTAGTTTGTATGTTGAGAATGACGATATTGTTATGATGCTGGATGGCGATGATTGGCTGGTAAACAACAACACAATATTCCATTATTATAACGACTTATATTTTGATGGTTACGATTTTACATACGGCTCTATGTGGAGTTTGGCTGACAATATACCATTGATAGCACAAGACTATCCCAAAGATGTAATACTCAAAAAAGAGTATCGCAATCATAAGTTCAATTGGGGGATACCATACACGCATCTTCGGACATTTAGAGGTTCGTTACTTGAAACATTGGACAGCGATGTGTTCAGAGTAAATGGAGATTGGATGAAGGCTGGCGCAGACAATCCACTATTCTATGAACTAATTGAACGGGCGTCATATCCTTATGCGGTCAAAGAAATCATGGTGAACTATAATGATGTAAACCCATTGAATGATTACAAAATACGAGGTGCAGAACAAAATGCTAACGCCTCATTGTCAACAGAAAAGCAAACGATGAAAACAAAATCTATCCTTATCGCAGTTCCAACCAACAAATACGTTGAGACTGAAACAATGAAATCCATATATGATTTAGATGTTCCAGATGGATACACGACAGAACTTCAATTCTTCTACGGATACCAAGTAGACCAAATCCGCAACCTTATTGCTGATTGGGCTAAAAATTACGATTATCTATTCTCTGTTGATTCGGATATTGTCCTACCAAGAGATTCACTTCGTAAAATGCTAAACGCCGATAACCCATTGGTATCTGGGTTATACATTCAGCGTATACCAAATACTCATACGTTAGAAGTATATAAAGACAGCGGGATGGGTGGCACAGTAAATATCCCATACGAAGAAATCCAAGGCAGGGGATTGGTTCAGATTGCTGGATGTGGATTTGGGTGTGCTCTTATCAAAGGCGAAGTTTTCCGAAACATGGAATATCCACACTTTGTCTATAAATCAGCAATAGACCATAAGCACACAGTGTCAGAAGATATTTACTTCTGTGCAAAGGCCAGAAGTCTTGGGTATGAACTATATGCCGATACTTCCATCATTTGTGATCATATTGGCAATACAAAGTTCAAAGTTGGAGAATTTCCAAAACCAGCAGCACCTCAAAAAACCCACGTTCAGACAATTGCAGAAATCGACTTGCTTCCTGCCCCACACGCAGAATATCTAAAAAATATGGGCATCCAACCAAAAGTGATTTATGATATTGGAGCAAGTTTGCTTCATTGGACTAAAAAAGCAAAGGAAGTTTGGCCAAATGCTGAATATTTCTTAGCTGATGCAACTGAAACGACCCGTGAGTTCTTGGCGGCATCTGGTCATCCATATTATCTTGGCGTCTTGTCCGATGAAGATGGAAAGTTGATTAAATTTTATGAAGACCCACAAAACCCAGGTGGCAATTCGTATTACAAAGAAAACACACCATTTTATGACGAAAGCCATGCAACGCAACGTATTACCTTGACGCTTGATACGGTCACTGCTAAACTGCCAAAGCCTGACTTGATTAAGATTGATGTTCAGGGCGCAGAACTAGATATCCTACGTGGTGGTAAAGAATGTCTGGCAAATGCCAAGGATGTAATCCTTGAGGCACAGCATGTGAATTACAACGAGGGTGCACCAAAGGTTGAAGAAGTTATAGACTTCATGCGGGAAAATGGGTTTGAACTCGTATCACGGTTCTGCTATACTGACGTAGATGGAGATTATCATTTTAGACGAGTGCAGTAATGCACTCGTTATCTATCTCGTCTAAACCATTTAGTTAGAAAATCAAATGTGCTTTCCTTTTTTGGGGAAGGCGCATTTTCTTTTATCCACTCTGGGAAACGAAGAATAAGTTTTCTCCATTGTCCCATTTCCACTCTCAACTCTTTTACTTTTGTGGCATAGCTACTATTGAGAGTTATTTTATATTCTGACTTCAAATAGTTTATGCTATTCAGGCAATCATCAAGGCGTTTTATATCCTTATCAATTGCCAAAATATATTTGTCAATATATTGGTCATCACGAAACAATTCAATTAGAAACAAATGATGACGGTTTTTTGGTTTGCCATCATATAGAAATATTATTTCTTGTAAATCATAATACAAAGCCTTGATTGGATTTATCGTATCTCTATACCGATTTATTATTTCTGGTATTGAATATGTATCATTATTAGTTTCCAATGTGTCTAGTAAATTTTGACATAGTAAATTTACTTTTTGCTTGAATTTTATTATGTCGGTTTCAGTAATTTTTGCTATTTCATTTATTGCGATATCAAAAATTCTTCTATTTTCTTCCGACAACTTTATTCTAAAAGATTCCATTTCGGCTGGTGTAGAATTATAGATCGCAGAACGTAGGTCATCGGAGACGTTCCCAGTCTTTAGGAACTCTCTACACTCATACATGAACTTTTCTGTTTTGAAATCTATAATATCTTTAGCCATACTGTATTTACCTTCTGAGTTTGTCTCTAAAGATTGGATATTATATCTTTTAGGTCTGATAGTTTATTTTTTTTGAAAAGTGTTCTTTTAGCACCCGGATGCAGAGGCTTTGGTAGATAATTTACATTTACCCAAGCATACCCTCCAGTTTCTTCATTTATATTGGGGATAAATTCATTTTGAACAACTACGATAAACGTGTAATAGCTAAATTCTGAATCACGAGAATGATATTGGTCGTATGGGTATATCTTGTGAATATAATCTAATATATCAACGCCGACTTCTTCACCAACTTCTCTCAACATACCCTGAGATACGTTTTCTTTTGGTTCTACTTTTCCGCCCCAGAACCCCCAAGTTCGTGGATAACTACTGTCCAATGAGCGTTGTTGGAGTAGTATTCTTTTAGTATCTTTGGCGACGATACAAGCGCCCGCAGCTTTTAGCATTCATTATTCCAATAGTTCAAGTCTCCAGTATCCACTCTCGTAAATACCCAAGAAGGTGTCTTGCCATTCACCATCAACAAATTTCAACTGTTGTAAGGTAAAGGTGTTAGTTACAAATACAGTTCCAGTAAATGTAGAGGCATCAAAACTTACCACCCATTCACTTCCATTGTATTCTATTATGTCGTTGGTTTCAACCGTTATTCCCCATACTGAATCGGGTCCAACGCTATCACCAGCGCACAAGTATCTTTGTCCCAACGCAGGGTTCGGTAATCCGTAGAACCCAGGACGAGCGGTTGTCTGGTCTATAATCTTATTTACAGCCGCAATAGTATTTACTGGCAACGTATCTCTGTCCACATTGAAAACAAGAAGGTTTGGTGAATCTGTAGATGACAATGTTCCAATAACATCCTCATCCAAGTTCTCAATATCATCATGCCATTTCAATCTTAGGCGACTGGTGTTGTCGTGTAATATCCCGTAATTTGATAGAACTTCGGCCCACGTTATATTTGCATCATAGTTTCCGTTTGCCAATGGTCTGATAAAAACTAGTCCATTATCTTCAAATACGTCAATCGTATAATTGTTTGGCGTTACTACCACACAACTATCTTTGCTCAAGTCACTAAAGAACTCAAACGCATCGCCATCGTAGTCCAGTCCAGAAATACTATTTTCAATATACATATTGTTTATAACGTTACGAACAAGGTTCTGCCTTGATACGATTGCTGGTGGGTTGATCCATATCGGAACTTGAAACGTCAACGTCATAATATCAATTTGGTCTTCCAAGCCAGCGGGAATGGCACGACTTGTCCAAGTTACATTTGTCATCTCAACAGTTGTAATACTGGACCAATCAAGTGGGTTATTTATGGTTTGTATATCAAGGGATGGATTGAATAGAACACCGATTTGTTCAAACAGTTGTAGCTTTTGGTCGGTATTGGAAGTCCATATGTCAACTTGCATCACCATTGAATACGGAACTGGCATCATTCTTTTTACGTTGTATGAATTACCCTTCACCGAAAGATATTGGTGATTTTCAGCGTCATATTTTCTCTCATTCACTGCAATAGTATCTCTATATGTAGGGTCTTGCATACGATTGCGGTCAAGGTCAAGAGATTGAACATAACATGCTATAAATGGTGCTGAGTTCACGATGTTTTCGCTATTGTTCTTGACAATAGACGCCGCCATGCGAGAAACATCGCCATAGCGAACTGGAACACGAATGTAATAATCTGTCACTCCATCATTCATTGTCTTTCCCGTTTTCACAGTGAAACCAGAAAACATACGAATAAACTGAAGAAGGTAGCGACGAACTTGCGAATCGTAAAAGTGTATTTGTGTTGCCATTAGTCAATCCTTGGTTTTACTGCTTTTGACAGATTTACTTTTGATGGTTGAACAGTTCCATCGTCGGCAGTAAATACGTCTTCATTGTTTATATGCATCTGATGTAGGCGATTTCCTACTCTCCATGCTCCACTGTTATCATCTTCAATCTTATACCACTTGCCGTCACGATATTGAAATAGGCGGTGCGGTTTATAATCTACTCTCAAGAAATACTCTCCACTTTCTGGACTTGCTGGAAATCCTGTTCCACTGGATACGGTTGACCAATCTAAATCGTCTGGATTTTCACCTTCGCCAGCATACATTAGATTGCGAGTGTCCCAGTCATAATATGGCCCTGGCACGTTTACTTCTGCTTCTGCTACAATTGCATCTGTGATTTCAAGTTCTTTGTTGTATGTTGATAGAAGATTTTTCAAGTCATCTGCGTTTTCGCCAGTTCCAAAAATGTCAGAGTATTCTTGGGTGTCTTGTAGTTGCTTGCAACGTATTCTCCAAACATGTGGCCACCAACCTGGGTCATAGCCATCTGCTGCTTTTGTTGCTTCTTGGACTACCCAATATTGGTTTACGGCAGATGCATTTTCATCAAGCAGTAAGTCATCTCTCATATGCGGGAGTTCAATGACATCTCCCGTCATTATTTTTCTTCCAATCATCTCCACCATAGTATTGAGATGAACGGTGAAAATCTGTTGGTCAGTTCCAAGAAAAAGCCCAAACTGCGATAGGTCAAAGTCTTGGTCGGAAAGGGTATATACCGCTCTTAGTTCATATACGGTGTCATCATAGTTGCGGTCGCGGTTTTCCATAAATAACATGTCTTGGATATTGGTTTCGTTTCCGTCACCACTTCCAATATACTTATGAACAAGCATAGCGGTTCCACCATGGTCAAATGATGCTTTGACTATTTTGTCAATGTATTTGTAATCATTACCTTTTCGTGGATTCCATAAACTAAGTCTTGGCATGACATTCCCCTTGCATTATTACTGTATTTATCATATAATAAATCATTTATAGGAGGTTACAAATGGTTTCAGTATCAGGCGATGGATATTTGACATTATCAAATATTCTACCACAAATGACAATTGAACAGTTTAGACTGTTCGCAAGAAATCCTCATAACATTCATCGTGGAAATGGCGTGGATGGAAACTATTATGCAGAGCATGATGGGGATAGAAAATACGATGTGTGGTGGACAAAGCAACCACCGATGGAAATGTGGCTTCCAATCGTCAGAATGTTGACTCCACAAATAGATATGTTTTTTGATGGACCTTGGGCAGTTCATTGTGTGGATTGTATCACAACTCGCCCGCATAGTTCTAAACTATATGCTCACATTGATACCCCTTATCGCTTTGAGGAGTTTGCGGCGGTTGACAGGACACTTGGTGTTCAGATAATCATTCCACTTGATGACTTCACACTTGAAAATGGTGCTACCGCGTTTCTTCCATCATCGCATCAAATGATGATAGACTTTAGAGATTTGGAGGAAAACCGACAGGAGTATAATGAACTTTTAGTCACTCACGGCCAACAGTTTGTATCAAATGCGGGTGACGTATTGATGTATGATGGCAGAACTCTTCATAGCACAATGCCAAATAACAGTGACCGATACCGAAGTGCCTTGCTCATAAACGTTCTGTTAGAGGAAATACTACCGAGAGTGAAAGAGTTGGACAAAAATACTGACTTTGTAGCTATTGACTCTATGGACTGGTTGTGATATACATGAGTCGAAGAGATTCTTAGGAGAAATCTATGGCCCGTGTAGCACGTAGCGTAATGCCGAAAAAGAAAAAACAAACTATTCGGACACCAAAGTTTGTTGACGAAAAGTTTACTGGTCCAGAACCAGAATGGGACAATGCCGAATCTTGGCCCGCAAGCCAATACTACAAAGAACGAGTTCGCACTACGTTCTATTACAACTATTTCTACACTCAGAAGGAAGGAAAGCCTTGGGTGCTGGAATGGATGAAGCGGGCAGGATACAAAAAAGACGAGATTTCTGCGGTTCGTTCTGTCCCTGATTCATATGTAAGTATGACAGTTTGTTCATATTGTCGTGCTCTCATCAAGGGTATGCCAGAAGAACATGTGGGAATGAAGGATTACTTGTCCACACTTCCTGGGGTTTCTGACACAGCAGTTCCAAATGCAAAAGAATATGTTATTGGAAAAATCAAAGAATACCTGTCAAAGTCCACAACTATAAAGGTTGAAAAGGAAGAAAAAGAGCCTAAGAAGGATGTTCCGAAACAGTCAGTTCAGGAACTGACACGTGAAAAAGCGTTTGCGATGACCGAGGAACTTGAAACGTTTATTGACGGATTTGACTACAAAAAAACATCGCTTCGGGATTTCGATCCTCTTGGAATTCTTCGGAAAAATGAAGCAAAGCCTCTACATGCCAACATCATCATGAAACTCTACAAGAAAGAGTATGATGAGTTGATCGAACTGACTAATCCGCCCGCTCGTATGACCGCCGAAAAGAAGGCAGACTATGAGCAGTTGAAGGAAGGATACAATCATCTGAAAAAGGCAGAGATTGATGCTTACGTTGCGTTGTTCCGAAGTGTTCTCGATGCTTGTGAAATGATTGTAAACGAAGGCAAGGTAAATCGTGCGCCTCGTAAAAAGAAACCAGTGAGTAAAGAAAAACTTGTAACTGGTATCAAGTATTGTGTTTCTCACGAAGAAACAAAACTGGTGAGTGCTAAACCTATTGATCTTCTTGGTGCGGTCGCGGCATTGGTTTACAATGTGAAGACGCGGAAACTTGGAATCTATATTGCCCAAGATGCGGCTGGATTCACTATCAAAGGTGCTTCTCTTGTTGGGTTTGACGAAGACAAGAGTGTTCAAAAGACTCTGCGTAAGCCAGTAGAGCAACTTGCTCCGTTCAAAAAAGTCACTCGCCGTGCTCTACCAGCCGCATTTGAAGCAATCAAGAGCGTAGAAACCAAAATGAATGGTAGGTTCAGTGACCAGATTGTGATTGTAAAAGTCTTCTGATAAATACTACATATTGGAGGGCATATAATGAGTGACCGAAACAAAGTAAGAAACAACATCATCAAGCAGATAAAACTTCTGCTTGGTGACGGAATGATAGATATTGAACTTGACCCAGACCACTACGATTTGGCAGTGGACATAGCACTTGGCAAGATACGACAACGTTCAGAAAATGCAGTTGAGGAAGATTTCTACACACTTCAACTCAAGGAAGATGTAGACGAATATACACTTCCAGAAGAAATCATAGAAGTTAGACAGATATGGAACCGTTCATTTGGGCATGGTATATCTGGTGGACCTGATATGGACCCATTCGAACTTGCATATGCAAACTCATATTTCTTTATGAACAACCATATTGGTGGACTCGCAACCTACGACTTCTTTGCGCAATATCGTGAATCTCTAAACCGTATTGCGGCTACCGATATTGGGTTCAACTGGAATCCATCATCGCACAAGATAAAGCTAATGAGACGTATGCGGGCAGACGAGGTTGTATTGCTTCATGTATTCTTGGAACGTGGCGATGACCAACTTCTTGAAGACCGTTATTTGAAGTCGTGGGTAAGAGATTATGCCACTGCATATTGCAAGAAAATGATTGGTGAAGCACGTTCAAAGTTTTCATCCCTGCCAAGTGGTTCGGGTGGTGTGACTCTGAATGGTGTTGAAATGAAAAATGAAGCAGATGCGATGATTGAAAAGTTGGAATTGGACCTTACCAACTACATTGATGGTTCCGCTCCGCTTGGATTTACTATCGGATAACATAACAATAATGGAGTAATACGTGAAGCCAAAACTTTTGGTTATTGGCCATGGAAGACATGGCAAGGATACTGTTTGTGATATTTTAGCAAGAGAATATGGATATAGTTTTGAAAGCAGTAGCCAGTTCTGTTCAAAACTATTCATTTTTGATATGCTAAAAGATACCTATGGGTATAAGAATGAAGAAGAATGTTACGCCGACAGACACAATCACAGAGCAGAATGGTATAATGCCATTTGTGACTATAACATTCCCGATCCTGCTAAACTTGGCAGAGAGATATTCAAAGAGCACGATATTTATTGTGGCCTACGAAACAAAAAAGAGTTTCATGCCATGAAGAATACTGGTGTATTTGACTATGCTATCTGGGTGGACCGTTCTGACTTTTTGCTACCAGAGGCGAAAGAAAGTATGAGTCTTGAACAGTGGATGGCTGACTTTACTATTGATAATAACGGAACTTTAGAAGATTTGCACTTCAACGTCAATGCTTTGATGGGCTATATATCTTCTTTGAAGTAACATAAACTACCAACATAATAAAAATTCTGTCTCTTTTTTGTATTTTTCGCTAAATACTATTAGCAATTCATAATTATAAAGGAGAGACAGAATGGCTACTTTAGTATCCCCAGGAGTTTCCGTAATGGTGGTTGATGAGGCACAATACGTTTCAGCGACCCAAGGAACCCTACCTCTAATCGTAGTTGCTACTCGTAGTAACAAATTTGATGCATCAGGAACCGCAATTGCATCAGGCACTATTCCTACCAATGCGGGCGTAGCATATCTTGTAGCCTCACAGCGCGAACTAGTTTCAACATTTGGAACACCAACTTTCTATGAAGTTGGCGGCGCAGTGGTTCAAGGTTCGGAACTAAACGAATATGGTCTACTAGCTGCATATCAATACTTGGGCGTTTCATCAAACGCATATGTAATTCGCGCAGACATTGACCTTGCACAGCTAGAGTCAAACACTGTTGAACCAGCGGGTCCAGTTGCAAATGGAACATACTGGCATGATGTTTCGTCATCCGAGTTCGGTCTATTCGTATGGGATGGCGCAAAGTGGGTGGCAACATCTCCTTTTGTTCTATCGGATGAACCAGGAACAGGAAACGTTGATAGTGTAAACGTTGACGGTTTCGCGCAGCCAATCAATACATTCGGATCAGCCGGTGACTTCGCGGTTGTAACGTCATCTGAAAAGATTGGATACTACAAAAAAATAGGTTCAAACTGGGTTCTACTTGGTGACATCGGTTCGCCAGATTTCCAATTCTCAAAATTCGCTCCTACCCAAAATTCAGATGGTGGTTCTCTATCGGTAAACGATACCTATGTCCGTCTTGCAAAGCAGGGTGGTGGTGTTGACCTAGCAGTAAATATGTATAGTTCAAATGTTGGCGGCTTTGTTTCGCTACAAGTTGAAACCTATGCAAGTGATGACCTAGCACTTGTTGACCTAATTGATTCTGGCGATGTATATGCTCGTTACAATTCTGAACTAGGATTTATTGAACTTCGTCGTCATAGTGGCGCTCAAACCACTACCATTACAACAGGTGCTTTCCCATCGGTATCAAGTATCACTGCGGTAGTTACAATTGAGGGTGTAACCTTCAACTTCTCAAACGCTTCACTAAGTGATGTTATTGTTCAGTTACAGGGTAACTCAACTCTAAACAGCGCAAACGTAAGAGTAGAAAAAGTTGGTGCAAACCGTATTCGTTTCACAAAAACTGATGGCCGCGAACTAAACATTGAGTTCAACTCCGGCTACGTTGACTTTGGTTTTGACCAATCTGTGATCGTTGCATCAGTTTGGGAAAATCTATCATACGAAGCATCATCAGTCCAGCCAAATGGAACTGTTGAAGAAGGAACTCTATGGTTCAACTCTGATTTGAAAATAGAAATCCTACGTAACGAATATGATGGGTCTGAACTAACTTGGGTTCCATATGCTTGGTCCGAAGACGCAGACGGTCTGTCACAAGCTGAACTTCAACTAAGAGCTTCAGAACCAGTAAAAAGAAAAGATGGCCTATCAGCACTTGTAGATGGCGACATGTGGGTAAAGTCAAATTCAAATCCATATCCAGAAATCTATATCTATAATGAAGCAGAAGAAGTTTGGGTAAAACTGGACAACGCTGACCAAACATCAACCAACGGTGTGATTTTCAGTAACTATTCCCCAGTTGAGCCATTTGATGCGGATGGTTTCTCTGTGAATCGCACAGTTCATCCAAAAGCAGCAAATCCAGAACTACTACCAGAGAACATTCTAATGGTAAATATGGACTATTCAACATACAACGTCAAGAAGTATGTTGATGGAGCATGGGAATGGGTATCAGGAAGTAATGCAGACGGTTCAGCGCACTTTGGTGCAGCAGCGCAACGTGCTATGGTAGTTGAAGCAATGCAATCAGCACTTGCAGCAAACGATGGTATTCGTGCCGAATCAGTTTACTTCAACCTAATCGCAGCACCTGGTTACCCAGAGATGATGGACGAGATGATTACCCTAAACAAAGACAAAAAAGAAATTGCGTTTGTTATCGGTGATGCACCTCTAACCCTTGAAGGCACTACAACTGCAATCAAGGCATGGGCGGATGCAAATCTATCTGGCGATTCATATTCTGGCGTATATTATCCACATGGTCTATCAACTGACCTAAAAGGAAATGACGTTGTTATTCCAGCATCGGCGGTTGCACTACGCACTATCGCATATTCCGATAACGTTTCCTTCCCATGGTTTGCTCCAGCGGGTCTAACACGTGGTGTTGTGTCAAACGCTTCACAGGTTGGATACGTAAATTCAAGCAATGAGTTTGTAAGAGTCCGTCTATCAGAAGGACAGCGTGACGTAATGTATACTGCACGTATGAACCCAATCGCAGACCTTCCAAATCAAGGATTGGTAGTTTATGGACAAAAGACCCTACAGGGTTTCTCATCAGCAATGGACCGTATCAACGTAGCACGTCTTGTAAACTACATGCGTTACAATTTGGACCTACTATCACGTGGTTTCCTATTTGAACAAAATGATGAATTTACCCGTGACAACATACGAACTGCGGTTGACCGTTTCTGTGCTACACTTGTTTCACAGCGTGGTCTATATGATTATGCGGTTGTGTGTGATGATACAAATAACACCCCAGCACGTATCGATAGAAACGAATTGTGGGTAGATGTTGCAATTCAACCAGTAAAATCTGTTGAATTTATCTATATTCCACTACGTATTCGTAACACTGGCGAAACACTATAATATAATAAAAACCCCGCTTCGGCGGGGTTTTTTTATTCGAAACATAATATCTGCATATAATAATAGTGGTTTCGGATAAATACTTATAGCAAAGAAATACTTTGTATATTATTTACAGGAGACAACACATGTCAACATTACAAAATTTTGGAGTTCCAATTGGATTTTCAACATCTGGCTCTGGTATTCTTCAACCAAAACTAAATTATCGTTTTAGAGTTAGGGTTACACGATTTGGTCTTGGCGGTGCCAATGTAACAAATGAATTCACTCGTCAAGTCATGAACGTTACTCGTCCAAAACTAAACCACGAAGAAGTAGTATTAGATTCATACAACTCAAAAGCATATATTGCTGGTAAGCACACCTGGGAAGCAGTTACCGTTGTCCTACGAGATGACATTTCAAACAACCTAACCAAGTTGGTTGGTAGTCAAATTCAACGTCAAATGGACCACCGTCAGCAAAAGTCGCCAACTGGCGGGTTCAAAGCTGGAGACGATTACAAATTCAACATGTTTGTAGAAACATTGGATGGTAATAGCAAAACCCCAGTTGAAGTATTTTCACTAGAGGGCTGCTTTATTCAAAACGTTGATTACGGGCAGACCGATTACACTTCATCTGATCCAGTTCAAATTACGTTGACTGTTCGTTTTGACAACTGCCTGTTGGGCGAAACACAATTTACATCAGATACATCAATATACCCAACAAACGATTTCGGTCCTCAGTAACAAGCAACGTAAATGAGTAATTTTTTAGTTGGCAGTGGAAATGCACTACATAGATTTGGGCTGGTCGGTAATTCGACTGGCTCAAATGACATAAAAGCAACTCCAAAAATGACAGACATGTGGTATTTGGAATTATATACCAATTCTGGAAATCAAACTAATTTATACTCAAGAAGTGTAAAAACAGTGTCAGAAGTTCAAATTGATGTTACAAATGCCAGCTATGACCAATATGGAAAACGCATTTATGTGCCACAGAGAGTTGACTTTTCACCAGTTACCATTGTGTTATATGATACAGTAGATGGTAAAATTTTTGATTTGGTTTCTCAAATATATGAGTATGGTTTCAAAAATAACACAAACAAGACAGTAGAAGTCAATACTGCTATAAGCGATCATTCCAATTATGGATTGAAAAACAAGGGTAGTGTTATACAACCACAAAATCATTACTTTACACAAATAAACATTTATCATTTTGGTTCTCTTTATAAGGATAGTATAAAACATAAGATATCATTATCTAATCCTTTAGTTACTGCAATATCATTTTCTAACCACGATTATTCTACTTCCGAAGTTAGAACTATTACAATGACATTGCAACCTGAAAATATAATCATTGATTCTCAGGCAAAACCAGAAGCAATACCAGGTTGGATTTCCGAAGGCGTTCAAACTCTTGCCGAATCTAACAGGACCAACGCACCGAGGTAAGAACTATGGACATAGATGTAATCGTAGCACTATTGAAGCGCAGAGGCTTCACTGATACCAAAGCGAAGAAGTATGCTGGTTACATACTTTCGACATCTAAATCTATTGATATTCCTGTTTCAGAATTGGTTGATAACCTTTCAACATACTTTACATTTGCAGACCTTGGTGTTTCAGATAACATTCAGGCTCACTATAACGGTGTCGCCACGGGTGTAATGAAAAAACCAAAAAAGTCAATACTTGATAGAAACATTCTATTATGAGCAAATACACCCAAGGCAAATATACTGTAATCAATGAGAGTAAATATGCCGGGGTTGGAACTCCTACATACCGAAGTGGATGGGAGTTGACCTTTATGCAGTTTTGTGACAACAACCCAAACATAATTTCGTGGGCATCTGAACCCGTGTCAATAAATTATACTCATCCTCTTACGGGGAAGATGTCTACATACATTCCAGATTTCATAGTTGTTTATATGGACAAGAACAAAAAGAAACATGCAGAACTTATAGAAATCAAACCCGCCAACCAATCAGACCCTATGCTTGCAAGAACAAAAGGACAGCAAGCACAAACTGCAATCAATCTTGCAAAATGGGACGCTGCGGTAAAATGGGCGGCAAAACGAGGTATGAAGTTTAGAGTGATAAATGAAAATGATATATATATGAATACAAAGAAACCAAAACCAAGGAAAATAAAATGACCAAAAAATTGGAAGAAGTATTCAACTTGCCATCAGCCGATGATGAAGACGATGTAGTTGACATTGAAACCTCAACAAATATGATTGAAGCACTCACTGAAACTCTATCAGAAACCGATAAGATTGATGCGGCACTGCCAGTCGTAAGAGATTTGAATGAACATGACAGAGATATGGACGAGATTCACAAAAAGGCAATGAAAACATTTGATGAACTCGTTACTCTTGGCATGAATGTAGAAGTTCATGCTGGCGCAAAGATTATGGAAACCGCTGCTGTTATGTTGAAAACTGCCATGGAAGCCAAAGACAGTAAAGTTGACCGAAAGCTACGTATGATCAATCTACAGTTGCAAAAAGCAAGACTTGACCATGCCATAGAAAAAGAAGAAAACAAGGTCAAAGATTCAAATGAGATAGAATCAGAAGGGTCAGTTGTGATTGACCGTAATGAATTGATGCGCCGTATTGCATCTGCGAGTAAAAATCTCCAAGATGATAAATAAGAGTATATGCATTTGGAGACTAACCTATGAAAAAATTTGAGCAATTTCTGGCAGAGTCCGCTAAGGAATACAAGTTTACACTGCGTTTTGCGTGTAAGTTGGATGAACATGACGTTGACCGCATTGAAAGATTTTTGGGAAAATATGACCTACGAACAATGTCAAGTGTGTCGGTGACACCTATTTCAAAGAACCCACTTTTCTTCAAGGAAGTTGAAAACGTAGAAGTTTCAAAGATTGATATCACAACTGGATATCCAATTGCTGCCGATATTTTGAGACAGCAACTATCCGATTTGATACCTATGAATATCACTCACATTCTTATACACCCAGAGGGATGGTCTCCACAAGAAGAAATTGAAGTGAAAGAAGACAAGCCAGCGTTGCTTGATACTCCATACGATGATAAGTCGGATAATGGAGAGAACTATGGCCGTGAGTTTGTAACAAAATTCCTAAAATCTCTATCAAAAAGAAACACTGTTGAAGTCGTAAATGCATTGAGTGTAAAACCACCAAAAGACAAAGCACAACCACAAATGTCAACTGAAGAAGGCAGTAGTAAATCTGTTATTTCTGGGGAGAAGAAAAAATGAACGGCGATAAGCATTATAACCTAACCGTGACCGACGACAACGGCAAGTCACTAACCACAACCAATGTGAGCACAAAGCACCCAGATGAGATTGTTCGTCTAATGACACTTGCTGGATTGGCACAAGCACAAGCTACTCAACCACAGCCACAAGCAGAGCCAGAATCTGATTGCGGATGCGGCGGCACGGTAGAGATCGTAGATTCAGTTGAAGAAGCTGAGTATGAACCAACTGGTCCACAGGACTTGGACTTGGATGATTTCTCAAAGAAAACTGCCGACAGTATTTCACGTCAAAAGAAGTTTGTTCAGCCGTCACGTGGTGACAACCCACTTATGTATTCATCAGATGAAGATGATATCTATGAATCTCTACTTGCAGAGTTCAGTAAGCTAGAAGAAGCAAAGAACGCATATGCCGTTGGCATGGCTGCTGCCAAAAAAGAGGCTGGTGACGAACCACCACTCAAAAAGTCAACCATAAAAAAAGCACATAAGATTGCCAAGGCTGTTCAAAAGAACGAATCCGCTCAAAAAAAAAGTGAAAAAATAGACGAAGCCCGTAAGGTTAGTAAGATATCTCAAATTGTCAACGCTTACAATTCCAATGTAGAGCGTAAAAATTGGGTTGATTACAATCCTCCAGGCTTAGGAAGTTGGACTCGTGGAGATGGTTCACGATATCGTGACCCAGGAAAAATCGTTTCGTATTGGGGCGACTCTGAAACCAGAAATAATGTCAATTCGTTTATTGACTGGCTAAAGAACTACCCAAAAACAAAAAACATTGGCGGCGTCAAAGATTGGTACGGTTCTTCTAAACCAAGAGAAGCATATGTATTGAATGGCGTATTATTTACTGTTTCCGACAACGGAAGAGTCGAATATGGAAGCACCTCACGTCTTAGAAACACAGGTGTATGGTCCAAATCAAAACCAACGAATGAAGAATCACAACTGGATGAACTATCACCAGAGACTATGACTAATTACATTGACAAAGCATCTGATGCAAGAGGTCATAGAAATCTACCACTGAATAAAGTAGACAACCGTTATGCTGGGGTGGCACGTGCGTCAAACAAGTTGGATCGAGTTTCTCGTGGACTCAAAAAAGGTGATTTCGTAACCAACAACGGCAAGTTGTATCGTGTGTTTGGCTTTACTGGAAGTATGGTTGATGTTGGTGAATATCTTGGTCCAGACTCATACGGTGGGACAAAGCAATTTCATATCACAAAAGTTCAAAAAGCAGAAGCGCCAATGAATGAGGCTCCACTACTTGGTCCAAGAGATGCAATTCATCGTGCGGCTGGTGCTGAACAATCAGACCGTGAATATATTGAACAGCGTCAATTCAAAGATAAGTGGAAAAAAGAAAACCCAGGAAAAACATGGCCTGGGTATGATAAAGCTGGTTTCAAGTCAAGATACTACAAGACTGAATCAACTCAAAAAAAAACTCTGAAGTAAATGACGATGTTTTTGATGAGCCGTTTGACCCAGAAACCACTCGTCTACTAAGCAAAGTTAGAAATCATTACCCTCAAGCACCAAACGATTTGGCTGCTATTTTGAAGTTTGTCCAGCGTTCATCGATGCATGGCGAGGAAGAAGATACCACACAAGATAAGGAACTATCCGACCTATCGAAGCGTGTCGCAGATTTGGAAAAGAAAATCATTCTTCAACCAAGGGGAAAAACATGAAAATATTGTTTGCGTATTTTGGACAACCTAGATATGTAACGCAAACAATTGAAAATCACATTGTCGTTATGAAGCAAATGACTAATCATATTGTGTCTCCCGACCCAACAACAATCGATATTGGATTTTTTACTGCCCCAATAGAAGACGAACACATTGATGTCATTGATCGCTTGGTGAGTTCTCATGGATTTAGGTCATTTTATGATTTTGTGACAGACGAAGATAAACATAAAATTGCATACCAAATACATAAAAAATTGAAAATAGATTTTTTGTATCCTAGTAATGTTTTGATGTTATTTCATCAAATAATATCAATTCATAAAATAGCATCCATGCTACCCGCCGAATACGATGCAATTTATGTAATGAGAACTGACATATTATATCAAACTTATAAAAATAATATAGATTACTCGTTTTTGCAAAGATTCGTAGAGACTAATGCATTTGATAGTAGAATGTTCGTTACTAACATGAACTATGTTATATCTTCAAGAATGCCAATGGTGCATGTGAACGACAAAATGTTTTTAACCAATTCCCACTGTTTGAAAAAATTGTATTTAGATGACTTTCAAGAAAATGTTATTTCTTATATTGAGGACTCATATGCCATATGGAAAGAAGATATGATTCATCATATCAATGATTATCACCAGTCTTGTATAAGATTTGCGTCAAATTCATTTATGGCAAACAAACTAAAAGACAATGATGATTATTTCACAATTGAGCAATACATTATTGCACCACCAAGCACTATTGTGAGAAAAAAATACAATAATGCTACATACTTGAATGCAGGAGATTTAAATAAAATCATAGAAGAAACAACGGAATATGATAAAACACATCATAAAGTTTTCGACATAAACTATGAATGGTTCTCCGATTGATAAATACAAGAAACTAATCGGAGATTATGATGCGTGACATAATAAACAAAATAGAAGAAGCCCTAAAGCCAAGTCAATACCGAGCCATCGTAAAAGGTTGGGATAAAGAACGATATGCAGACATCTTCAAAGATGATAATTTTGAGCATGATAGAAATGGCTATCGCGTTTTTATTCCTATCGGTAAGCCATCAAGAAACGTTCAATCTGTAATGGCACCCCCAGAGATTCAAAAAGTTTTGGCTGACGCTGGTTTTGAAATTCAAGATTATGTCAAAGGTATTGTATACAACAAAGAAAAAAAGCAAAGTATCAAACTTGGAAAAGTTCTGACTAAACTAAAAAGAGATGATTTGCTGCAACAGTTCAACAACGACAGCCGCCGTGAAGGAACCAAAAGCCAATACATTGTTGTAATTTCTCGTCACCCTTATGATATTGCTGGTATGTCAACCGACCGTGGATGGACAAGTTGTATGAACCTAAAGAATGGTATCAATCGTCATTATGTTCCACTTGATGTAAAACATGGTTCGTTGGTTGCTTATGTCACTACTTCCGACGATAAAAATCTGAACAACCCCACTGGGCGTGTCCTACTCAAACCGTTTTATGACACATATAGTTCAGACGAAAAAGTATACTTTGGCATTGAAGACCGAGTATATGGAACAAACGTCCCTGGGTTTGTGGATGCGGTAAACAATTGGGTCAAGATGGTAAACACAAAATACCAAGGTCTTGAAGGTATTGCTATCGTTGAACTTCATCGTGACCTATATGTAGACAGTAGTCGCCGTAAAGTTATGTCTGGGGATGGAAATGGCGCAGAAGGTCTGGTTGATTATCTGAAAAAGAACCCAAAACAGTTGGGTAATATTATTTCTGATCTTGACTTTCCAAGTATATATGAAGTTAGAACCGAAGAAAAGGAAGTTGTTCTTGAAACATGGAGAGACATGTCTCGCTTTGCCAGAGATGTTGGTTTTGATATGTTAGAAAAGTTTGCGGATATTCAAGAAAGCATAAAGGACGGTGACTTTTCTGATCGTTTTGTTGACAAGGAAGCCGCCGCTGAAAACTTCAAGCCATCTATTGACGATTACGAAGAAGTTCTAAGATACTTGACTGAAAAAGATTTGCAAAAAATCGCAAGAGACTTAGGGATTGACGGTGATGTAAACGAATATAGAACACTCAAAGCAATGGCAGAAGATATGCCAAAAAGTAAATATGATGAGGATATGCGTAAAGCCATGATTGAAGCAAGCGTGTTGGCCACTGCACCTTCAGACGAAGATATGAAGGCTATGAAAGATATTCTATTCAGCGCATTGTATGGTGGGTTTCCATCTGCAAATCTATGGTTTGCCGAAGATGACAATGGAGAAGTTCTTGCTAAAATGAGACTTCGTGATTTCATTGATGGTATCGTTTCTGTTATGGACGAAGATGGAGATGACTATAACGATGACAAATACTTCTTTGAGAAAGCTAAAGGGTCATACGGTGGATGGTTCAGTGATTTTGACACATACAACGTTGACGAATATCTAAAGTATAATTTGAGCGATGAAGAAAAAGAAGTATGGGATCGTATGTCACCTCTGTTGGAAGATGACTATAAACCAGATAGCGAAACATCGTTTGACGAAAAAACTGCGGCAAACATATTCACACGACAGATGATTTACAATGAATCATTGCAGCAAATTCTCAAATTGTCAAGTATAATCAAGGGATAATATGGCCGACCTTACGAAAAAAGCATACGAAAAAACTGAATTTACAAATAATGAGTTGTTGGAGTTCAGTAAATGTATGGATGACCCGCATTACTTTTTGAACAACTATTTTTATATTCAGCATCCAACAAAAGGAAGTTTGATATATTCTGCATATGATTATCAGGTTGAACTCGTAAATTCATACCACAACTATCGTTATTCTATATCAATGTTGGGCAGACAGATGGGCAAGTCAACCACTGCCGCTGGATATTTGTTGTGGTATGCAATGTTCAAGCCTGACCAAACCATTCTCATTGCTGCACACAAAGGTTCTGGTGCGTTAGAAATCATGCACCGTATTCGTTATGCTTACGAATTATGTCCAGATTTCATTCGCCCAGGAGTTGTGTCATACAACAAGGGTTCTATTGAATTTGACAATGGTTCTCGTATCATTGCACAAGCTACCACAGAAAACACTGGCCGTGGTTTGGCTATTTCTCTACTATATTGCGACGAATTTGCATTCGTTAGACCATCTATTGCAACAGAGTTCTGGACTTCTATCTCTCCTACTCTTGCCACTGGCGGTAAAGCTATCATCACCTCTACTCCAAACTTAGACGATGACCAATTTGCACATATATGGCAAGGGGCAAACAAAAGAGTCGACGAGTATGGAAACGAAACCGAAATTGGCGTGAATGGATTCCGACCATATCTATCAACATGGGATAAGCATCCCGACAGAGACGAACAATGGGCGAAAGAAGAACAAGGTCGTGTCGGTGAAGAGCGTTTTAGACGCGAACACCGATGCGAATTTATTTCCGCAGAAGAAACCCTCATTTCAAGTTTGAAATTGGCTACATTACAAGGTGCTGAACCACTTAGAAAAACAGGCCAAATTCGTTGGTACGATAGTATCAAGAAGGATGTATCATATGTGGTCGGACTAGACCCAAGTATGGGAACTGGGGGAGACTTTGCTGCGATTGAAGTTTGGAGTCTGCCAGAGATGCGTCAAGTTGCCGAATGGCAACATAACAAAACTGATGTAAGAGGTCAAGTCCGAATACTTCATGAAATTCTAAAAGAGATTTATTCTACTCAAAAAGAACTTGGTGCTAAACAACCAGAGATTTATTGGAGCGTTGAGAATAATAGTCTTGGTGAAGCTGCCATTATCGTTATAGAAGAAATGGGCGAAGAACTATTTCCTGGTGAGTTTTTACATGAACCAAAGAAGGCTGGCGCAAAACGGGCAGTAAGAAAAGGATTTACCACAACTCATCGCTCAAAGATTACATCATGTATGAAGTTGAAGGCATGGGTTGAATCGGATAAGATGCATCCAAAGAGTAAAAACTTGATACGAGAGTTCAAAACGTTTATCGCAAGTGGCAAAAGCTATGAAGCCAAACTTGGCGAAAACGATGACTTGGTAAGTGCGACCATGCTGTGCGTAAGACAAGTTCAGGTCATATCTCGTTTTGATGAAAAGTATGAAAACTTATTAGGCGAAACACTTGACGATGACAGCTATGAACTTGACCCGCTGCCAGTAGTATTCTAAAGATAAATACTATCATACAATAAGGAACACATACTATGGCTGTAAATATGAATGTAATCGCAGAGAAGATAATGAAGTTTATTCGTGGGAATGGACTTCAAGTTCAAATGTTTGATGATAAAAACGGAAAGAGTGTCGCGGACCCAACTACTGCACGTTATTTCTATGTTGAAGACCCAAACATTATGGTTTTTCTTGATGACAGCACTGGCGAAATAAAGTTTCATATGGGTGAAAACGTATCACTTGAAGACCCAACCGTATCCAAAATATCAAAAAACATGAAATTGTTGGCAAGACGAAACATTCTTGACTTTGATATTAGAACTTTTGGAAAGCGTATTGAACCTCGTCATTATGGCTATAAAATAGAACAAAATAAGGAGCAGAATGTGGACGATGTATTTGAAAGTATTAGCCCATTAGAGGGTTCCAGCCGAACAAGTAGACAGACATTAGAAAATGCAAAAATAATCGTAAGACACCGTGCGCCAGTCAATGAAGAACAGCGTGGGTCTCGTTCACGTAATATTTCTGCAATCTTCATCGAAAACAATGCGGGTGAACGTTTCAAATATCCATTCAAGCATTTGTCTGGTGCTCGCGCTATGGCTCGCCACGTTTCATCTGGCGGAAACCCTATGGATACCACTGGTTCAGCTATTGTTGAAATGAGTGAAAACCTATACAAACTAAAAGAGTTTATGGGCATTGTTTCTAAGCAAGGTCTAATCAACGAAGCAAACCGTGATGTGGTTTTCAACGTAAAGAAAAAGATTGGTCAAATCAAAGAAACCATTTCTAAACTGTCAACCTCCCGTGGATACACTTCGTTTGTTGAATCTCTGGCGTTGAATGAAACCGAACAGCAAGAAGAAATAACAGAAGACGTAATCAACTCATACATTTCAAAGTTCACCAAATCAACATTTGAAGAATCTTTGAAAGACATTCTGCCACTTGTTCATCGTGTGAACGAAGAAGAATATCGCTCCAACCGTGATGGTCAGGTGCAGAACATCATGCAGATCATTTCTGCTAAAGATGAGAATGGTGAGAAGCTAAACAAAATTTCATTCTCTGCGGGTGGGTCATACGACTTTGACAAAATCAAACAGCAGTATAAAGACACTCCACAATCTCAATACGCAAAGATGGCTTCTACCTTCCAAGATTTGGCATCACGTGTCGATGTTGATACAACGGAAGACCATCGCCGTAAGAACAAAGGACACGACCGTGCTGCGGTTATTTCTCTATTCTTGAATGATATGTCAGAAAAGTTAGAAACAAACCCAAAATCAATCACCAAACCAGAAATGCAACTTGCTACCTATTTCTTGAAACTATCCAAGATTGACAAGCCAGCCGAAGTAGCAGAATCACTTGACAAGAAGTTTGACAAGATGCTAAAAGAGTCATTGTCAAAGTATTCGGTCTTTGAAGAATTTGGTATTGATGAAGCAGAACAGATCGATGAGATTTCGGACGATATGAAGAATCGTTATTTAGATGCCGCAAAGGATGACGTAAAAAAACGTCAGGCTGGTGTGACAGACGCAAATAGAATCAAGAACGCTTCACGTAGAAACTTCCATAGTCATTCGTTATGGATGGATGTTGCTAACAAGCGCAAGGAAAAGATGGATTCTCGCAAGGCTATCATGAAATCTACCAAAGATTCAATGAAAACTTCAAAGAAAAAAGCAACCAACGAAGCAGAAGGTGATGACACATCTTCCGACCTACAAGTATGGGAAGTCACTATTTGGAACAACTATTACCGTAATAAGTATGCGGATTGGTCTCCACGTCCATATCCAGTATTGGCAACTTCTGCGGAAGAAGCAAAACAGGTTGTTCTTCAACATGCCGACGAAATATTGAAAGACTTGTTGAGTAAGAAACTTCACAATGGAAAGCGTGTTCTGCCACCAAGAAGTGCTCTACCTATCACAGATAAGTTGATTGGCAGAGTAGAAGATGGCACTGTAAAAGGAAGACGTTCTACTTGGAAACCATTGAAATACATTTCGCCAAATGGTTGGATGGAAGTAACCCTAAAGGATGGTCATATTGTTGACGCCGAACAGGGTGACAAACATCCTCTTGGCGAACACACAGACTATCAATCATATGTAAGTGACCTTCGTAAAGAAGGATACTCAATCTATGTTTCAAAAATTGCTGGTGGCGAAGGTGGCCTTCGTTTTGAGGTAGAAACCCCAGATGGCAAAGAGTTTGAGGTCATTGAAACACAAACTGGTGAATATGGGTTGTATCGCAACGGAGCAACACTATCTGGCGAACCAGATGAATTGTTCCTATCACTAGCAGACGCCGTTCATTCAATGGAGTAAATGGCCCTCTTGGACGAATGAAAATGAGGTGGCTTCGGTCGCCTCATTTTTTTGTTCAAAATCAAGCATTTAGGGCTTGACTTTTGTTCAAAAGATAAGTAATATGGACACATGTTGTTATGAGATGTGTTGAGAAAACCTAATATCTAACTAACATAAAATCTAATATCTAGCTAATATCTAACTAACAGGAGAAATATATTATGGCTACACTAGCAGAAATCCGTGCGAAACTTTTGGCACAAGACAAAAAAGCAGAAAATAACGCAAACCAATCACAAGGTTCAAACGCTCTATATCCATTTTGGAATATGGAAGTTGACAGCACTGCGGTTGTGCGTTTCCTCCCCGATGCAGACGCGACCAACGACTTTTTCTGGCGTGAGCGTCAAATCATCAAGCTACCATTTTCTGGAATCAAAGGCATTGCTGAAAGCAAGCCAATCACGATTCAAGTTCCTTGTGTTGAAATGTGGGGCGACCAATGCCCTATTCACGCGGAAATTCGTCCTTGGTATAAAGACCCATCAATGGAAAAACTGGCAAGTCAGTATTGGAAGAAGCGTTCATACATTTTCCAAGGCTTTGTTGTCACCAATCCTATTGATGAAAAGGATGCACCAGAAAACCCAATCCGCCGTTTCATCATTTCCCCACAGATTTTCAAAATTCTGAAGGGCGCACTGATGGACCCAGATATGGAAACAGTCCCAACTGATTACGATGCTGGCACTGACTTCCGTCTGATCAAAACCCAAAATGGTCAGTATGCGGACTATGGAACCTCAAACTGGGCGCGTAAGGAACGTTCACTGAACGAACTAGAACGTGCAGCAATTGAGCAATACGGTCTAAGCGATCTAAATGACTTCATGCCAAAGAAGCCAAATGCAGAAGAACTTTCCGCCATGGTGGAAATGTTTGAAGCATCAGTTGATGGTGAACTTTATGATCCAGAACGTTGGGCGAACTTCTATCGTCCATACGGCATTGATCTTGGTGAGTTCAATCCAAAATCTACCAGCAATAGTGCTGGCTCTAATGGTCAGGCGGCTGCACCTTCTAAGAAGGCATCAGCACCAGCACCAGTGGATGACGACATCCCTTTTGATTCAAATGAAGAAGCCGAGGTAAAACAAAAAGCTGCTTCCGTTTCTTCACCAGCGAAGCCAAAACAGGATGCATCTGATATCCTTGCAATGATCCGTCAGCGCAAGGCAGACTAAGACAACTGTATCTGAACTTGGAGCGGCAAGCCAACACTACGGCACATATTGCCGCTCCTTTCTTTATTTGAAAGGACCATCATGGTAAAAGCATTTGACGTATCTAAATTTAGAAAAAGCATCACAAAATCAGTCCCAGGAATGAGCGTTGGTTTTCGTGACCCAGATACATGGATTTCTACAGGAAACTACTGTCTGAACAAACTAATTTCTGGTGATTTTTACAAGGGTATTCCTCTTGGAAAAGTCACCGTGCTTGCTGGCGAATCTGGCGCTGGCAAGTCATATATCGCATCGGGCAACATTGTAAAAAATGCTCAAGACCAAGGTATTTTCGTAGTTCTTATTGACAGCGAAAACGCACTTGACGAATCTTGGCTACATGCGTTGGGTGTAAGCACCGAACCAGAAAAACTACTAAAACTAAACGTAGCAATGATTGACGATGTGGCTAAAATCATTTCTGACTTTATGAAAGATTACAAAGCTGAATACGCAGACAAACCAGACGAAGAACGCCCAAAGGTATTGTTTGTTATTGACTCTCTTGGTATGCTTCTAACTCCAACTGACGTTGACCAGTTCAACAAGGGGGATATGAAGGGCGACATGGGTCGTAAGCCAAAGGCGTTGGCAGCATTGGTCCGAAACTCAGTGAACATGTTTGGTGAATATAACATTGGTATGATTGCAACAAACCATACCTATGCATCACAAGATATGTTCGATCCAGACGACAAAATCTCTGGCGGTCAAGGGTTCATCTATGCATCTTCTATCGTTATCGCCATGCGCAAGCTAAAGCTAAAAGAAGACGAAGATGGCAACAAGATTTCCGAGGTTCGTGGCATTCGTTCATCATGTAAGGTCATGAAAACCCGATATGCTAAACCATTTGAAGGTGTGCAAGTAAAGATTCCATATGACACTGGTATGTCTCCATACTCTGGACTGTTGGATTTCTTTGAAGCAAAAGGTCTTCTAAAGAAAGTTGGTAACAAACTAGCATATACTTCAAATTCAACGGGCGAAGTAATTTCAGAGTTCCGTAAGAACTGGACTGACGAAAAACTTGACATAATCATGAAAGAATGGAATAACAAGAACATTGACGCAGAAGAAAATGAACTTGAGCCTCCAACCGAAGACCCACAACAAGACTAAGGAGTAAATAAAATGGCATCTATTGGTCCAATTGATGTTGCAGATATCTGGGCAACACTTTCATCATACATTCCAGCGAAAGAACGTCTTACCGCTGCGGAAGCATTAGTTCGTCTTTGTGATGAATTAGGCTTTACAGAGGAAGAGTTCTATGATATGATTGATGATAATAAAGTTTTGGAAACTGCCCATACACGGCATTTCGCAGAAGCAGAAGATGAGGAAGAAGATTGGGACGAATGAATTGGTTCAGTGAAGTGGCAAAGGACTGGTCTAAAATACCAGATTGCTTAGAACACTTTGAGAAGGAACTTATTGAAGCCCGAAAAGAAGTCAAAATCTTCGGTAACGTAGAAAAAAACGCAACGCAACTACCAGCATATGTTGAAATTAGGTTCGCACAGCTACAAGAGATTGAAGCCATTTTGGAACATATCAACATACAACTACGAAAGAAACGTAGTGAGTATTTTAGAAAATATCTAGAAAACTACAATAAAGTTTTGAGTAGTAGGGATGCAGAAAAGTATGCTGATGGCGAAGACGAGGTAGTCGCCATCAGCGAAGTTGCAAACCAAATTGCATACGTTAGAAATCAATATCTAGGTATAACCAAATCTTTCGAAATTAAACATTATCAACTTACCAACATCGTCAAATTGCGAGTCGCTGGTATGGAAGATGCCGAAATAAACAACAGATATTAAAATCTCAAAATTGAGTCTAAATATCTTACTGTTTTTTCGGAGTAAAGGAACATGATGAGCAATATATTAATAACAAAAAGAGACGGACGTAAAGAACCTATTGATCTTGAAAAGATGCACCGAGTTGTATTCGCCGCTTGCGAAGGCATCAATGGCGTATCACCAAGTGAAGTAGAAATCAAATCACACATTCAATTCTTTAATGGAATTTCAAGTTCTGAAATTCAAGAAACACTAATCAAGTCTGCCGCAGACTTGATTACAGAAGACACCCCAAATTATCAATGGGTGGCAGGAAACCTAATCAACTATCACATTCGCAAAGAAGTGTATGGCGATTTTACTCCTTGGCATATCCTAGACATTGTAAAACGAAACGTAGAAAAAGGCTTCTATGATCCAGCATTGCTTACTTCCTACACAGAAGAAGAATGGGAAAAAATCAACGGCTTCATCAAGCATGACCGTGACTTTACCATTTCATATGTCGGAATGGAACAGTTTCGTGGCAAATATCTAGTCCAAAACCGAGTCACCAAACAACTATTTGAAACCCCACAGGTCGCATACATTCTTATCGCTGCAACTCTGTTCAGCGAATATGAACAGAGTGAGCGTCTAAAGTGGGTAAAAGATTACTACGACTCAATCAGTCTATTTGAAATTTCTCTTCCAACCCCAATCATGGCGGGGGTCAGAACTCCACAGCGTCAATTCAGTTCTTGTGTTGTTATTGAAACGGATGACTCTTTGGATTCAATCAATGCCACATCCAGTGCAGTGGTGAAGTATGTTTCACAAAAGGCTGGCATTGGTATTGGCGCTGGTAGTATTCGTGCAATCAACTCTCCAATTCGCAATGGCGATGCATCACATACTGGTGTCATTCCATTCTATAAACTATTTCAAGCTGCGGTCAAATCTTGCTCACAAGGTGGGGTAAGAGGCGGTGCTGCAACACTACACTATCCAATTTGGCATTTGGAAGTTGAAGACCTATTAGTTCTCAAGAACAACAAAGGAACCGAAGAAAACCGAGTTCGTCACCTTGACTACAGTGTTCAGTTCAACAAGTTGATGTATGAGCGCCTATTGACTGGAGGAAATATTACTTTATTCTCTCCGAGTGATGTTCCTGGGTTGTATGAAGCGTTCTTTGCTGACCAAGATAAGTTCAAAGAACTATATGAAAAGGCAGAGCGTTCAAACAAGATACGTAAGAAAGTAGTTCCAGCAATTGAACTGTTTTCTTCGTTTATGAACGAACGTAAAAATACTGGTCGCATCTATCTACAAAACGTAGACCATGTAAACTCTCATGGTTCATTCTTGCCAGAAGTTGCACCAATTCGTCAAAGTAACCTTTGCCAAGAGATTGACCTACCAACAAAGCCATTGACGGACTTCAATGATCCAAATGGTGAAATTTCACTTTGCACATTGTCTGCGGTAAATTGGGGCGTAATCAAAACTCTTTCCGATTTTGAACGTATTTGTCGTTTGGCGGTTCGCGGCATTGACGCATTGCTATCTTACCAGAATTATCCAGTCCTTGCGGCACAGCTTTCTACTATGAAGCGCCGCCCAATTGGTGTTGGTATTATCAACTTTGCATATTGGATGGCGAAGAATGATATGACTTACAGCAACCCAAACTTGGAAATGGTTGACGAGTGGGCAGAAGCATGGTCATACTATCTAATCAAGGCGTCTGTTGAACTGGCAAAAGAACAAGGACCATGTGAAGGCACCAACGAAACTCGCTACGGTCTTGGTATCGTTCCAATGGATACCCGCAAGATAGAGGTTGACGAACTTGTTCCATATCAAGAGCGTATGGATTGGGTATCACTCCGCGAAGATTTGAAAACTTACGGTATTCGCAATTCAACCCTTATGGCACTTATGCCAGCAGAAACATCGGCACAAATTTCAAACTCAACGAATGGAATTGAGCCGCCACGTTCACTTGTTTCTGTAAAGCAGTCAAAGCATGGGGTATTGAAGCAAGTTGTTCCAGGTATTCATAAACTAAAGAATAAGTATGAACTTCTATGGGATCAGAAATCACCAGAAGGTTATTTGAAGATTTGTGCAGTTTTGCAGAAATATATTGACCAAGGTATTTCCGTAAACACATCATACAACCCCGTTTACTTTGAAGATGAAAAAATACCAATGTCGGTGATGCTACAGCATCTACTCATGTTCTATAAGTATGGCGGAAAGCAGCTATACTACTTCAATACTTACGATGGCCAAGGCGAAGTTGACGTAGGAAAACTAATGCAAGAAGAGCAATTGTCTGATATAGAGGCAGAAGATTGCGATAGTTGTGTAATTTAAAATAAAAAGAGAGAGAGAAAAAATGTCAGTATTTGACTCGAAAAACAAAGCCGACCACACCAAAACACTTGCGTTTATGGACCCAAGTGGTGGGGTTACTATTCAGCGTTACGATATGCTGAAATACAAACAGTTTGACAAACTCACTGATAAGCAGCTTGGTTTCTTCTGGCGTCCAGAAGAAATTGACGTAATCAAAGATGCAAACGATTTCAAGCAACTCACCGACCACGAGAAGCACATCTTTACGTCCAACCTAAAGCGTCAGATTTTGCTTGACTCTGTTCAGGGACGTGCTCCAGTTGAAGCATTTGGTCCACTTGTTTCCATTCCAGAATTGGAAGCATGGATTCAAACTTGGACCTTCTCCGAAACTATTCACTCACGTTCATATACTCATATCATTCGTAATATCTATGCAGACCCATCAAAGGTGTTTGATGAAATGATGGACATTCAGGAAATCATGGATTGCGCAGATGATATTTCTCGTAACTATGATGAGTTGATTGAACAATCTGCATATTTCAATCTATTGGGTGCTGGAACACATACCGTAAACGGCAAAGAAATTGTGATTGATCCATATGAGATTAAAAAATCTCTTTACAAAACACTTATGAGTGTAAACATTTTGGAAGGTGTTCGCTTCTATGTTTCATTCGCTTGTTCTTGGGCATTTGCAGAACTCAAGAAGATGGAAGGCAATGCAAAGATCATCAAGCTAATTGCTCGTGATGAAAACCTACACCTTGCATCAACTCAGACTCTACTAAAACTTCTACCAAAGGACGATCCAGATTACATCAAGATCGCACAAGAAGTTGAAGAAGAATGCATTCATATGTTTGTCGATGCGGTTGAACAAGAAAAGAAGTGGGCAGAATACCTATTTAAAGATGGTTCAATGATCGGTCTAAACGTCAAGCTATTGAACGACTACATTGAGTGGATCGCATGTAAGCGTATGCAAGCGGTAAACCTAAAATGCCCATACACTGTTTCTCAGTCAAACCCACTACCTTGGACACAAAAGTGGATTGCGGGGGCAGAAGTTCAGGTTGCACCACAAGAAGTTGAACTAAGTTCTTACACTATCGGTGCAGTAAAGCAAGACGTAGATAAAAATACCTTCAGCGGTTTCTCCTTGTAATTATGTAAAAACTGAAGGTAGATTGGAATCTGGACTGCGAAAGTGGTCCAGATTTTTTCATAAATAAAATCACTTAGTATAACTTAGAAGGATTTCTAATGGGAAAAAGAAGTGATTTCCGTGATTATTACCCGATTGTCCGAGATTTATACTAAATAGACATGTAAGGAGATTTATATGTTTATTGATAATAAATATACTAAGTGGTATTTTAAATTAATTGAGAATGCCAAGAACAGAAATAATGTAGAAATATATATGGAAAAACACCACATAATTCCAAAGAGCCTTGGCGGAACTGATTATGAAAATATAGTGTTGCTTACCGCCAAAGAGCACTTTGTTGCTCATCATCTATTGACCAAAATGGTAGAAAACAAAAATGATAAAGGAAAAATGTGGTCTGCTTTTTTCCTTATGCATGTAGGACACGATGGTAAACGCCCAATGTTTTCAAGAACATACGAAATATCAAGAATACAAATGGCAACCCATAAGAAAGAAATAAATCTTGGAGCGAATAATCCATACTATGGAAAAAATCATACTACTGATGTAAGATCAAAGATGAGTAAAAATTGGAATAAATCTGCAAAACGAAATCACGATACTAAGATTTATACGTTTGTTCATGATAAATATGGAATAGAAATATGTTCGAGAAATGAACTATGCCTCAAATACGGATTAAATCATAAACGTATTTGGACAATAATAAACAAAACGCAAAAGACTGCGAACGGATGGAGTGTATTATGGGAAAACGATCAGATTTTGTAAGAAACGAAAGGGATTATTATCAAACTCCATTGAAAGCGATAGAACCTTTGGTTACGCATTTACCAGACACATTCACCTTTGCGGAACCTTGTGCTGGAGATGGAAGGCTAATTCAACATATTGCAAAACTAACAAACAATGGCGGCGTTGCTACTTTTATGTGTGACGTTGATCCGCAGGAAGATTGGATTATGGTTGGCGATGCATTAGAGGCAGTCATACCAGAAACCGTTGATTATATCATAACAAATCCACCTTGGGATAGAAAGTTGCTTCATCCACTAATTGAACGATTTGCGATGATAAAACCAACTTGGCTATTGTTTGATGCTGACTGGATGCATACGATGCAGAGCATTCCATATATGCCCTGGTGCGAAAAGATTGTTTCTGTTGGTCGCGTCAAGTGGATAGAAGGATCGACATCAGTCGGTAAGGATAATGCGGCATGGTATCTGTTTGATGCTAACCATATTGGAGAAACTGCATTTTATGGCAGAACATAAAAAGACCCTTCGGGGTCTTTTTTTATTGACACGATAAGAAAAATGTTGTATTTTTGTTTGTATTGTAAATAGGAGATAGCATGGGAAAAAATAATATGGAACACCCCGCATTCGTGTACCTTTGGCAAGACGCCAGAACAAAACCTTACATGTATTACCTTGGCTATCACAAAGGTCATCCAGATGATGACTATACGCATTCCTCTACGGTGTTTGAATCTTTTACAAAAAACGCCATTCCGAGGGGAGTGACCAGAAGAATAATTGCCACTGGGTCAAATGACGATATGATTGCGTTGGAAACAAAACTTCTAAAAAATCGTAAAGAAAAACGATGGCAACAGTATTATAATATGAACGCTAACGAATACCCATATATGTGGGACGATCCAGAATATCGTTTAATGCAATCTGAGCAGATGTCTGAACAAATGAAGAAGCGATGGGAAGACCCAGAATACCGAGCACAGAAATCTGAAAGGTCGAAACAGCAATTGAAGAAGTTATGGGAAGACCCAGAGTATCGTGCACGGCAATCCGAAAAGTCAAAGAAGCAATGGAGCGACCCGGATTTTCGTGCAAAGCAATCGGTATCGGTAAAGAAGTTATGGAAAGACCCAGAGTATCGTGAAATGAAATCCGATTTAACAAAGAAGCAATGGGAAAACCCACAATACCGAGCACAGCAATCCGAAAAGTTTAGACAGCAAGTCAAAAAGAAATGGGAAGACCCACAATACCGAGCACAGCAATCCGAAAGGTCAAAAAATCAATTTAAGAAGCTATGGGAAGACCCACAATACCGAGCACAGCAATCCGAAAGGTCAAAAAATCAGTGGAAAGACCCAGAATACCGAGCACAACAATCCGAAAAGTGTAGACAGCAATGGAAAGACCCAGAGTATCGTGCAAAGCAATCCGAAAAGTCTAGACAGAAAGCCAAGAAGCGATGGGAAGACCCAGAATACCGAGCACTGCAATCCGAAAGGTCAAAAAATCAATTTAAGAAGCTATGGGAAGACCCAGAGTATCGTGCACGGCAATCCGAAAAGCATACTTGCACCGTATGTGGCCATGTTAGTAATAAGTCGAGTATTGCGCGATGGCATAATGATAACTGTAGGTATAAAACATAAAAAGACCCTTCGGGGTCTTTTTTGTTGACAAGAGAAACGAATCGTTATATAGTCATTCTGTAATCAAGAGGATGATGAACATGACGACTTGGACCTATCTCCTGAAAGCTGAACGTGGCGCAGTCAATAGCGGCAAAGACATTACTTACTTCGTCACCAAGGTTGAAGTTCATCCTCACACCCACCCGCTATACATTCAGCGTTGCATCAAAGAACAAGCCGAAAGTCTTGGACTCGGTGTGAAAGATGGTTTTTATGAAACTATGGTTTCTGCTTGGAGTGAAGATTTTGACACGATTATCGCTGAACGAGAAAAAATGATGGCTCATTATGAGTCTCGCAAAAAAGAGTTTCCGATGTATTACTACCCTATTGTTGAAGCTCTGAAACAAATCAAAGAAGCAAAACGTATTGTAGAAGAAGGATTGATTGTAAATGCCGAAGTTCTCTGAAAATGTGATTCACACCGCCATCAACTTCATTCGGTCCATTGAGTCCGAATTGGGAAGTTTGGGACAAGACAAAGTTTTTGCGATGCTGGACGCATTCGATCCAGAACTTCGCGATGACATTTTGATGACACTTTTCATTGAGGATGACAATCTTCCAGTGAACGTGTATGTTCGGAAAAATCCAAACTTCACGGGGCAGTATCAGAAAATCAACGCAATCAAAGAGATTCGCGCAGCAAGTGGCTATGGCCTGAAGCAAGCAAAGGACGTGACCGATGCCGCCGACCTGTCGCAGATTGCATTGGTTGAAGTTGTTGGATACGAAAAGAAGCGAAGCCTCATCAACGGATTGATTGGAACTGGATACGAGGTAGTCTAATATGGGATATTCGCCAGCAGTTCCAAGTTATGTGGAGTTCATCCAAGACTTCTTTTACGCCAAGATCAAGCATAAAAAATACACAACAAAAGAAGTCTTTTGTCTGAATCCATTTCATAGGTGTCCGATTACTGGAAATCGTCAGTTTTGGAAGAAGTCACTCCGTATTCGCATCGTGGGTGAAAAAACCACATTTATGTGCGAACAGCATCAGTTTGAGCAATATCTATTTTTGACTGATTTTGACAGTCCCCTTGGAAATAGATATGCTGCATACAAAAAAATATCCTATTGACATTCCAACCGAATCACTATATACATAGTCTGTAGTCAGCAAGGAGAGAGACATGACCGACACTGAACTTTTCGCCAAGATTGATGCCTTCCGTGCGGTTCAAGATCGTGAAGGTTTCTCCACTGTTTGGAGCATTCACGAAGTTACTGACATTGAAGACAAGGTTCCGTTGAAAAACCAAGTCGGTCGCAAGGTTGTTTTCAACTATTGGGATAAAAACTTCAACGATAAAAAGGTTGAAACCACCATCAAAGGTGAAACTTGGCTTGATATGTGGCGGGCCGCAAACGAACTTGTAGTGACCAGCGGCGACTTTCATATCTTTGTTGAAAACTTTGTTATGCAAGAGGACGGTTCGTTTGAACTGATTTGCGGTAGCTAATGACAACCAATCTCCCATTTGAAGTAAAACGCCTTGACGGGCGTTTTACTCACTTCTATAAGTATCATTTTCGATATTATCTTCATTTTGAACACTACGAAAAAAAAGTAGTAGACACGATTGAAAGCTATTTGAAATCCACATACGGTAACTCTTGGCCAGGAACGTCTTCTTGGTCTGGAAATATAAAAAGACAGGCTGGATGGGATGCACAGTTTCCCAACAAAAAGTCTACTGCATATCGCATTTATTTGCGTGACGAAGACATGTTGAACTATGTTATGATGATTTTGTAGTTGACAAACATCTCGAATCACTATATACATAAACAGTAGTCAGAAAGAGAGAGGAAATCAAATGGCCTATATGTCTCAAGAAATGAAAAAAGAACTCGCTCCCGCTATCAAAGCTGTGCTGAAAAAGTATGGCGTGAAAGGCAGCATTTCGGTTGACCATCACTCGTCTCTGGTTGTGACCCTCAAAGAAGGTGTCCTTGACTTCATCGGTCAAGCCAATACCGACAACAAGGAAGTTGCTGAACGGCGCGGTGAGCGGTTCTACGAAGTCAAAGGCAACTATCAAGCGAATCCTTACTACGCGCATGAAAGCGGAAACAAGAAGATTGGTTCTTTCTTCAAAGAACTGGTCGCCGCTATGAATGGCAAGGGTTCTAAAGTTGCCAATCACGACAACTCCGATATTATGACCGACTACTTTGACGTTGGGTGGTATGTCAACATCAATGTTGGTAAATGGGACAAGCCCTACGTTCTGGTAAAATGATGCAACCTAAACGACTTCAATGGTCCGAATCTGGCGATGGAAAAACGATTGCTGCTCCATCGCCTTGTATCGCAGACAACTATCTTGTCATCGTTGAACGGGATGGTATGTATCATATGAACTGGACATATGGGCCAGTAAACACCCTTTATACTGCTAAAGCACTTGGCAGATACTTTCATGAACGTGGTCTTGCTGACCTTTACTCACAATGGCTTGAATAAGGAAACAAAATGAAATATGCTATTCTTCTGTCTGTTCTTGCTCTTTCTGCCTGTTCTGCAATGATAACGCCTGAACAGATTGAAATTCGAAACGAGCAAGATCGTCTCAATCATGAACGATACTTGCAATCGTTGTATGACCCCGAATACCTCGCTGACTGTGAATATTATGAAATGGAATGCGAATGATTCCAAACACTTGGAAATATGGGGCGCTGGAAAACCGCATTCATGCGATTGATATTGCTATCAGAAATCTTTCGCATACCAAATCGCCATTGGGACGCTGGCCATCAGTGGAACAATTGCAAAAGCTAAAATCAGAACTTCAACAAGTTCAAGATTGTATCAACGAAGCAAAAGGATAATATTATGGGAACTCGTAGCCGTATCGCAAAAGTAAACGAAGATGGAACTGTAAAGTCTATCTATTGCCATTGGGATGGGTATCCGTCCAATAACGGCGTTCTTCTGTTTGACAACTACCAAGACCCTGACAAGATTGATGCTCTTTTGGCATTGGGTGATATCAGTTCTCTTGATGCCGAGATTGGAGAGAAGCATGATTTTGACAATGCACCAAAAGGTGTGGTAAACGCTTACGGTCGTGACCGTGGTGAAACCGATATCGAAGCACGTGTTGACGCTGACCTTCTTGATTTTGTTTCTAAAATCGGAGAGTCTTGGGAAGAATATTCTTATGTTTACACGCTTGATGGTGAATGGGTTTGCTATGAAGGGACGAAAGGTCCGATTCCTCTGGATGAAGCCATCAAAAAAGACTCATAAATGTTCTTGACATTTCAAAGAATCACTGTTATATCAAGAACATAAGGAGAAAAAAAGATGGACATGGAAACTGCAATCGCCATTCTTGGCATCAACAGAACTCGCGACAATGATCTTCGCCCTATGGTGAAAGCACTTGAACTGTTTTCTGTGCTGAACACACCAGAAGAAGTTGAACGTCTGGAAGCCGCGAAGTATGTGCTTCGTCGGTGGAAAACATATCAGGCGGAATGTAATCTTCGCCGTAGTATGCGGGGGATTGCATAATGATCAAAACTTCTGCACCATCTATCGAAGATTGCCTTGCAAGAAAATGGCCAGTATATGTTGCTTATCGAGAATCTGATAAAGAGATTGTCGGTTACTGGCCATTTGGTGAAACCTTTGCCCGTGAAGCTGCACAAGCACGAAACAACAAAGAGGGTCCGCTGTCATACAATTATGCCAAGTGGGATAGGTATTTGTTTGTTCTTGAACGGCACGAAAGGCATCTGGAACAACTGGAAGAAATTTCTAGGCGACTGTAATAGTAAAGCCCTTCGGGGCTTTACTTTGTTCGAACTATATGGTATTGTATACCGTAATCTTTGATTCTCTAAGGAATAATATGAACATCTTCCGTCTTGATAATGACCCAGTAGTAGCTGCTCAACTCCAATGCGACAAGCATGTGGTGAAGATGATTGTGGAAAGCGCACAGATGCTTTCCACTGTGCATCGTATGTTGGATGGAAATCTTACTACTCGTCAATCTGCGAATGGTCGTAAGACCAGCTATTGGATGCACCCACAAGACGATGTGCTATATCGTGCAGTCCATCACAATCACCCTTCTACGGTATGGACTCGTGAAAGCAAAGCTAACTATGAATGGCATTATGCTCATTTCATTGGGCTGTGTCAGGAATATGAATACCGATACAACAAGACCCATGCTACTTACGAAAAGTTGCATACTGCTCTTGCGTTTACTCCAAAAAATATTCCTGATATTGGCGAAACTCCATTCAAACTGGCAATGGGTGCAAATCCAGAATGTCAGTTCCCCGATGACCCAGTAAAGTCTTATCGTATGTTCTACCAGACCAAACAAGATCGTTTCAAGATGGTTTGGACCAATCGCCCTGTTCCAGAGTGGTTCAGTGTAAAATAAAGGAAAACAAAATGAAATATCGTGTATCCGCCGCAGAACGTTGGTCGTTCTGGGAAACTTATGCAGTAAAGAACGCCAATGATGTGGTCATCGAGTTGGAGATTTGTTGCAAGTATGGTTCAATTATTGTTGACGTTCCAGAAGGATATGAGTTCGGAGAATCGTTCAGCACCGATGAATTTGATAGCGACCAATATCAAATCGAAGAAACGGGCGATGAAAGCCTTGAAGGTTGGGATATTTTTGGACTATCTGACGAAGAAGAACAAAAACTTCGTGAGGAACTTGAAGCACAATATGATCCAGAAAGTGATGATTACTACGATTTCCGAGAGTATCTTGAACTAAACGGTTGGGAGTTCACGGATTACAGTGTCAGCATTCCCTCAATTGAGGTAGAACCTTATCCATATGAGTGATATAATCCAAGAGGATTGTATCTTGGGAATGAAGAAGCTGGACGCAGAATCTATTGATATCTGCGTCACTTCCCCTCCATATAATCTAAACATTCAATATGGACAATACAAAGACAACCAACCAAGAGAGAATTACCTTTCATGGTTGAATGACGTATTTGTAGAAGTCAAGCGAGTTCTCAAACCAAACGGTCATTTCTTTCTCAACATGGGATATTCTAATATTGACCCTTGGGTCGGAATGGATGTTGCAAATGTGGCAAGGTCGCATTATGTTTTGCAAAATAACATCACATGGGTAAAGAGTATATATGTAGATGGCAAAACATCTGGCCACTTCAAGCCAATCAACAGCAAAAGATTTTCCAATCCAACTTGGGAACACTTATTTCATTTCACCAAGAAAGGTGATGTAGAAGTAGATAAGTTGGCGGTTGGCGTTCCATACGAATGGAAATCAAATATTGAACGCTTTGACCAAGCGGGAGACTTGCGATGCAGGGGAAACACATGGTTTGTTCCATACGATACCATTGCCAACAGAAAGAAGCATCGTGGCAACCATCCAGCTACGTTTCCAGTTGAGTTGGTTGAAATGTGCATAAAGTTTTCTGGTGTGAAATCTGGAACGTTGCTTGACCCGTTTATGGGTTCTGGGACATCTGCAATTGCTGCTATGAAATGTCACATAGAATATATTGGATACGAGATTGATTCCGATTATTTTTTGTTTGCAAATGATAGAATCATGGAGTATAACATGTCTAAACCGTCATCACTGATTGAGATTCTATAATGAGCACATATCAAAAACTTGTTCCGTTAATTCAACGTAGACTAGAACTACACCACCAACTATATTCTGGGCAGTGCAAAGCTGAACTATGGGAAGAAAAGTCTGCATGGGCATTACGTCAAGCAGGGTTTGGAAGTGATTGGAAACCAGACTTCAACCATGCGGTGGGTGTAGACCAATATACCAATGATGGGGTTGCCATTAGCAACAAGGGTGGCAAGATGAACGCGAATAATACGCTTATGACCATCAGTGGTTCGCGTCTTACACAACATAAAACCATTCAAGAGAAACTTGAGTTTTTGAAATCTAAACCAGAACAGTTTGTTTTTTGTCTGGCAACCAACAATAAAGAATGGCAGCAAGACCTGAAACGATACTATTTTGTGGTGGTTGATGCTAAGAAACTGGACTATCATAATCAGGAATGGATTCCTACATATCCACAAAAGGGCGGCGACGCTCCAAATGGATATAAATGCGATGCTGGCAAGTTTCGTGCGAAGATTACCAAGTCAATGTCTGACCAAATCTGGACCGATATTTCTTCTGACCTTTTTGAAGAATTTTACCAGATTGATGTTGAAACTCAACCGATTTTGTAATAAAAATCCCATTTACACGCGGTATTAGATAAATAATAATACAAGTAAATGGGATAATAATATGAAACAAGTAAATGAAGCTGAAATATGCCAATACTATCTTGAACATTTGGTGAGTTTGCGGGATGTTTCCCGTGCGTATGAGATTGATCATCATCGAGTGAAACGTATATTGACTGATGGCGGGGTGTATGATAGTCAACGAAAAGTTCCGTCTGTTCGTGATCCTTCTGCTACGAAGAAGGGTGTAGAAACCAGAAAACGCAACGGGTCTTATATCGCACACAACAAAGGGAAACAAGCATCAGAAGATCAACGGCGTTTGAATATGAAAGCTAAGATGAAAACTGGAATAGACTTGTCGGTATATGAAGATTACGATAGACTGCTATTTCTGACCAGATACTTGGCGAAACACAAGACATATTTTGATTCTGACGAAAAAAGAAAATCGTTTCTGGATAAGTTTTATGTTGACGAGCAGTTCCTAATGATATACAATGTCTGGATACAAGATAAAGAAAACAAATGGCTGCGTCCTTCGTTGGACCATAAAACCCCAAAAAGTGTGGGCGGATCATTTGACTTGGAAAATCTACAGTTTTTGACTTGGTTTGAAAACCGAGCGAAAGCTGACATGTCCGAAGAAGAATGGAAGTTATTCAAGGACACAACTAACACCGAATCAGATTACTTTATAAGGAAACAATAATGGATAAGGAGAGCAATGTAGGGCAACAGTTTTCGCTTTATAACGAAGACTGCTTGGTCGCATTGAGTCGTGTCCCCGATAAGTCGGTGGATATGATTCTTTGTGACTTGCCCTATGGTTAGCACCACAGCATGTGCTTGGGATTTCATCATTCCCATGGATAAACTATGGGAACATTACTATCGGGTATGCAAGAAGAACGCCGCTATGGTGTTCACTGCATCACAACCATTTACAACTACTCTAATTTCATCTAACTTGAAAGACTTTCGTTATGAATGGATTTGGGAAAAACCGCAAGGAACCAATCCAATGAACGCAAAGGTTATGCCGCTAAAGTCACATGAAAATGTGTTAGTGTTCTATCGTGAGAAACCAACCTATAACCCACAAATGTGGTATAGCACTCCATATGGTGGCTTCAAGAGTGACACATCAAAGATTGGCGAAGTATATGGTTCTGCCAAATCACAGCATCGCGACAATCCAGATGGGTCACGATATCCAAGAACTGTTCAAAAGTTCAAGCAAGAGAAGGGCTTTCATCCAACACAGAAGCCAGTGGAAATGATGGAATACTTCATCAAAACTTACTCTAATAAGGGTGAGACTATTCTTGATAACACAATGGGTTCTGGAACAACTGGTGTTGCTGCGGTCAAGTTGGGACGTAACTTTATTGGTATGGAACAAGAAGCTAAGTATTTTGAGATTGCTAAAACTCGTATTGACGAGGTAAAGGAAGAGACAAAGTTTTTTGACTTTGAGTAAAGGATATCATGTATAACAAATCAATCTTGAAGTGGGCTGGCAACAAAATACGTATCATGAATACGTTACAGGGGTATATCGGAACCCCTAATATCTTTGTTGAACCATTCGGCGGTTCATTTGTGGTATCTCTGAATACTACTGCCCAAGAGTATAGGATTGGGGACATCAACTCCGACATCATTAGCCTTTACAATGCGGTCATAGATGATTCCAATTTTATACAGACTGCACAACAGTATTATGTAAATGGCATTGATAGAGACAAATACAACAAACTGAGAGACGAGTTCAACAAAACACGTTCTCCCTATTTGTTTTTGTATCTGAACCGCCATTGCTTCAACGGATTGACTCGTTACAACAAAGACGGAAAATTCAATGTTCCGTTTGGTGATTATGATAAGGTTCACTTTCCAGAAGAAGAAATAAAAAACTTCAAGAACAAGTTCACCAACATCCCATTCAAAAACACCACATTTGAAGACCCTTCTTACTATGAGGGATTGGGAGAAGGCGATGTTGTTTATTTTGACCCTCCATATTTCCCCGCGTCTGAAACTGCGAACTTCACTGATTATACCAAAGAAGGCTTCAGTTTAGAACAGCAAGAACATTTGGCAGACATTTGCAAGAAGTTAGCCAAGGATGGCGTCAAGGTCATCGTGTCAAATCACGATGTTCCTGTTGCTCGTAAGCTGTATGACGGTGCAATGTTTCATCCGATTTCAGTAGCAAGAAGTATTTCTGCGTCTGGTGATTCCAGAAAGAAAGCAAAAGAAATCATTGCGGTTTGGAATAATAACGACAACGCTTTGTTTGATTTCTAGTCAATCAAATGGATAAATAGGTTATAAGATATAAATCGGAGTAACCTATGAAATTTAGAGATTTGATAGAATCTGGTGACGTAAACCAAGGTAAAAAGTTTGAAGATGACATTGTTACTCTTGCGTTGCTATGTGGTGAAAATTTGGGCGAAGACTTGGACAAATTGTATGCCAAGAACTCTGACAAGTTTTTGAGTCCATCCACTAAGTCACAAACTATTGCTGCGGTTGCCGCACTTAACAAGAAGTTTCCAGGAGAGCAATGGACTGATGGCTACAATTCTAACAAGCATCAGTCCGACATAACTCCAAACTATGGACAGGCTACTGCCAAGTCAGACATAGTTCTGAACGACATTCCATTCTCAGTTAAGATGAGTGGTTCTTTTGTTATTTTGAGTGCGCAAAGCAAGTCAGAATTTGGTGGTGTATTCCAATATGCAATCAACAAGTATATGGAAGATAAAGGAATTGAGTTAGAAGTTGATTCATCTATCAAGCAACTTCAAGAAACATTCATAGAAATTCGTGATACCTACATTGGTGAAGTTTTTCAACAGGTGAAAAGCAAAAGACGCCAACTATCGGTAGTCAAAAAGTTTTCTGATACCACGGATTTATATGAAGATTTGCGCCAGTATATGGAAGATATGCAAGATAAGATTGAAGATACATACAAGGACGCGATTCAGAAACTAAAAGAAGAAGTGTTGGTTAAGTTGAAAACCTCGTTGGATGACAACCAAGAACTAAAAGAATATGTCACATGGGAAGCGTTAAGTTCCACATTGAAATATGATGGTAAGTTTCCGTATGCCCCATACGTATTATCACCAAAAGGTGTTTCTGATATTTCCAAGCCTGATACTCCATATGTGAAAGCATGTGCCAAAGAATCTAAATTCAGTATTCGTGGGCTACCTACGGGTGGAATGAGAAGTGGTTCTAAGACATACGCAAAACAGCAAACATCTGCTTACGAAAAAGGCACAGTTGACGTTGCTGGAATTTTTGCTGGTATTGGGTCAATGGCAATGAACTTGAAGGTAGATATTAGTGATGCGACTTCTCGCAACCTACCGATAGATGAGGCGTTTGACATTCGGCAAATCTGGGACCAACTTGTTTCTATCGTTAGGTCGGTAATGAGTAAGTTGGCAAAAAAGTTCAACAAGATTATATCTGACATCACTGAACTGTTTGAGGCAACGCCAGCCGACTGGGTTACTGGACTTGGGATTGAGGCAGACGGTGAAATAAAAATGGTCTAAAATAATCGCCCTTTTGGGCGATTATTCATTGACATTCCCAACGAATCGAGATATACATAATCTGTAACCAAGAGGGAAAACCGATGAACGTAGCCACCATCATTCGTGACCAAATTCGTGCTCTTGACCGCCGCGCCTTTATGGCATGGGGTGCAAAAGATTTTGTTGGTATGGGCGATGGATTGAAGTTCAAAACTTCTGGTCTGGTCAAATGGAAAGGCTACGTCTACATCAAGTATGACGAAGGTATGGACCTTTACAACGTTCAGTTCGCCCGTATCCGAAACCTTGACTGGAAGGTTGACAAAGAGGTAAACGGCGTGTATGCCGAAGACCTCGTTGGCATTATCGACGGTCAAGTCGGTTAAAATCAACACAATCAATAAGGAAACCATAATGACTCGTTTTGCCGCCGCAGTAATGATTGCTTTTTTCTTGCTTATCGGACTTTCGGTGCAATATTACACCATTAGCAAGTGTGGGTGGAGCACTTTCTTTCTTGGAAAGAACGCTGCGATTGCAGCGGTTACGGGCATGTGCGATGACGAATAACGCTTGACATTCCTGACGAATCACTGTATACATATCCTGTAAGCAAGAGAAAGAGGAACACAATGCAGATTGCCCACATTGAAAACGGTTCGTATAACAACCAACCGATTTCTGGTTCGTTTCCTTTGGTGCAGGGTTTGAAACCTTCTGCCAAGGGCGGGTTTTTCATTACGGTTGATGCTTCTGACAGTGCAGTCAAGAAGCCCAAGATTCGTATTCGTGTTGAATCGGAAGATGACGTTTCGATTGATGGTGAAGCGGGCGAAACTGCCTGTGTGACTGAAAGTGACGAAGAAGCGATTGAACGTATTGCTGAACGTTTCAAAATTCTTGATGATATGACGGGCGCTACCATTGATGGTGTCGTGCGTGGCATGGTCGTTTCTGGACCTCCCGGCGTTGGTAAAACCTATGGTGTGGAACAGGTTCTTGAGCAAGACTCGTTGTTTGACATTATGGCTGACCGTCCCCTGCGCCACACGTTTGTGAAGGGAACCATGTCGCCCATCGGTCTGTATTCCACGCTTTACAAATACAGCGATGAAAAGAATATCGTGGTGCTTGATGACTGCGACTCCATCCTGTTCAACGAAGATGCTTTGAATATTCTCAAAGCTGCTCTGGACAGTGGCAAGAAGCGTAAAATCTCTTGGCACTCGGACTCTCACTTTTTGCGCCGCGAGGGGGTTCCTGACCAATTTGAGTTCAAAGGTTCGGTCATCTTCATCACCAACTTGAAGTTTGACAAGGTGAAATCCTCCAAAATCAAGGACCACCTTGAAGCAATCATGTCGCGTTGCCACTATCTGGATTTGACCATCAGCACGACTCGTGACAAACTCCTGCGGTGCAAACAGATTGTCCGTCAAGGTATGCTGAATTCCTACGGTTTCTCGGACCAAGAACAACATGAGATTATGTCCTATATGGAAGTCAACCAATCTCGTCTGCGTGAAATCTCTCTCCGTATGATCACCAAGATTGCTGACCTTCGCAAAGCGATGCCGCAATCTTGGGAACGGACTGCCAACCTGACTTGCTGCAAGTAACTCTGAGTTGAAATAAACTTCAAAAACGATCCCTTCGGGGATCGTTTTTCTATTGAAATCAAAGACTTATTATGGTATATTATATGAAACGTTGAGGGTATACATGAAAAAATGTAAAATAGTAATCAAAGATGAGGTAAACATAAAGTTGGATGGGCTTGACCCATCAACCAGACGTAAGTGCTCAGACAAATTGAAGTTCTTTCTTCCCCATGCTTTCCACACCCCTGCCTATAAACTTGGCAGATGGGATGGAACAGTTCGGTTCTGTGACGTGGGCGGTAGAACATATCTGAACCTTTTGGATGATATTGTTCCTATTATTGTAGATGCTGGCTATGAGTTTGAGATTGAAGACAATCGTATGAACCATGGCACTCTGGAATTTGACCAGATTGCAGAAGACTATTGGGGCGACAAGACATGGCCAAAAGGACATAAGCATGAGGGCGAACTTATTCGTCTGCGTGACTACCAAGTAGAAATCATCAACAAGTTCATTGAGAACCCACAGGCATTACAGGAAGTCGCCACTGGCGCTGGTAAGACCATTATGACTGCCACCATGGCGAGTATGGTAGAAAAGCATGGTAGGTCAATCGTAATCGTTCCAAACAAAGACCTTGTGAAACAAACCGCTAAGGATTATGAAAACTGCGGGTTGGATTATGGTGTTTATTTTGGTGACAAGAAAGACATAGGAAAGACTCATACTGTTTGCACTTGGCAATCATTGAACTCGCTATTGAAGCAAACCAAGGAAGGCAAAGCTGATATACAAGACTTCATTGATGGCGTGGTATGTGTTATCGTAGATGAAGTCCATCAGGCAAAAGCAGACGTTCTGAAGGAACTTCTGACTGGTGTATTTGCGAATGTCCCATTGCGTTGGGGACTTACTGGAACCATTCCGAAAGGCGAGTGGGATGTAGCGTCAATCAACGCAAGTCTTGGTAAGGTTATTCACCAGTTGAGTGCAAAGACTCTGCAAGACGAAGGCGTATTGTCTAAATGTCACGTAGAGATTATACAAACGCAAGAAACGGCTGAGTATAATAACTATCAATCAGAACTCAAGTTTCTGCTGGAAGATGCGAAACGTGCCGATTACATGGCACAGAAGATTATGGAAATCTCAAATACAGGCAACACGCTTGTTCTTGTAGACCGTTTGGCGGCTGGTAATGCGTTGATAGAACGGCTTCCACTAGGAACGGTATTTGTCAGTGGCAAGATGAAAACTGATGACCGCCAAAATGAATATGATGAAATCAATCAGTCTATTAACAGCATTACGGTTGCCACATATGGGGTTGCTGCGGTGGGCCTCAACATTCCACGAATATTCAATCTGGTTATGATTGAACCAGGAAAATCGTTTGTTCGGGTAATTCAGTCTATTGGGCGTGGTGTTCGGACAGCGAAAGACAAAGACTTTGTTCAGATATGGGACTTCACAAGTCGGTGTAAGTTCAGTAAGCGTCATTTGACGGAACGAAAGAAATATTATGCCGATGCAGAGTATCCCTATCGTGTCAACAAAGTTACTTACTAAGGAGAAGAAAAATTAAAATACTAACCCCCGAAAATACTTGTTTTGAAATGAATGACCTTCCTGATGAAATAGAAGATATTCGTTATTGTGTCATGGATGTGTCGGACAAATCAGAACCAGACTTCTTTTTTATCCCATTGGTCTTTATTGAGACCTTTAATACGCCAAGCATCAGTTTGTCAATTGGCAATCATGTCATTGAAATGCCACTTGATTGGAACATTTTGATTGGTGACCGTGACTTGGGGCAATTGGAATTTGTTCCACTCACAAGTATTAATGAACGAGACTTTCAGACGATTATTACGAACCCGCTGAATGGATTTTCCCAAGAATGGGCACCAATCCGTGTGAATAATATTTTTGCTGATGTAAAATGGTTCTTGCCAAAACTCAAATATGGGCATATACTGGCAATACCACTCGAACATAAATCCAGCCCTCGTTGTGCATATTTCGTGAAGGATATGAACCGTATACCAGATGTATTGAACAGCTACGACTTCTTCTAATGTATAAAATCATATACAAAGCTAATCGCGAATCTATGAAAGAGGCAAGAAACTGGTGTGACAACGCTGGTATTTCGTATGCCACTTCATACAAGGACGATATATATGACCAGAGAGATATAGGATATCTGCCTGGTTCTGTGCAGGACAAGATGGATATTGCTTGTTATTTTGCATTTGAACATGAGTTGGATGCGGCTACGTTTTGTATGATGTTTGGAGGAAGGATAAACTATGTTAGCGGACAGCGACACTTTGTATGATGTAAGTTTGTATGTGTCGTTCACTGCATCCGCTTCATTTGAAGCCTTCATATATAAAAACCGTATGCGACCATACTCAAAGATAATAGAATCCAACAACGGGTGCATATATGTATTTGAGAAGATGACGTTACAAGACTGCTCATACATTTCACTTATGTTTGATGTAACAATAGAAAAGATGCAAGGAGTAATGAACTTTGGCTAAACAGATTCCTCTCAATGATATGCTTGCTGCGTTAGATCGGCAGGACTTTGACTGGTATAAGAACCTGACCGATGAGGAAAGAAAATCTTGGTCAAGCTGGCTCACGTTGCGTTATGCAAGTAGCGTCAAAGGTAAAGGCCAAGACGATGCGTTGCTGAACACAAACGAGTTTGTCAATAAGCATTATCTTGACCTTTACAAAGATGATGATTTGATGTGGCGTCTAATGTGCCTCACTGGAACAGGCAAGGGGCAGTATCATGAATGGATCAAACCGCCACACAGCAACAAGACAAAAGACAAAGTGTCGCAGTTTGTTATGTCGGTGTATCCCCATTTCAAGTCTGACGAGGTAGAGTTGTTTTGCAAGATGAACTCCACTAAGGAGCTAATGTCTCTGGCAGTCAGTATGGGATTGACAGATGGCGAAATTAATGATATATTTGGCAAAACATCAAAGAAAGGCAAGGCGAAATGAGTTTCACTTGTCAGTTTTGCTCTAAGACGTTCCAGCGAGAACGAACCTTGTCGGCACATCTATGTGAACAAAAGCGTAGGTGGCTGAACAAGGATGAAAAGTATGTTGTTCTTGGCTTCTTGGCATTTCGTAGGTTCTACGAAATCTCTATGGGAGAAAAGAAAGAAAAGACATACGAACAGTTTGCCAGTTCTCAGTATTATACCGCCTTCACTAAGTTTGGAAGGCACATGTTGCATATCAATGCGGTTGACCCTGAGAACTTTATTGACTTTGTTATTCGTTCAAGTGTCCCAGTGGACAAATGGTGCAACGAAGCAGTGTATGAAACATATATTCATGAATTGAATAAAAAGGAAACTGCGGAGAGGGCATTGGAACGTGGTATCATATTGATGCAAGAATGGGGGAATGAGAATGATAAACCGTTTAATGTATTCTTTCGGGAGAATAGTCGGTCGCGTATTATCTACTGGATACGGTCTGGACGTATTAGCCCTTGGATTATTTTTAACTGCGATTCTGGTGTGGAACTCCTAAGTGAGTTTTCCGACCAAGAATTAAAATTGGTAAACGACTATATGGACCCAGAGTTCTGGACCAGAAAGTTTCAAGTTCGCAAAGATGATGTGAACTTTGTTCGGAATGTATTAGAGAAAGCGGGATTATGAACGTAGAAAAAATAGGAGACAATCGCTGGTTGGCGACTGTCATGAAAAATGGTAAAGAAGAAGATTTGATTATCGAGTTTAGTGAAGAAATGCTCAATCAGGTTGGATGGGCACCTGGGGATGTTATTGAATGGTTTGATAATTCCGATGGAACTTTCACTCTAAGAAAAAAGGAAAATGACAATGGATAATGATTACAGCCTTCAAGAACTTATTGCAAACATGCAACAAATGGTTCAATCAAATAGCAACAAGCTAAACAGTGCGGCATCCACATCTGGTGGACCATCGTGGACTTATACCACTCCTAACATAAGTGACCACGTAAAATCGGTTTACTACCCAAGTGATTATTATGGTAAGCAGTGGGATGACCGTTATACTTACACAGGAGGCACCACGTCGACTACTTCGGTTGAGGAAATCAGACATATGGCATTGGTCAATCGGATTGATCGTCTAGAAAAGATGCTGGAAGAACGTCTTTGTGTTTTGAACCCAAACCCAGAAATGCTACAAAAGTGGGAAATCCTTCAAGAAATCTACAATCAGTATAAAGCTGCGGAAGCACTATTGTTTGGACATGACGCCGATGAGTGAAGAAGTAAAGTATATATATGAATCGCCCGATGGTGGCAAGACTGTGACCCGTAGGGAGTTCGGAAGTTTGAATAAAGAAGAATACTATGGAACACCTGAGTTTTCGGATGAAGATTATATCTCTTCTGATACAAACTACACTCTTGACGTAAGCGCATTAGATGTTGGAAATCTGTTAGTTTATACTGGGTCTTCTTTTGTCGCTACGGATATTAGCGTCAACGAAAATTACAATAAGTCTTTCAATCTTTTTGAATTGCATGAACGTTTGGAAACCATTGAGAAACGCTTGACAATTCTTGTGCCTGATGCTAAACTATTAGAACAATACCAAGTTTTACAAGATTTATATGCACAATACAAAGCTGCCGAATCTCTATTATTTGGACCTGAAATTGAGGATGAAAAATGACCAAAGTAGTAAATTACACATGGGATGATGTTGAACGTGCAGTTCGCGATATTGCGATGCAAATGTATAAAGACAATTGGCGACCAGACTATATTGTTGGGATTACACGAGGTGGATTAGTTCCAGCCGTTATGTTGTCGCATATATCTGGTATACCAATGCACACGTTATGTGTTCAACTTGCCACAGAAGGTCTGGAAGAAAACACTGAAACTAATTGCTGGATGAGCGAAGATGCGTTTGGGTTTGTATTGCCAGAAGGGCAAATCACTGGTGGCCAATCCAGCGTTGAAGCACGAAAGCAAATTCTAATCATTGATGACATCAACCGTGGCGGCGATGCTATGGAATGGATTATGAAGGATTGGAGTTCATCTTGCTTGCCAAACTCAGATGCATGGGAAGAAGTATGGCATACTAATGTTCGCTTCGCGGCATTGATTGACAATGCAAACTCAAAAGTTTCAATGGACTATCAGTGCGAAGAGTTTAACGATGTTGACAACGATACATGGGTATCGTTTCCTTGGGAACGTTGATGGCTTCCTCCCGCACACAATCTACACTTGAACGTCTTCGATCTCTCGTAAAGAGATCGAAGAATCAACGTAGGTATGTGAGTGAGTTCAGCCACAATGAATACGAATCTTGGACGTTAGTTGATCTTGGTAAACTTCCGCCACAAAAAACACTTATTCCAAATTCAGTTAACAGTAATGTGATATGGTGTGAAGATAATTGTCAGGATGAGTTTGTATTTTATAGACGGCGCATCTATTTCAAGAGTTCAGATGATGCCGCATACTTTTTGGTAGTTTGGCAATGAAGATTTCAACCGACATTGACATTGACTTTGTGAACCGAGACGATATTCTTCGGTTCATAAAGCATATTCCAGCGACTACTCGTCAAGAGAACGTATTGAAAAAACATAATAGTGGTGTGTATTTCAATCCTATTCCACATGACCCTCTCACTGGATTTGCTGCGATTGATTTTAGGCAAGCAGAAGAGCGTGGATATTTTAAGATAGACTTTCTAAATAACAGTCTGTATTCTGGTATCAAGGATGAAGCACATCTTGACCGCTTGATTTCAACCGAGCCGTTTTGGGAACTATTAGAAGAGAAAGATATAGTATCGCAACTTGCTCATATTCATAATCATTATGATACGGTAAGTTTATTGAAGCCGAAGTCAATTGAACAATTGGCTGCGGTTTTGGCAGTTATAAGACCAGCCAAGAAACATCTTATTCGCCAGGGATGGCAAGCAATTATGCAAGAAGTTTGGGTAAAACCAGATGACGATACAGGCTACTACTTCAAGAAATCACATGCTATTTCTTATGCAACTGCCGTGGTAGTTCAACTTAATCTAATTTGCGAACAAGCTGTATTGAACGCCTCTTCACACGCTTCTGTATAATATTTGTAAGACTTGTTTCTGGACCCCACAATATCTCAACATCTTTTGTATTCATATTTACTATTGAATACTTGAAAGGGGAGATTTGCGCCCCTAAAAATATATTGATGGGAATAAGTCTATTTGATTCCCACCACCATTGCTCACCAAGTTCTACAAAACTTTTTCTTTCGTCTGGCGATGAAATCTTTTCAAAGTTGTATAAAGATGTTATAGTGGGGTCGGTATTAATTAAAATACCGAGGTAGTATGTGTAATCTTTTTTGCCATATTGAATATAGGAGAAATACGGGTAATTCTCTTGTATCCATTCTTTTTTTTCATTATCAAACATAATTATATTTAGCATAAATATATCTATGATAAATGTAAATGTATTTCAATATAACAGAGAAATAGAACTGGTGTGTCTGGATTCAACCAACACAGCTAGTGCCACAGCATATTTGGGGAACATGCCGATGTATGATGGACATCACAAACTACACAAGGGTATAGATAATACTCTGAGATTTCGTATAAGAGATACAGACCGTAAGCCTGTTGACCTTACAAACAAAACCTTGATATTCAAAATGTATGACCGTCAGTCCAGAGAAAATGTCCTTTTCATGTATCCAACTGTTGAAAATGCAACAAAAGGGTTGGCGTCTCTTGTGATTCCCACCGCTGATACTATAATGCTTCCAGAAGGATTTTATACATTTGCGATGTATACCGTTCAAGATGGGGTTGAGCAAATCATATACACTGACACATACGACAATGCCAAGGGTGTTATTGAAGTTATTGACGATGTGTATCCAGAGTTTGAAGATTCACAAGAAACTTCTATCTTCTTTTATGATGGCATCAAGCACATATCAACCGTTTTTGATGGTGCAGGAAATACCGTGAAGTCAAAATCACTTCATACTATAGCCATATACTACGAAGGGTTTACAGGGACCGTGACTATTCAGGGTGATTTGAGTGTTCAACCAAGTTCAAGTGATTCTGATTGGTTTGACTTGACACCTCGTTTGCTGTATGATTCTTCCATCACAATCAATAACGAGACTGGTGTTCAAGCGTATGTAGTTCAGGCAAACGTGAACTGGTTGAGAGTTGTGTATACAAACACCACTGGCTCAATATCCAAGATTCTTCTTCGAAACTAACTTGACTTTTCGGCTCCAATGATATATATTGGTGAGTATGAATCTTCAAGAAGTAGTATTATCATATATTCCAAGTAACAGCAGGAACAGTTCGGGCGGTTGGAGGTCATTCAACTGTCCTTGCTGTGTTGATAATGGAGAACCACGACCCGACACCCGTATGAGAGGTGGTATTCGGTTTGAACCTGATTTGATTTCATATCATTGTTTCAACTGTGGTTTTACTGCCTCACATCGTAAGGGAAGAACCATCAACAAGAAGTTCTTGCGATTTATGAAGCTGTTGGGAATACCAGATAGTGATATAAAGAGATTGCAACTTGATAGCATCCGAGAAAAGGAGCTATCAAGTGGTCCCAGTTTCTTCATGCCAACTCATAATACCATTTCACTGCCTACCTTTCCAGAAGTAGAATTGCCAAAAGGCACATTTCCATTAAGTGAATGGCTTATGATGGCAGATGAACCACCTGAAAATAGCATATATGCTGCTAAGTATCTTGTAGACAGAGGTGTTTATGACCATGTAGATGCCTATTGGTGCAATGACATGAAGTTTCGCAAGCGAGTGATATTTCCGTATTTTCAAGGTAATACAATTGTCGGATATGCGGCAAGAGACATCACTGGAAGGTCTGAAACTAAATATCTTGCCCAAGCACCTAATGGATATTTGTATAATATTCATAAAATTGCGGAACCTACAAAGTTTCTTATTGTGGTTGAGGGAGTAATTGATGCTGCCGCTTTAGATTGTGTCGGGGTATTGTCAAATGAAGCTGGACAGGCACAGATTGACTATCTAAACCAATATAAAGGCGAGATAATCGTTTGTCCAGATAGAGACAATGCAGGGAAGAAACTTGCAAAGCAAGCGATTGAGAATGGATGGAGCGTTTCCTTTCCAGAATGGGAACCAAACATTAAAGATGCGGCTGATGCTGTAAATAGATACGGAAAGTTTTATACCCTAAAGAGTATAATTGATGGTAGAATTTCAAACACTACCAAAATAAATGTTAAACTAAAAATAAAGTGATTCTGATTCACGAAGGAGAGATAGTGTCAGATATTAAAAATTACACCCCAGATTTACAAAAACTATTTGTTCAGTTTATGTTGACTGATCCTGAACTATACACACGGGTTCGGGGCATCATCAAGCCTGAATATTTTGATCGTAGTATTCGTCCAGTTGTATCCGAAATCATTTCATATAGTGAAAAATATTCGTCAATGCCAAGTCCTCAGATGATTAAAGCAGAGACGGGGCAAACAGTAGAAAAACTGGACAATATTGCACAACACTCCGAATGGTTTGTTGATGAGTTTGAAATTTTCTGTCGTCATAAGGCTATTGAGAAGGCTATCATTGATAGCACAGATTTGTTGGAAGCTGGAAAGTATGGCGAAGTTGAACTGCGTATCAAAGAAGCAGTTCAGATTGGTCTTGCACGTTCATTAGGCACAGACTTCTTTGCTGATCCAAGAGGGATTCTTGAGGCACTAAAAAGCAAAAACGGACAAATCACTACTGGCTGGAAATCGTTAGATGACAAGTTGTATGGTGGCATCAACCGTGGCGAAATTACTATTTTTGCTGGTGGTTCTGGTGCTGGTAAGTCTCTATTCATGCAAAACATGTCGTTGAATTGGGCAGAGATGGGACTAAACTGTGTTTACTTCACCTTAGAATTGAGTGAAGGTCTATCCTGTATGCGTATGTATGCAATGGAAACTGACCGTGGCACAAAGAAGATTTTTAAAGAGTTGGATGATGTTGAACTTCATGTCAAGATGAAGGCAAAGAAATCTGGTATGCTACGAGTAAAATACCTACCATCAGGCTCAACTGTGAATGACTTGCGTTCATACCTGAAAGAACTTCAGATTCAAACTGGCGTCAAAGTTGACTGTATTTGCGTAGACTACCTTGACCTTCTTATGCCAGCAACTAAGAAAGTTCCAGCAAGTGATCTATTCATCAAAGACAAGTATGTCACCGAAGAACTTCGTAACTTCTCTATGGAAACAAACATGGTAGTTGTAACGGCATCACAGCTTAACCGTTCCGCTGTTGAAGAAGTTGAGTTTGACCACTCACACATCGCTGGTGGTATTTCTAAGATTCAGACCGCCGACAACGTGATTGGTATTTTTACTTCCAATGCGATGAGAGAGCGCGGACAATATCAGCTACAGTTGTTAAAAACACGTTCAAGTAATGGGGTTGGCAGTAAGGTCAATCTGGTGTTTGATATTGATAGTTTGAAGATTTCTGATGATACCACTGGAACAGCATTTGATACTGCCGACACATCAACTGCAAGTATGGTAGATACCCTTCGAAAGAAAACAGTAGTCAACAAAAAAGCATCTGACGATGAAGACACCCCAGTTATGGATAACGGGAAAAACAATGCCACTGCAAGCCTACGTGCTATGCTAAAGACAAAAACCCGTTCTGCATTTGATGAAGTGTGATAAATACATTACGGGAGAAATGCTATGACCAAAATTCGTAAAAGTTTGTTTGAAGAACTCAGTAGTATTGCTGTATCAAAAGACAAGGATAGAATTGTCGAACAGAAGGCAGAGAATATTATTGCCAGTGCTATAAATTTGATGGAATACATCAATTCTCATTACGATGAGGATACAGCAAGCGATTTGACAAAACGTTTGGTAAACAGCATTCGCACTCAAGACCCTCGCAAGTTCAAGAGAGGCATTGAAACAATGAAGAAGTCGTAATGAGCATAGAAAAGCAAATCAACGAACTTAAAAGACTGGCGGGCATATACAAGGTGTATGATCCAAATTTCCCAGTTCAGCAAGAGAACATTTCTCATACTGGAACCGAAAAATCTCGGTATATGAAAAAGCATAACATCCAGCCGGGAACAGATGAGTGGTTTAAGTTGTGGTTTGCACGTCCATATCTTACTGGTGAAAATCCATTCGGGAAATCAAAATGAAAATAAGTGAAATCATATTAGACAAAGGTAGAGACCGTAAGAGACGTGGCCCACGTCCACCTTGGGACAAGCATATAGAGTTCCATAGCAGAACTGGTGAGGTTGCCAATTCAAGTGGCAAAGTAATCAGTGAAAGTGGTTCAATGCCAGGTGTTGGTGCGATTCACATTTCCGAAATTGAACCAACATTGCGTCCACTTGAAAAGGCACTTGGCATTGACCTGATGAACAATGTATTGGGTTCAGTCGGTAAGAAGCAATTTTCTGGGGATATTGACGTTGCGCTAAACCTTTCACGAGAAGAGATTCCTGCATTTATGGAAAAGTTGAAGTCCTTGCCTCAAATACTGGACATTGCACAGAGTAGTGTCATCATGACCAAACTCAAAATTGGCAAGTATGACCCATCCATTCAAACAGACAAGGAACGCACTGGTTATGTTCAGCTTGATTTCATGCCTGGCGATCCAGAGTGGATGAAGGTGTTTTATCATGCGCCACACGAGAACGATTCAAGATACAAAGGCGTGATGAGAACTACATTCTTGGCGACTATTGCTGCAATTGCCAATCAGAAAAATTCATCAGAAACCACTGACGATGGCAGACCATTAGAAAGCCAACGTTTCATGTTTAGTCCAAGAGACGGACTCATTCGTGTAAAAAGAACACCAGTTCCAAAAAAGACTGGCGGCGGCTATACCAAACAAAATAATAATGAAATTATCGGTGGACCTTGGAAAAAGACTGACGAGATTGCTGACGTTCTCAACCTTGGAACTGGAAAAGACTTAGACAGCTTTGAGACGTTGTATAACGCAGTCAAGAAGAACTATGATGGCGCAACTGCTACGAAAATCTTTACTGACTTTGCAAATGCAGACTTGACAAAAGAGCTAGGAGTTCCGTCCGAAATAGAAAAATATGCGGAGAGATAATATGGATGAGTTGCAGTTTGTCAACACCTTATGCGAAAGCAAGCTATTCAGAACAAAACAGGTAGTTGAAAGCCTGAATGTAGATGATGCCGCTGAACTTGCATTTGTGTATTTTATGATTTTGAATGTGTGGAACAAGGATTATGACTTTGCGCCTCTTGCGAAAGAGTATGCAGAACGAACAACTATGTTTTCAAACTTCAATACATTTAGACCAAGTGCAACGGATTTATATATTTCTCTGAACCGTCTGATTGGAACTGACCAGACGTATAGTGATGAAAAAGACCAGATCGCAATGAAGCGAATAAACTTGAAGCCATTGGATGTAAAACGATATTTGGCTCATATTGCAAATAATAACAGTAATGCAACATATGAAAATGCAATGCTAATGAAGTTCCAGCGTGATTTGAATATTCAAGACAGTATGCTGCGTTCAATGAGAAGATTGGTTGCAGATTGGGATAATATTAGCAAATCACAACGTGCATTGGTGGTAACTAGACTTACGCAGTATATTAAGTTAAGAGCAATTCGTAGTGATGCATATTCGCCATTGGTGGCGTTTCAGAACCACAAAGGATACAAAGTGGACGACAGTAGAGATACTAAAAAGAGTGTATGGGATAGTCCTATTGCGACTATTGCAAAGGGAGTTGCAATGGTATACGGCGCTAAAAAACTGGGCCAGCATTTAGGAAAGACGGGATTGGATTCGGCTGGCTCAGAAATCCCAAGCAGATTCCCTTCAAAAAGCAAATAAACAGTTCAAAAAAGATAAATAAAAGTATAGAAGGTATTATCCTTCATAGATTTACAGGAGAAATAAAATGGTAACTAAAGTTCATGAAGCATTTAACCCAGGCCAGTTTCTAACAGGCAACCTAAACCACTTCACCGTCACCAATGATGGTGCAGATGTTGACCTAAAGCACCTAGTTGAAACAACTGGTACACGTGCAACCGTAGTTCTACTAGGTGCAGGCGATACATCAGTTCGCATCGGTGTTGAAAACAACGGCGCATGGGATGCAGACACACTAGCAGCAGCACTAGGCGGCGACTACGCAGTTGCAGCTTTCACATACTAATACCACATTAGTATTACAAGATGAAGACCTAGCTTCGGCTAGGTCTTTTTTTATTGATTATATAAGATAAATATGATATATAAGGAGATGGCAAATGTCAAGAATACATGGAGCCGCAAGTGCAAGTGAGCACCTAACTGGCAATTTAAACTTTTACACTTTGTATATCACTGATGCAGTTGACATTACTGCATCGGGAAACATACTTGATCAATCACAGCAAAACTTTGACGATGTAGTAAATCTAATTAACTTAGTAGCACAACCAGTTCTAATGAACAATCCAATTTCAGTAGTGTTGGATGATTATGCACCAACACTATCTGGAAATGGATACATTTTCAAGTTTGCCGTTGAGCATGGACACGTTTTTGCTCGTAACGGAGACAATGTTGCAATTCTTGCAGAACTGTTTGATGGCGTTACGATTGATGGAGTATTGCTTGAAGTCGGGTCAAACATTGAATTTCTAATGTCTGATCTTCTATAATGGCGTCCCCGCGTTATTGTTGAATAACCCTCTAATAATATGGTAAACTAAGTCAATAATGCACCCCAGAGGTTTCGGCCTCTGGGCTTTTTATTGGAATATTATTGGTAGTATCAAATGATAAATACTGTATAGGCAGACATGCCAAGATGGGAGTTTGATATGGAACCGATTGATCCAAAGTTAGCAGAAATAGAAATGAAAAATTTAGAGGTTCATGTAGCAGCCTCACATATGCGTTATCAGAATTTAGAGCAAGGGCTTGCTCGTATTGAGAAGTCTGTGGAAAAACTTGCGTCTGATACAAAAGATGAGTTCAGTGAGATTAAAAAAATAATCGTATGGACTGCATCTACTCTTTTCGGCACGATGCTGATCGCGTTACTATCAACAGTATTCAAGGTGTTGTAATGATATTGGAAGAATTGTTTGAAGAAACATTGGAAGAAGCCAAACTTGTATATGCCCGCAAAGGCAAACAGGTTGTTCGTAAGTATCGTTGTAGTTCTGGTAGATTGGCTGGAAAAACTGTGTCTAACCCATCGGCATGTTTTAAGCCAGTTGATATAAAGAAGCGTTTCGTTCTTGCCAGAACAAAGGCAAAAATGGGTGCGAGAATCGCTAAAAAATCAAAAGCTACAAAAAAATTAAATCCTGCCAGCCGTATGCTGAAGACATTAAATAAGTGAGATAAAACATGGAATTGGGAAATAGAATTAAAATGTCAATGATGTCTGAAGGCATTGAGAGAAATTACGAAGAAATTTCTCAACTTTCTGGTGTGAAGATTGAAGACGTAAGACAGAAAATGAAAACCATGAAATTCACTGATTATATTGATGTTATGAAAGCATTGAAAAATCAAGATGCTGACACTTTGAAAGAGATACTTGGCGTTACCCTAGAATACAACATGGGTGGCACTGTTTCTCCTGCACAGATGAGAGCACAAAAAGGACAGCCTGTTGGACAGGGCGACAGTCAAGGCGTAACAGATGTTGAACCAACACAGACTCCAATGCAATCACAGCAACAACGTGTTATGGCAATGCAAAAGCTAGGAAAGAAAAATCTTGGTGGAGCATCCGCACAACAAGCAGCGAGTGCAATTGACGCAGCATCAAATGCAAAACCGTTGAACCCAGTGCAGAGAAAGTCTTTGGCTACACAAGCCGCAGCAGTGGATGCACTTGCTCAAGACCCAAGAACCGCAGCGCAGTTCAGACAACTGCTAAATAGATTGAACAAGGGGGCATAAATGCGTCTAACCGAAGTTTTAGGAGGTCTGTATGTTATGATTTCCGAAGAAGAATACGATTTGATTGAAGAATTTTTCAATGAGACTGACTATGTGAGCGAGGCTCAATTGTCAGATCGTCAAGTCGTGCTTGCAGAAGGACTTGTAAAGAAGGGAGTGCTGAACCCAACTTTACGAGGTTTCAAAATGGTATAATCGGAGGATAATATGACAGCACCAAGTAGGCAAGATGTAAATGCAATGACAAACATACTAAAAGCGTTGAATGGTGACACATCAGGCTTGAAATCACAACCATCATCAGTTTCGTCTGGCAGTCCAATTGACTTGAAGCCAGGGGTGTCATCTGATGATGTAAAAGCGATGGAAGGCATACTAAAAAACTTTTATGGAGCAAGCCAAAATGTTGCTAAAAAAGTAGTAAGCACAATCAATGAGTCAACAAAAATTGACAATGGAGTTGCCGTTGGTGTTTTTAGTATTGAAAAAAATGACAAAGAGTTATACGATATTAGAGACATGCGTTCACAGGATACATTGTTTGAAGGTCTAAGACTATACGAGACTGCTTATCTTTTGGCAAACTACTTGAACGAAGGAAAGAAAATCAATTCCGCCGAAATAACAAAAATTATTTCATCAAATGCTGTATTTGAAACATATTATTATGATGCTATTTCTCATAAGCGTTCATACAATACCGCAAAAAAACGAGGCGACACAACCAAGATGGATATAGCCGAAGCAAGATTTGACCGTGCTAAATCGGAAGCACAAGCAGCGCGTATGCAAATCAAAGCACTCTACGAAAATAAAAGATAAATACTATATCAAGTAATATAGGGGTTACAACATGAATAAATTTTTTACACCAACATCCATTCGCGTGTCATCACGCTTGAATGATTACCTAAAAGAAAACTTTGGCTATACTGTTGAAGGCGACATCAAGGAACTGCAAAAGGCAAAAGCAAAACTAGAAGTAATGCAAGAGTCTGGCAAGAACTATGTAGAAACCACCATGATGCTAGAAGCAATCAAGGCACTACTGCATGTCCGTATGGATGAAGTTTCAGCAGACCTAGCAAAGCGTTATAAGAAACGTGCTAAGATGGATATGGAGTTCAACGATGATGACATTGACCGTAATGTCAGAATGCATCGTTATGGAACGGATGACCAATCTGCAAACGCAGCAAGTGAAATCAACCGCTTGCAAAAGCGTAACACTAAGCGTCACAACGGCATCAAGCGAGCTAATCAGCGTATTGGTGAAGCAGCAAAGCCAGACTTCCTTGACGTTGATAAAGATGGCAACAAAAAAGAGCCAATGAAAAAAGCACTCGATGACAAGAAAAAGAAAGTTGACGAAGCCGGTATCAAGACTGCATATGGCACTACAAAGACCAATAAGTATGGCGGTGTTAGTAGCAAGTCAAACAAACCCGCACCACAGCCAGGCACTAAAGAATATGACAAGTGGAAGGCTAATTATGACAAGAAAAAGAAAGTCAACGAAGTTGATATGGGTCAAGCAAAATCAGTTCAAGACAAAAAAGATGAAGCTGGTTCAAAAAAAGGCAAATACAACGTTGTAAACGGCAATGGCAAAGTAGTTTCATCACACGATAATCATGGTGATGCGATGAGAGCCGCGAATAAAAAAGACGAATACAAAGTCAAAAAAGTCAACGAATCTGTAACTCTACAGCGTGTTCTACTTTCACAACTAAACTCACTACTAGAAGGTGATGCAGCATCAGCAGAAATCACAATGGCAGCACGTGGTATTGTTGATGAACTACAGGACATTATTGAAAAGCTAGGTAAGATTCAGAACGATCAACTTGGACCACTAGCTGACCAAATGGCATATTCACATGGCGCAGACCAATCAACAACCTTCAAATCAAGCGTTGACGAGGCAATCAGCGGTCTACTAGATAATGCACGTTCTGCAAAAGACGCAGTAAATAACGCAGTATTGGTTCTATCTGGTGAGCAACCAGCAACCGACACTATGGCACCATCAAGCGAAGACATTGGCGGCGACATGGCAGATGATTTTGAAGATGATATTGAAGCAGATATTGACACTGACGTAGTTGGTGGCGATGAAGCTATGTCTGGCCCAAAGGAAGAACCACTAGGCAGAGCGAGACGCTAATATGAAAATATCTACACTTTTGAGCGAGGGCGAAAACTACGCAGTTCAACTTAACAATGACTTGAATATGTATTTGACTCGCTTGAAAGCGAATGGCATATACACCATTGCCACTGATATGTTGTCAAACGAATTAGACCGTTTGGGACATAGCGTAACCCCAGAGGCTTTGGTGGACATGCTTGCGGATAATAAGTATATTCAAAATGCTACAATAGATAGTATTGATCTGAAAGGTGCTCCGACCTCTAACGATCTATCAGCGGATGAGGCCAAGATGAAAGTTCATAATATGGCAATATCAGCATCTAGAAAGGGTATTTAATATGAAAATATACGAGAGCGCGGTAAAGTTAAAAAAGATGATTCAAAGTATTATAGCTGGTGCAATCAAAACCACCCCGATTGTTGTCACCGCAAATCAGGTCAAAGAAGAAATTAAGGCTGAACTACCAGCTTTTGAAAAAATGACAAAAGCTGCGATTGAAGAATGGGCATTGTCAAAGCTGGGCGTCAGTGTTGACATGCGCAAAACTAAAGCCAAAATGATCGAAGAGTTGAAAAAACACTTGTGATTGTTGAAAGAGTGTAGTATACTGACCGTATGCTAAATGAAAAATTCACATATCAAAAACTATCGCGTATAGAAAAAAATGGGTTTCGTCGGTATGTCCTTGAAGGGTCTGCCGACGAACCTGTTCCAAGCGTCACCACTATTCTTGACGCATTGAAAGATAAAACTTTCCTTAAAGAGTGGCGGGCATCTGTTGGTGAAGAAGCAGCCGCACAAATCACTAAAGAATCTGCCAATATTGGAACTATTGTTCACAAGCATATTGAACAGCATATTCTTTCTGAATCTCGTCCCGAAGGTTCAAACCTAATCTACTTAAAAGCAAAAGCCCTTTCAGACATTGTAATTGAAAAGGGATTGTCAAACGTAAACGAAGTATGGGGGACGGAAGTTCCTCTATACTATCCGCAACTATATGCAGGGACTACAGACTGCGTTGGACTGTGGAAAGGCAAAGAATCTATTATTGACTTCAAGACAAGTCGCAAGGCAAAGAAGAAAGAATGGATTACTGACTACTTCCTTCAGGGTGCAGCCTACGCAGCCGCTCACAATTTTGTTTACGGTAGTAATATTAAAAACATTGTGATTATGATGATTGGTTGGGACGAAGGTAACTACGGAAACTACCAAGAGTTTGTTATTGAGGGCGACGAGTTTGAACACTATTCAGAGCAATGGGCTTTGAAAGTTCAAGCATACTATGATAAATACATATAACTTAGGAGTTATATGATGGCTGATTATGATATAATAATTATACGCCGTGGTCTTCGTTCAGAAATCACAGGTGACACTCTACAAACTGCGGAACAAGGTTTTACTACCGACACCAACCAATTGTTCATCGGAACTGATGATGCGTTGAATGAAATTGTTTTTGATCCATTCGCAAACGCACATGCTACCATTCAATCTTGGTTGAGTAGTTCAGAATGTCCACAACCAGGATTGGTTATTGATGAAGATTTAGTTATACGCAACGTAGACGATGTGAACGCACTACTATCTGCGATGCAAGTATCTGCATCATTCAATGTTGGTCTTTATGCTCGTGCAAGACGCAACGTAGAAATCATCACTGAAAACAGTTTCAACCAACTGTTTGCGGATCAGCACCTATCAAGTTTGGACCAATCAACTGGCCTTCGTTCCAGTTTGTATTCAAAGGTTCTTACTGGAGAAAGTGGCGTGTTCCTGTCATATGATATGAATGTATGCACTTCATTTTTTATCGATTATTCATTGAAGCAAACCAATGGAACTATCACATATGTAAGAGTTGGAACTATACGTGTCATCAATGGTATTCCACAAGGAATAACACAAGGAAAACTAACAGACGAAAATACTGAAATTTGGCAAGATGATGGAGATTCTTTCCCTCAAGTTGAAGAATTTTCAAACATATCGTTTGATGTTCAATACACCGATGCTTATATGCAAGTTGCATATACTCAATTGCCAGATTTCATAACAAGCATAACATATACAGTGAAGAGATGGTCAATGTAAATGACAGACAAAGCAGACATGCTATTTAAATGGCGTGAAGTAAGACTAGAACTACAAAAGAATTTCAATAAAGAAAATTTGCAAAAGGTTTTGAATTGGTGGGAATCCACAAAATATCACATTAATGGTTTCAACTTTGACGATATGTCAACGTGGACCGATGTGTGGCAATATATTAACGATGGTTATTACACAAAGAGCGGCAACGGATTAGGTATATTTTTCACCATATTTTATGCCGACGAAGACAAAGATGTGGAATTGTGGCTAGTCCATGATTTATACCATTCAAACATTTATTTGGTTGCATACGTAGATGGATACATACTAAATAGAGCAAGTGGCGAAGTAGAACTATACGAAGACGTAAAAAACGATTTGAGTATACTAGAAGTGCATAATAAATATGATATTATTAATGCAATTAAACATAACAATCAGGGATGAAAATGCTTACAGAAAAAACACATAAACCAAACGATACCGTAACGGTTTCTCTTATCAATGGACAAGAACTAATTGGGCGGTATATCAAAGAGGATATGTATAACGTCACTATCAAAAAGCCATTGACACTTGCAATTGGTCCACAGGGTGCAGCGTTTCAACCTTTCACTATGACTGGTAACAGCGATGGTGAAGTCAGTATCCGACTAGGTGCTATTGTGTCAATCTTGTCTGCTCGTAGTGAGATTTCAACCGCATACGGTGCGGCGACATCTGGTCTAGTTGTCCCAGAAACATCAGGACTTATAATCTAATGGCAAAACAGATCGCAAGAACCACTGACCCCATATCTCCGCACTCTCCCTGTGGCCCAGGCCAGTGTGGTGTTGGGTCGTCAAAGGTTCTTGTTGAGAACAAAATGGTGTATTGTGTGGGGCATAGCACATTTCCACATGGTGTCCCGCCATTTTGCATACCTCACGTTACCGTTCTAACGAATGGCTCATCAAAGGTATTCGTTGAGGGGAAACAGGTCGGAAGAGTCGGTGACGCACATGCTTGTGGAGTTATTATTACATCTGGATCGTCAAAGGTAATGTTGGGGTAAAAATGAGCGAATCAGAATATGAACGTTTATATCAAGAGTTTGTAAGAAAAGGCGGCGGGACGTATACCTTTGATGGCATTTCCCAAACCCCTGCGGAATATTATGATATTACTTCACTCAGTGAACTCAGTGCCGAAGAACGTGCAAGATTAGATGCCGCACAAGAGCAATACAATCGTCAAGCCGCACTGAATGCTATCAACGATGAACTTTTGAATGGTGGGTTCACAAACCCATTGACCAATATAGTTCAATCTGGACGAAATTCATTCAATACGATGGAAACTGACGAAGGTGTTTTGCTTCTTGACGCACTTAATTCTGCAATAAACGCCAGCCTTTATCGCCAAGATATACTTGACTATTTTATAGCATCTGGCATTGGCCTTGGTTTTCTATCAACTTCTGGATTGCCAAGTCAAGCATATCCCATGTATGACCAAGTTCAAACGCATACGGATTCTCAAGTATCGAATTTAGTTCAAACTATACAAGATGTAAATAGTCTTGTGAGTATGTCAAAACAATTCGGAGAACAAGATAATTCTTGTAACCAATTCAATGCACTTATGGGATTACTGTCTGGCTCGTTTGATGGGATATTCAGCTTCTTAGAAGGAGTAACGAAACCTATAATGGATTTCATTCGCCCGTTTATGGGTCCAATAAGCAGTATTATAGGCATAATTCAGGGTGGTGCGGCTGGAATAATAAATGCAATATCTGGTGTGTTGAGTCCAATTATGAGTGTATTCACAAGTGCTATGAACTCTGTTTCCGAATTAGTATCAAAGGCAACTGGATTTATAAGTTCCATCACAAGTCAGATTGCAAGTGAAGTATCTGGACTTCTCAACATGGTGTCCAGCTTGGTTCAAATGGCGCAAGCACTTGCAATCGCAGCAGCGTCATTTGACGTATGCCAACTGGCAGTGTTGTTGAGAACAGGAAGTCCTACATTAACCTCTGCGTTGCAACAATATTCGACACCACTTCCAAGCATACCGTCTGCCATATCCACTTCTATTGACCCACGTGCCAATCCACTGAGTGTTCAGAACGCGGTAACAGCAGCAAGACAGTCAACTCTTACTGCTCCTGGTGTTCCGCAATCTCCAATGATACCATCTGCGATGCTATATCAGCCAATGAGTGCATATCTAACTTCTCCATTGAGTAAATTGATAGCTCCTATAAGTGAAGCATTTTCTGCGATACAGACTGTTACTGGTCAGATAAGCATGGTTAAAAACGCGCTTACAAACTTTCAATCTTTTGGTTCGGCTAGTGGCATATCAACTGTTGATTATGTGCAGCCAACTTCCACAGTAAAAATGGTCAAAAGCAAAGCATTTTCTACATACTCAGCAACTTACATGAACCAAATTCTGAGAAGAAAAACAGATTTGAAAACTCTTAGAAATGAAATAACCCAAGGTATAAGTAGAAATGATGTTGGCTATTCAACCTCGGTAAAAGGACAAGCCAAGTCAATCATTGAATCCCTTGCATTGGCAGAGCGTTCAATAACTACTACAATGGATGGACATACCGCCGTTCTTGTCTATTCCACGCCTGATGGCAAAAGAAACGAAGATATTGAAACTTTTGCCAAAAATGAATATGACACGGTTATATCTCCGTCAGTGACTGGAATACTTACAAACACAAAACGTGTATACGATACATCGCTTACTTGGTGGAACTCGGTAAAAATTGGATAAATATGAGAAATAAGGAGCAATATAAATGCGTATTGATGAAGTATTAAATCGTCGTCTTGAAGAGGGGGTTGACGATCCTCATATTTTCAAAGCACTATTTTTGGCTGGTGGCCCCGGTTCTGGAAAAAGTTATGTCTCTGGTAAAATGACAGGACAAAAGCACGTCAGAACTGGATTGAAGGTTGTAAACTCGGATGACATGTATGAGTATCTAATGGGCAAGGAAGGCATGGAAATGTCTCCTGACAATATCTTTAGTCCAAAAGGACAGGAGTTACGCCAACGTGCAAAAGAACTCACCAAGAGCCGCGAACAAATTTATACTGATGGGCGTCTTGGGCTAATCATTGATGGAACTGGTAAGGACGTAGACAAAGTTCGTGTCCAAAAAGAAAAGTTGGAAGAACTTGGGTATGACACGATGATGCTATTCATCAACACAAGTGAAGATATTGCTATTGCACGTGATGCGTCTCGTGAACGTTCGGTTGGTGCGAAAGAAGTTTCAAAAATGTGGAAATCGGTTCAAGATAATATTATGAAATTCCAACAGCTATTTGGTGCAAAAGACTTTCACGTTGTTGACAACTCTGGTGGCCTAGAAGATACTGACCGTGCTGATGAGTTTGCAAAAGTTGAATTAAATATTGACAAATTCCTAGCCACGCCACCACGAAAGCCACAGGCCAAGAAATGGATTCGTGCAGCAAAAGAAATCAAATCAAACGACCAGACACTTGACATTTGATTGTCAGTATGGTATAAAGGCTATTAAATGAGTGATATAATAAAGCAACTACAACAGTTTAGAAAGCCGCTTGATTTGGAAAAACTCAAGCAAACGCATGTCCACTATTTCACACCTTGTTATGGTGGAATGTTGACCGAAGGATTTTTTCGTTCTTGGAGCAAAGGAAATATTCTTTTCACAAAATACGGAATACCATATTCGGTAACGACAAGCGCAAATGAATCACTGATACCACGTGCTCGCTGTCACATGGTTGCATACTTTCTTGCAAACCCAAAAGCAACGCACATGATGTTTATTGATGCCGACATCACATTTGACCCTGTTGATATTCTGAATATGATACAACACGACAAAGATGTAATCGTTGGCGCATATCCAAAGAAAGAAGTTGATTGGAACAGCGTGAAGTCTGCGATTGAAAGCGGCATTGCTGGCAACCAACTCCGTGATACAGGTGCATCATATGCAATCAATTATGAATGGAAGTATGAAGACCAAGAAGATGGCACACAGAAACGAACACTTCAAATTGAGAATGGTTTGGTCAAGTTGAAAGATGGCGCTACTGGGTTTATGCTAATCAAACGCAGCGTATTTGAAAAGATGATCGAAGCGTATCCAGAACTATACTTCAAAAATGACCTAAACCTTCCAGAAGATGTTGCCAAATGGACATATCTGTTTTTTGACTGTATGCATGACCCAGAATCAAAACGTTATTTGTCAGAAGATTATGCGTTCTGTCGCCGCTGGCAAAATCTAGGTGGCGAGGTGTGGCTTGACCCATTAGTGAAACTAGACCACATGGGAAGTTTCAACTTCAACGGAAACGTAAGCAAAATGTTTCGTAGAATATAAAAAAAGCGGGGTTTATTTCCCCGCTTTTTTCTTCTTTACTGGACGTGGCAGTTCTTCGTCTTCGCCATAGTATGGAATATGTGACATTACTTTCCTCCTTTTTTCTTTTCAGGCTGGCCGCGAAAGTATGTATGGTCTGGGTCTATCATTATATCCATCCTTTCAAATTTTGTTTTGCTCTAAGTTGCCATGGTGCTTCCCCACGTGCAATCAGGCGTTGACGGCGTTCTAAATCTGATAGGCTTAGACTGTCTGCCAGATATTCTTCAATAATGGTTTTCTCATCCTTGCGGACAAAAAGAGTTCTGATAAAATTCATCATTTGTTTGTTGCTCCATATGTTGCTTCATGTGCGATACCATGAATATCACCTCTAGTGAATCCTAGGTCGTATAGTTCTCTGTCTGACATGCTTGACAGTTCGTTGAATGTCTGGCGATAAATCGCTCTTCTATTCCACCAAGTAATGAACGCAGAAATCATATCTTCACTCCAACTGTTGGAAGTCTTCCGTTAGAGTTCAGAAGATATTCGTATGCCCACTGCCAGTCATTGCCATATTCAATTTTTGCCAAGGTCATCAAATCTGAACGATGCGACTTGGATTTGTTTGAGAACATTTTTACAAATGGTGCAAAAAATAGGTTAGTCATTTTAGTCTCCGTATATGTGTGATGTGTAAATAAAATGCCGCAATGCAGCATTAGTATTTATATGAATATATCAGTAAAATTGACCTATTTCAACCCACATTTTGGAAGACTCGGTTTGCGCTAACCGCATAGCTAGGGGCAGATAAATAAATTTGAACAAATGAGGTATCTATGAAATTCAATGGGAACGTATTGGTTACTGGCGGCGCAGGGTTCGTCGGCAAGCACGTGGTAAGGAAGTTACAGTTAGAAGGATATAACGTAACTGTAATAGACCTGAAACCGCAACCAGATGACTTACAATTTGTTACATACATTCAGGGTGACATTGTAGATATATCATCTTGTTTGACTGCTTGTGAAGATCAAGATTATGTTATACATATTGCCGCCAAGGCAAGAATACCAGAAAGTTTCACAAATCCAAGTGCATACTTTTTGAATAACGTAGTTGGCACACAGAACTTACTGGCGGCGGCGGCAGCTAAAAAAGTAAAAAAGGTGATATACGCAAGCAGTTCGAGTGTATACGGAAACCATCCAACACCAAACAAGCCATACCATAAACCAAATCCTCTGAACTATTATGCTATGACTAAGTTGTTCGGTGAACATTTGTGTAAGCAGTTTCGTAATCTTTATGGGTTGGAATATACCATACTGAGACTGTTTACTGTATATGGTGATGGCCAACCGAATGATGATTCAAACGGTCTTATGATTTCAAAGTTTGCTCGGATGGCAGTAGAAGGAACCCCACTCACAGTTCATGGGGATGGTTCGGCAAGACGGGATTTCATCCATGTGTATGATGTTGCCAATGCGTTTTATGTTGCGATGAAAAGCAAGGTGAAAAACGAAGTGTTCAACGTAGGAACAGGAGAAAACATTTCTGTCAACGAAGTGGTTGACATATTGAAATCTTATGTAACTGACCTAAATATAAATCAGGTGTCCAATCCAAAAGGATATGCTACCACAACATTGGCTGACATATCAAAGATACGAAAGCTGACGGGGTGGAAGCCAACTATCATGCCCGCCGATGGGATTTCTCTATTTTATTATGACTTGTTTAGTCAGAAAATACATTGACTTTAGGCAATATGTATGATATAAATATAGCATGTATTCTATTCAGAAAGATGAGTAATGTCCGATAATAAAGATAAATTCAATCACAACCTTGATCCAATCTCACGGGTGAAATCAAAGATTAATGACCCGATGAACTTGCCTATGACTGGCGATCCAGACAAAGATAATATTACGATTCTTCCAGATCGTCCACCAATTTTTCACAACGTTCCGAACTATACCATTGAAAAAAATCCATTTTCGTTCTTGTATATTGATATGACATACAAGTGTAACATGGAATGTGGTTTCTGCGATACGCCTGTTCGGCACTACAAAGATATGCCTATTGAAGTGTTTGAAGATATGTGCCGTAGGCTTCCTCGTCCAGTCAGTATGCGACTTCTTGGTGCAGAACCTACGTTGTATAAAGACTTGTTCAAGGCTATTGAAGTAGGAACAAAGTATGGCCATCAGCTTGCCATTGTCACTAACGGCATCCGTCTATCAAACAAAAATTATGTGAAAGATTTGAAACGTGCAATTGATAATTGCGCTGACCCAAAACTTGTAAATCTATCTATTTCGCTGAATGGTGGATTTGAACGCGATGATTGGTATGAGACCATTGACCATGATATCAGTCATCGTGCAAAGAAAGTTCAAGGTTTCCATAACGTTGTTGAGGCTGGATTCCGCAGACTATGTATCAATGCAATTATTGTCAAAAACCTAAACGAAGGTGTTGTGAAAGAGTTCTACGACAAAGCAACTAGCTTACCACCGGGGGTGGTAACCAATATCCGTTTTAGAACCGCTGCAAAGCAGGGACGATATGTTGAAGACCTTTATGAGAGTGAAGAAGAACACACATCGTATAGCGGTGTTGAACTCAACGAATATATCAAAACAATCATTCCCGAAGCAAACGCTCCGTTGAAATGGATTCGTGACGGTGTGAACCCAAGTGACGGTGCTGGCAATCATATCAACAACCCAAACCTAAAGTGCAATCAGTGTTGCTTGATGTATTACATTCAGCCAAAACTATGGGTTGCCACTGTTGAGTTTGGCTCACACAACTCTGCTCTATGTTGGAGACGTGGACAATTTGTAACTTCAACGCAGACCATTCAGCCAGCCCACCATTATATTGACGAATTGAGTCGATATGTAAATACTTACGTTCCAGAAGGTATGAAACAACTTTCGGCACACCAACTAAAAAAGCGTATGTATACAGATGTGGTCAAAAAGGGACGCAACCCATTGACTAATCCAAACTGGCAGGAGTAGTATGAAAATATTCGACTTTTCGCATTTGAACACAGTTGGAGAAACATATTGGCAGCATCTAAGATGGTGCCTATATTCCACTGGTGTTTTTGTCGTTATGATCTTTCTTGCGGTAGCACATGGAATATTTCCGTTTCTTTTTGCAAATCTTCCAGACCGTGTTATGATTTCGTATTTGAGAAATTTTCGAAAGCGTAGATATGAAACAGGACAGGCGGAAAGATTACCTGAATGATGTTTTCAACTGCATACATTCCATACCGTGCTTATTATTCTTCTCCGTATTCTCGTTACGGAAAAACATTCAAAAATGAAAACGCTATTGAACTAAGTTCTGCCACCACTAAAAAATGGATGGAATCAAAATCATTTGATCCGTCCATTGTGGATTTTGTTATATACGGTAATTCAGTTCATCAGCATCATGGATTTTGGGCTGGACCTTGGAGTGCTGCACTTATCGGAGCAGTCCATACAACAGGGACGATGATAAGTCAGGCTTGCACAACTGGTGCAACTGCGATATATCAAGCAGCATCGAATGTTGAACTTGGTCTTTGCAACACTACATATACATTGGTAGCAGATAGAACATCAAATGGCCCAATCGTTCAGTGGGCAGAGTATGACAAAACAGAAAATTGGATTGAGGATAACTTTCTTCTAGACCCATGGGGCAAGACTTCCATGCTGGAAACTGCCGATAGAGTTGCAAACTCTAAGGGTATAAGCAAATCGCAAGTTGATGACATTACAGTAAGACGATATGAACAGTATTATTCTTTATCCGAAAGACCATATATTTTTGAAACACTAGGATTGAAAGCAGACGAGGGTGTTAAAAAGATTGACCATGCAAGATTGGCTCGTTTATCTCCCGTTCAGTCGCATGGAGTTCATAGTATTGGAAATCTGACCTATCCTGCCGATGGGCATTGTGGAATATTTGTAACCGACCCATATACCGCAAAAGAAATGTCGAGTGAGTTGATACCAATACAACTATTGTCATATGGATACTCAAGATGTGAAAAATCTATGATGCCTATTGCGTCAGTGGATGCAGCAAAGATGGCACTCAAAAATGCAGATGCATCCATTACAGATATGAAGGTAGTCAATCAACACAATGCTTTTGCTGTAAACGATATTGCTTTCGCAAATGAATTTGGAATCGACCCGTATGTAATGAACAACTATGGAAGTCCGTTGGTTTACGGACACCCTCAAAGCCCAGTTCTATCGAGATTGATAATAGAAGGAATTGAGGAAGCGGTATCTGTTGGCGGCGGCTATGTTCTTGTAGCGGGCGCGGCTGGCGGGGATACTGGTGCAGCAGTGGTATTGAAAGTTGGATAAGTTTGAAAACATACCTTGGCCAAACTGGAAAGGGCAAAAGTATTTAGGTGAGATTGACTTGTCTGGTCCTTCTCTTATCGACTATTTGGATTGTCCAGAGGCAGCACCATTGCATCAAAATATTGTTTCTATACTAAAAAATAATGATTGCAAGAATGTCGTGGATGTTGGATGTGGCGAAGCAAGAATAGTGGAAAGATATGATTTTTCTCATTACATGGGTTTTGATTTAGAAAAACGACTTCTTCTTAGAGCACGACGAAGATACCGAGAAAAACAGAACCATGAGTTTAGGCATTGCGGTTGGAATGATGACGTGTCTGTGAGTTTCAAGGTGGATGCGTTAATGTTCATAGGAACACTAAGTTACAATGAGAACCATATAGATGGGTTTGAAAAACTTTGTCAACTATACCGACCACGCATAGTAATAATTCAAGAAATTTTGCAGGAACAGACATATGTCGCAGAAACAAACAAGTTGAAAGCGATGCCGCTTGATTATTATATGTCATATCCTCATAAGTATCACGAGTTTGATTTGCCAGTATGGTGTGGACACAGAGCGCAGTTAGAGATTTACTATGAGTAAATTTACGAAACAAGTAAGACCAATAGTCTTACCAGAAGTAAATAGTCTCATTAAAAAATCTGGTATCATGCCAATCAATGATGACTGTAGATATAAGACAAATATAAAAGAATGGCTAAGTCCTGTCATTGACCTAAGTGAATTTTATGTATATCCTATCAATGGAATTACAGAAGGATTGAATTACTGGTCTGGAAAAGAACAGAGGAATATTACAAAAATTGATGGCGATTACGAATGGGTAGATTCCACATTTTGTAGAAATGGTGAAATAAGATATGTATCTGTGCCAAGTTCAGTTGACGGAAATTTCAAAGAACTCGACTATGACGGACCTATCGCATTAGATATAGCATATGTTGGAACCACGAAGCCACAATTCATACCTATGGCTGAAAGCATTGAAACTGTATTCTATAGTCTTAGTAAACCGTTTGGTCTTAAAAATCTAAGAACTGGTTGGTATTTCACACGGCGTCCAGATGTGAAACTTTACAATCTTCATATCAAGTCAAACTACTATAACTATTTCTCTCATCAAATAGCAGAACTTGTGATTGAGCACTTTACAATTGACTATGTTTATGATAGAATGAGAAAAATACAGTTGGATGTATGTGATAAAATGAACCTCATTCCGAGTGATAGTGTTTGGCTTGCTACATCAGATGATAATATCTATGATAGCTTCAAACGTGGAAACACCAATCGGCTGTGTATTACTGAGTTTATGAAAGAGCATGAAGGTATATCAGAACTTTATTCTTGATAGCACACGTTGGAACCACATTGCAGAACGCGATGGGGATGTAATTGTTTCAACTCCTTATAAGAGTGGAACCACGTGGATGCAAAATATTGTCTTGCATCTTATATTCTTAGACTTTCAGTCAAGAAACATCAACACTTTTTCTCCTTGGATAGAAAACAGAATCAAACCTATAAATGAACTCAAAGAGATTGTGGAGTCACAGCAACACCGCAGATGCTTCAAGACGCACTTACCAGCAGATGGCTTGAAAATACGAGGTAACAGCAAATACATTATTGTTGGGCGTGATCCAAGGGATGTGTTTGTGTCTCTATGGAACCAATATAAAAACTACACTCCTGAGTTTTATGAGTTAGTAAACAATACGCCAGGTCGTGTAGGAAATGAATTACCAGTATGCCCAACACATGTTTCTGATTTTTGGGATATGTGGATAAACAGAGGATGGTTTCCTTGGGAGAATGAAGGATATCCGCACTGGTCAAATCTTAGAAATGTTCAAACTTGGTGGGATATATCAACACATCCAAATATATTGTTAGTCCACTATAACGATTTGTTGGTAACGCCAATAGATGAAATTAAAAAAATATCCCAGTTTTTGAATATATACATAGACATGGAAGCTGCTAAACGTATCTCTGAATTAGTAAGTTTTTCATACATGAAATCAAATTCGGATATCCTATTGCCAAATAGTTCTAAAACCTATAAAGATGGAAATCATTCTTTTTTTAATAGCGGAACATCAAATCAATGGAAGTCAGTTTTATCTGAGAAACAGCTTTCGGAATACGAAATAGTATCAAACAATGAACTTACAAAAGAATGCAAAAAATGGTTAGAGGGAAGTGAATAAGATGAACAAGAACGCAACACAGTATTTCATACGCAAAGCGCCGACTATTGCAATTTATTACGAAGATGAAAAGATTACATATGATTCTCTGTATGACAACGTGAATCGTTATGCGAATCTGCTTTCATCAAAATATAATAAGGGAGACGAAATCCTTGTTATTATGAATGACCGCCCAGAATATTTCTATTTGTTTTGGGGGGCAGTCAAGGTTGGTATTATCCCTTCACTTCTAAGCACTATGCTAACAGACGATGAATACCAAAAAATCAAGAGCGAAAAAAAATACAAACATGTTTTCACTGATGAAAACATTGCAGAGTTTGATGCCGCTGCAACATCAACCGACGAGTGTGATATGGCTCATGCAGAAGATACAGACCTGTGTTTCTACTTGTTTTCAAGTGGGACAACTGGTTATATAACTGCCATTCCGCATAAGCATCGGGACATGGCACGAACAGCAATCAATTATGCCAAAAAAACATTGAATATGACCGCATATGATGTTTGCTACAGTTCTGCAAAACTATTCTTTGCTTATGGATTTGGCAACAGCATGACATTTCCATTGTTTGTGGGTGCATCAACAGTTCTGGTATCAGAGTCATCTACTGCGAAAACCGCACTGGAAACAATTGAGAAGTATAAGCCATCGCTATATTTCGGAGTTCCAACTTTATATGCACATATGTTGAAATCTCTATCAACGTCTTCTCGTGACCTTAGTTCAGTCCGTTTGTGTATTAGTGCAGGGGAACCATTATCTGCCAAAATATTCAATGATTGGAACAAAACGACTGGTGCGAAAATACTTGATGGCATCGGGACGACTGAGGCTCTACACATCTTCATTTCTAATCGTGTTGAAGACAACGAAGCTGGATGCAGTGGAAGATTGGTTCCTGGGTATCAGGCACGAATACTTGATGTTCAAGGAAATGAGGTTCCAGATGGTGAAGTTGGATATCTTTACATAAAAGGAGAAAGCATCAGCGGCGACAATGAGTGGAATAGCACTGGCGATATGTTTATAAAGAATGGTCCAAAGTATTACTATCAGGGACGAGCAAATGACATGCTCAAAATTGGTGGACTTTGGGTGTCTCCAACAAAAATTGAAAGTAAAATCATGGAACATTCAAATGTTCTTGAAGTCGGGGTGGTTCAAAGTTCAGACGCCAATGGACTGATAAAACCAAAAGCGTATGTTGTCACCAAGTCGCCATGCGATGACCCAATAAAGTTTCGCAATGAACTAAAAAAACTATGCATTGATGAGTTGCCACCAAATCACTATCCGAATTGGATAGAACTTGTTTCGAGTCTACCAAAAACTGCGACTGGAAAAATAAAACGATTTCAACTCCGAGTGGCAGATGCATTTTCTCCACCAAATGAAGAAGTGAGTGAGGGGTGATTAAATATCACCCCAATTACAATATCCACTAAAGTTTATAAACACTCTTGTGGTGTTTGCGTTTCGAACACCATGAATTACCTTGTTGGCGTTTAGCACGGTTGGGTGCTGAGTGCTATAAGAGTGAGTTCCCAACAAATAATCTTCATTGTGTTCTACAGTTGTAAAGTTGCCCTTATTCACTACTGGCAAATCATCTTTATATAAGTGAACAGTTGCGCCGCCTTCCGCTGGAAGTATTGGGACCATAATGCTGCATGTTCTTGCGAAATCTTTGTGTGGTGGAAGTTCAAAGTTTGGTCCGTATATCCAAAGAACTGGAAAGTTTGGTCCAGTTGTTTTTGTAATATATTCCAATTCTTTTGTGAGTCTGTTTACTTCTGGATTGTCATATCTTTCCAGATGACGAATGAACTTGTGTTGGTCCCCAGAATGTTGATGCTTTCCAGATGGAAGGCATTTTGGGCATATACATCTAAAGTATGGGCTATCTTCCGCATCATCTTCAATATAATCCGTGTGACGTTCTATATAGTTCACAGCCTTGTGTTTTATGCTGTGATAAAATCGTTCAAGTTCTTCACGGTCATAAGTTATATGTTTTAGTTCTTTGATGTGTGCTTCAGTTATCATTTTTTGTGCTTTCTAAAAACTTTTCTACATTCAATTTCCACAATGTCTGTGGGGTATCGTATAATATAACTTCTTTTATATATTCTATGTAGGAATCATTTATTTTAGATTCTATTTTGAGTGACCTATCATACCGTGTGATTTCTCCATAAACTGGATTTTCTACATTTGTTGTCACATATAAGTCTTTGGTTGGAAGTTCAGTGATGAAGGAATTTATATATAGCTTTCCTCTTGCACCAGTCCCACGATGCAGACCTTTGTTTGTTCCTGACTTTGGAAGGGTGGCACTGCGAAAAAATATTCTCCAAGCGTTTTCTGAAATCTGTGGAAGATATTGATATCCAGCAACCGACACCAGTTTGTCGTTGACAGTGATTCCAAAAAATCCGCCACCTTCATTTATAGTCCGTTCAAATTTCATTGCCTTCAAAGAGCTATTATTTACCCAACCCAGTGCCTCGCATTCTTTACAGAAGCCTTCCACTACTGACTTGTCTTCTAAAGATAGTTTATGTATTATCATCCAAAATCACTGCTACCAAATGTATGCGGTCTTCCTTACTGCCATTGAAGGCTGTATGATGAAGAATAGTATTTGTATGCCACCAAGTTTGTTGAGGCAAGTGTTTTACTTCGTCCTCAATAATCATAAAACAACCCTCTTGAGTTTTGATTGGAAAGTGAATACGGGGGGTCGAGTCAACGTGCCAAGTCAAGCAAGTTTTTGATTTGCTTTTCATGATACGAACTCTTCCAACGTGGTAATGTTTGGTTAGTTCTTTGTATACATCTTCAAATACGGTGCTTTCAAATTGCTTACACAACACGTTGAAATCGCCTTCTTTCAATGGAACGTCATACGGAGGAACTATTATTTTTTCGTGTCCATATTCATCTATGGTTTCAATGGCATTGTCCCAATCTAAGCTGAGACTTCCCGTTCCCTTTTTGTAGTTTGTTTCATGCCCGATAATGCTGTTCAAACATATTTGATTCGAGTCTGCCCAACTTATGGTGTTTGATGCCAAAAGTTTGTTTAGCTCTTCAAGTAAGTTTGTGTATATAGGTAGGTTAGTGAGTTGAGTATAATGTGACATTTTATCCTCGTTGTTTATACAACTATTTATGCTTTGCCTATTGACATTCCAAGACGAATCGTGTATAAATAGTATTGTAATCGTTGAAGCAGACGATAGACATTCTGGACCTGGGGGCAGTACCCAGCGGGTCCACCACAGATACATTCCTACAGGAATCTGATCAATTCTGGGTTGGTTCCACACCGTGCAAGAGGAACTGAGTGTATCTTTGATGGGCTCGAAATAGGATCGACAGGTGTTGAAAGCAAGTGGAGATTACCGTGTTGGCCTACGTTATTCAGCCAAAAAACTAAATGCAAACGAAAACTTTGCTCCTGTAGCTTACGCACTAGCTGCCTAATCTACTTGGGTGGGTCACCTACCTCGAAACAGAAACGGTGACACTCACACCACAACTTAGAAAGAATTAGATGAAGTATATACTCAAACTACTTTCGTTGGATAAATATTCAGGTGATAGAAGTATGCACAGAGTGCATCAATCAAAATATGAGGATTTATGCCAATAAATGGAACCAACTCCTACTGGATTTTCGGATAAAATAGCTTACGGTTTGACTATGAGTTTCCGTTGGTTTGCAGATACATTTTTTGCAAAACGATATGGACATAGAGCCGTAGTGTTAGAAACTGTCGCGGGAGTTCCTGGAATGGTGGCGGGAATGTGGCAACACTTGCGAAGTCTTCGCAAGATGAAACCAGATGAACGTGGATGGATCAAAACCTTATTGGACGAAGCAGAAAACGAGCGTATGCATCTCATGATTTTCATTGAGATTGCAAAACCAAACTGGTTTGAACGATTACTTGTGCTGTTTGCTCAATTTGTGTTTTGGCACTTCTACTTCGTTCTATATGTTTTCTTTCCGAAAACTGCACACCGAATGATTGGTTACTTTGAAAACCAAGCAGTAGTGAGTTACACACAATACTTAGAAGAAATTGACTCTGGCAGAACAGAGAATATACCAGCACCGAAAATAGCGATAGACTACTATAAGCTGAAATCCACTGCAACGTTGCGAGACGTTATAGTTGCAGTGAGAGCCGACGAACAAGGGCATGCTGATGTGAACCACGGAATGGCAGACGAACTAATAACCAAGTAAGATTTTATCGTCAGATTGAAATAAAGGGTGGCTTCGGCCACCCTTTTGTTTTTGATAAATACACTAAATATGGAGAAACTTCATGAGATTTAGTGAAATAACTGAAACAATGTTGTCAGAAATGATTGTTCGTCACCAGACAGAACGTGGTGATATGCTTGTTGCGTTCAAGGATAGTATATGGATTTTTGACCAAGACGAATATGACCATAACGAAAATGCCATTCAAGACAATATAGAAAAGATAGCTGGCCCCATGCCAACATATGCGTCAAGCATTTCCGATGAAAGACCAGACATGGTGGTTGGCTCATATAATGATATAGACAATACACTTACCATTGAAGGTTCAGATACTAAACAGCATCCAGTCACTTCAAAACTAATTCAGAAAGTTGTAAAACAGCTTGGTATAGAAAATGTAGAATACGCATCGCTATCTGGTGACGTTGATTCATCTTATTCTCCAAAAGAAATAAAAGGAAAACTTCCAGAATACGGATACCATGGAACCAGCCTTCGTAGACTACGTGGTATTTTGAAGACTGGACTTGCGGCACAGAATATGGGAAACTGGGGGAATATTCATACGAAGGGTGCGATATTTTTTGCCGTAAGCGATAGCGTCCCCCGTTTTCATGCGAATAGAACAGCAACAAGAGACACAGATATTCCTGTAATCATAAAGTTCAAAATACCAGACCAATCAAGAATATTTGCGGACTATGATGTTGCATCTGAGTTGTATGGGTCTTGGAGTCCACACGCGCCAAAAGAATACCAAAATTCAGCAACGATGCCAGCGAGAGATAATAGCATAACGAAGCATCACAAGCGCCCAGAGAATCTATGGAAAGATATGGGAATCTTTGGATATAAAGGCAGAATACCACCATCCATGTTTGTTGAGTTCTATACCACTTCTATGGCACCGAGTGATTATCCAGAAGAAGATGGATATGTGGAGCGCAGCCGAGAAGAAATGAATGATTACATGAAGGCGTATGTTTATGTTGCTGACAATTTTGGTGATGTTCAAGATTATATAGATGACAACTGGTTGCATTATAGTGCGGATGATATTATCGCTGATTTTGAACCAGAAGAAGATGAAGAAGACCTATGAAAATAAATGAAATAGAACGTATGCTGGATGAAGAAGCCGTATTCTCAAGTTGGATAGATGACTTGAGTTTGGCAAAGGATGGCTCTGGTGACGTTGTTATGACATTACACAGTGGTCGTAGATATGTAGTGTCAGATGTTGGCAAACCATTATTCATAGAATGGATAAGTGCGATGTCAAAAGGAAAGTTTTGGCATTCCGACATAAGAGACTATCACACCACTTACAGGGTTCAATAAGGAAGTTCTAATGAAAATAAATGAAATAATCACCGAAAGCAGAGTTGGTCTTTTTGAAATGCGAGTTCGATTGAACCGAGTTTCGCAAGGCAGTGAACTTCCAGAAGGTTCAGTTGTGTTTGGTTATGCAGACAGTATTTGGGTAGTTACCAGAACCGATTGGAAAGAAAACAAAGAACAAATCGTGGCGGATATCCGCCAAAAGATGGGTCTGGATGACAGCGAACTAAAGGCTGGATGGTCGTTAGAAGCATTGATGGATTTGGGTGACATACGCTCTGATGTAGTGGCGTTCAAAATGGATGAAGGAAGATTACTATATCGTCGCCATACCTATGGACAGTCGCCACAAACTTCTCCTTTATTCAAGAAAGTTACTTCTTACATAAAGCAAACATTTGGCATTGACCCACAGCCATTTTCTATGGGTGTGCGAATGGATACTGGAAATAAAAGAGAGGTTGACCCATCTACATTTAGAGGCGAACTTCCAAGAGAAGGATGGCATGGAACAAGTATTGATGCAGTCTCATCTATGTTGTCAAAAGGTATTGTTCCACAAAAAGCTGGAAACTATGGTGACGTTCATACTCCTGGTTATGTATTTTTTGCTGCTGATAAATCATCGTTGGTTCACAGATATGCTATGCATTCATCAGGTGGAATGTGGACTATGAAAACCATTCCAATAATTGTGCATTTCAAAGTTCCAGACGAAAACAGAATCAAGCCAGATGTTGATGTGGCACATAACTTGTATGGTAAAAAAGCAGCACAAGCAAACCCAGACTACAAACATCTTCCATTTACTGACAAGGAAGAAGGGCAACCAGATTCAACAAAGGGCAAAAAGAATCCAGAACGTATGTGGAAGCATAGTGAACTTTTTGGATATAAGGGTCGTATTCCGCCATCACATATTATAAGTTTCATTTCATACAAGCAGTTTGGTGGAGAGAACATAAGCGTTGAACAAATGATTGAAAATATCAAGGCTTGGAATTATTTGAAAACAAAATATACTATGCAGGACATATTCAAGTCTCAAGTGAACTGGGGTGGAAAAAACGCAAAACAGATTGTCAAAGAAGTTTCTGAAGCCTTAGACCAACCAGAACAGTGACAAAAATATCACACTTTGCACTTTCGCATAAATAAGTCTTGTAATCTTATGACATATGGATTATATTAATACAAATGAACCAGAGAGTTCATTTGGAATACAAAAAAGGAATCACTTACACATGAAAACTACACTTATTGCAGCCGCAGTATGCGGTCTAATCGCGACTCAAGCATCCGCTCTTGAACTATCATTCGGAACTGACGTTTCTGTTCTTTCTACTGAGGGCGTAGAAACTTCTTCTGCTGAGTTTTCCGTTGATGGAAAGCATGACCTTGGCGGCTTCACTGCTATTGCTGGCGTAACATATGACGTTACCGAGACTGACCTAACCGAGTTCTACGTTGGTGCAATCGTTGGTAATACCACTCTTTCTTATGGCGACCAATCTGGCGTTTTTGACTTCGCTGGTGGCCTAACCAAAATTTCTGGCAATGTTCTTGCTGATCCAGCCGCAACTGACCGCACATTTGTTGTGTCGGGTCTTGCATATTCCGCATCAGTCGGTCTGAATGATAGCGAAGTTGAGAATGTCCAAGCAACCTATGCTATTCCAACCTTCAACGGTATTGATGCAACTGTTGGTGCTGACTACAACCTAACAACCGAAGATGTAACACTTGGTCTTGCTGCAAACACCAAACTTGGTAACGGTGTTGTTGTTGGTGGCGTCCTAACTTATGCTGATGACTACGCAGTTGAACTAAACGGTTCATACAAGAACGCATCTGCGTTTGTCACATTTGATGATGAAGGTGCTGATGTTCTTGGCGTTGGATACACTCACACCGTAAGCGATAAAGCCGACCTATATGCAGAAGCGGGTTATGACTTCAACACTGAAGATACCACTGTTGCATTGGGTGCTGCCCTACGTTTCTGATAAAATCAGCAACTAAAACAAAAAGTCGCCTTCGGGCGACTTTTTTATTGACAATCAATGACTTATTTGATATAAATATAGAAATAGTTGACGAGCAACTATTTTATACACACACAGAAATGGAGAAAATGATGAACGATTATGCAAAACAAATGCAAGAGTTTATGACACAGATGACTGAGGCAATGACTTCAGCTATGCCAAAAGTAAAGCCAAACAAGAATGGCTACGAGATTCGCACCAAGGTTCTTGAAATCGCAAAAGATATGGAACAGTTTGAATACAGTGTAAAGTTCAATGGGTGGGAACAAACCGTTGAGCGTGACACTTCAACTGGACAGATTATCACAACTGTAAAAATGCCAGAAGTCCCAAGTGCAGACAAAGTTTTGGAAACTGCGCAAAAGTTCTACGACTTCATCAACAACGCATCGTCAGGCAAAAAAAGCTCTTGACGAATCACCCAGAATAGGGTATATTGAATAAATAATAAGGCAATATAAAACACACTGAATATGTTGCCTTATTTGTAAAAACACTAAAACTTACTTATATCGGATATGGACCCTGCTTTTTCATTCTATATCATTATAACATAGACTTTATATAGTATTGGTTCGGTCACTGACTTTCATACCGAATAACAGAGTGAAAAATCTAAATTTTCAATAGATTTGAACTTTTATATAGCAAACTTAGTAATCTAACAATAAGAAAAGCCGAGATACTGGACGCAGTATTCTCGGTTTTTCTACCTACGGAGAATAAATGAAAAAGTATTGGATGGTGTGCCTTGGGCGTATAAGTTTTGATGTTGTGTTGGCAACCACCGCCGATGAAGCAATTGCTAACATAAGAGAACGGTTTGGCGATGAAACCAACTACATTTATTTTGAAAAATATCGTGCCTTTCTTATAGAATAGTGTTGACTTCCTCTGCGAATCGATATATACATATCATGTAGCCAAGAGAGAGGAAATCACTATGGGCCGTTCAGTTTCTTATCCTTCTAATACCGCTGCTGTTTGCTTCCGCGATGTATCCAGCTTCGGGTATGTGATGGACGAAGATGGTGTTGTCACTGACGAATACGATGAGTGGCAGGGCCGTGACGACTGGGATTGGTTTGTTGAAAGCATCAAGAATGACGCGACCGAAAAGTGGTCTTCGTTCTCTGAATGTGACGAATGGGTTGGTCGTGAAGACCGTGCCATTCTTGAAAATAACTTCGCTTACATCGGCGTGAGCGAATACTGTGGCCTTGCTGCGGTGTGGCTGTTACCCAAAACTGAAGCACTGTTGAACACTGGTTACAGCGAAGATGCTGCGATGGCAAACCTTTCTGAAAACTGGTGCAAACGGATTGCCAAAAACTTTGAAAAGCTGTTTGGTGAGTATGTCAAAGTTGCCGTGATGAGCAACGGCGAAGGTGTTTACAAAAAAGTGGCGTAATGGTGCGCCACGTAACTTATCTTGAGGATTAGAATGAAAGAACTACTTATTGGTGTATCTGCCGTTGTCGGCATTGGTCTACTAACATGGGGCGGAATCTATGTGAATGGATTCTTCAACGCAGAACGTGAAGCACAACGAACAAAAGTGTTTCAAGAATCGCAAGCATACAATGATGGTATGCGTCTGCAACTGAATAACCAGTGTATTGAATACGACAAGGCTGATGCGGCTGGTCGTGTTGGAATCAAGAATATGGTTCAGGATACTTTCGCATCACTTGATACTTCTGATTATCCCGCTCATCTTCAACAATGCCTTCGGAACATGGGAGTTCGCTAATGAAAAATCTTCTTGCCGCCATTCTTCTTGTCGCATCTGCATCAGTTGCAAATGCTGGATGGTTTGATGTTGAACCGCCTTCATCGGACGAAGCTGTTTCTGAGCAGATGGAAAAGCTGCTAAAAGAAGGTGAGCGTCAAACTGGACTTCCTGCTATCACTAACTTCACCGAAAAGCGTATGGTGAAATGGCTGTATGAGTTGCGTGACCAGCCAAACTATCGCACATACACATATATTGTCACCATGAATGGACAACTTATCAAGATTTGCGACTCTGTTGGTTACGGCATCAATGCCTCCATTCAGTATAGCAATCCTGAAAAGGTTGTTGACTACGAAGAATTTATTGGTGACCGTATTGACGCACATGTTGGGACACTTCCACAAGCTGAACCTAACGGTCTGTTCATGCCAGAAGGTCTTGCCGCCACCTACGTCATGTGTGTGGATGGCGATAAAGAAGACGTGAAAGCGGTTTACCTTGAACCCGAAATCATCGTGTCACCGTTCCCACTTGACAGTGTAAACGGACAATAAGAAAAAGAGGCTTCGGCCTCTTTTTTTATTTGACAATCCCTACGAATCACGATATACATATTCTGTAGTCAGCAAGGAGAGACAAATGACGAAACCCGCTCGTAAAACGATTGAAGTTGGTAAGGTTCTGCGTATGGCGAACCATTTTCTCGCCGCAAAAAATACCACTGCTGATGAGCGGGAAGGTGTTTGCTCGTTGATCGAAGCGATGCTTTTTGAGTCTGGCAACTATAACGGCTTCTGCTATTTGCCCTCAAAAGACTATCCCAATGAGGTTGATGGTCTTGGTTCTCGTCGTTTCTACTATCCTTCGCGCACGATTGTTGAGGACCACGATGCCGACCTTCGCAACGTCAACAAAATTCGTGTGTAAAAGGTCTTGACAATCCCCGCGAATCACTATATACATATCCTGTAAGCAAGAGAGAGGAAATCAGATGCGTAACGTGACTATCACTCCCGAACTGGTTGATGTTGATGTGTGCTACGGTGATTACGATGGTTTCATTACCAAGACGACTTGGGTGGTTGAAATGTTTGAGGGTAAAGAACAGGTCACCACGATGTTCTTGAAAACTGAAGAGTTTGCAAAAGAAGCTGCCGACAAATTCATTCGCCTTGGCCTGTGCGCCTTTGGCTATTGCTGAAATCAAGATAGGAGAGAACACTATGGCTTGGAATCGTGAAGGTGATTTTGTCGCTGGCAACTATATGGGTATCTTTCCCTATGCTGGCAAGATTTCTGAATCTCGTGTGAAGTATGGTGGCAAGGTCCAGCATACGGTGAAACTCCTGTCTGCCATCAACGTGTTTGGTGACGTGCGGGATACGATTTTGGTTGATGAAGACGAACTGGTTGTTGTGTAAACAGTTCTTGACTTTCTACTCGAATCACTATATACATACACTGTAGCCAACAGAAAGGGACTTCCAATGGATATTCAACTTGTTCACTCTCTCGCTCTTGCTGACGCTAAAGCCGCTTCGGATGCTGCGCTGAAACAGTGGGGTAGTGACTTCGGTGCTTGCGGTTTCGCTTGGGTGAAAGTCACTCCCAAAGAAAAAGGCAACACCAAAGGTGGTCGTGCTGAACGGAAACTTCTCGAGTCGATTGGTTTCCGTAAGGATTGGACTGGCAAATCGTGGGAACTGTGGAACCCCTCTAAGTATCCCGGTCAGAACATTGATATCAAAGAGGCTGGTGCTCGTGCCTATGCCGCAAAGATGCGTGAACTGACTGATCTGGATGCATGGGCGGGGTCGCGGCTGGACTAAAATGTCTGATATGCCACCCGTTCCATTGTTTTGGAAAATCATTCCCCGCAATATGGCGGGGATACCAAAACATCAGTTCAAGGAACGTATCAAACAATATGGAATATATCACACGATTGGAGTGATATATCATTCTTACGACGAAGAGTCGTTGGCATTGATGCTTATGATGGAAGGCGATGAAAACAACATTCGCATCATTCCATATACGCATAATACAAAAGAATCGAAAACATCGCTTGACTTTCTGAACGAATCGCTGTATACATAATCTGTAGCCAAGAGAGAGGAAACACGATGAACAGCTTCATGAACGCCCTTTACAATGCTGAAGGTTCGGTTGTCACTGGTTATAAGAATGATGTGCCGTTTCTTGGTTACATCACCAAGACTCGTGTGAAGTATGGCAGCGACATTCAAGTCACCATCGCATATGACGAAGATTCGATGAAAGAAACTGGGTATGGTGGCGACATCATTGACGGTTCGGTTCTCTTTGCTGGTGAAAACGGCACCTATCGCAATCTTCATGTTTACTTTGAGTGAGCATGATGGCAAAGATGGTTGATACACGATGCAAGTGGTGCGGATGCGAAATGAGTGTCCGTGCCGCTGATGTGGCAAGAGGGTGGGGCCGTTTCTGTTCCAAGTCTTGCAAAGCAAAAAACCAAGAAAAGAAAAACGGCCAATACAAAGCATACATGAATGGTCGTGGTGTTAGCAATCTTCATCCAGAACGATTGAAAGATTACGAAACCTATGATGTTCATCCGTTTTCATCTGAAGGGTTGGGTCAATGGACAGACTAAATATGAAAGTATACATCACTGAACGAGTGAAAGAACTGGATCATCTGATTTCCCAACAACCAGAGGGTTCCAACCATCGGTATGCGTTGATGGCTGGCAAATTTGAACTTCTACAAATGGCAGTTGCGTTGAACCTTTGATATAATGGATAATAATAATGATAACATTTTGGGCGACTGTTTGGTATGCAGGGACAGTCGTTATGGTTTTGGGATACGAAGGGCAATCTCTTGACCAATGCAACACTCTTTCGCAAATCATAAAAGATGATATTGCACTTACCTATGAAAATCCCACAGATGAAATAAAAAACAGCATTTACCCAACCAACAAGTTTGCTGTTACTTGCGAACAAAAAATCTTTTTACCACCAACGCAGGAGACAATATGATTGCTCTAAGTATTTTGATTGCTGGCTTTGTAATCGCAGACGCGATTATGTTTGTCAATGGATATAAGAGTTGGGCGTTCTTCGCCAAAACCGAACAAGAAAAGGCAGTTCGGCGGAAATGGTTTGCTGATCGTGGCATTGAATGGGATGGCAAAAAATGATAATCCGCGAAGACAAGCACGGTCTTTACATTCGCAGTGGATGGTATATGGCCGATAAGTCTGCAAAAGCATTTCGGCCCGGTGACTTTTCTGGGCATAGCCATGCTTGGAATACAACGGATGCTGGCCTAAAGAAAGGCGACAAACCAAAAACCTCGTATGTGAATGGAACATCATTCATTCGTATCAAGATGCCAGATGGCAGCAAGGTATATTGGGGTAGCTACGGGCGAACCGAAGGCGATTTTTCAGAGGAAAAGGCGTAAGTCAGATGGGTATCAATACGCACGTTTACACCTACTGGGGTGTTCGCACTGAATACAATCATGATTTGTCAGAAGACTTTGAAGAAGTATATGACGACATTGACCCTTCGCAGTATCTTTTTGATGGCATGAGTTGCGAATATATGGTGTTCGGCAATCGTCTATACGATTCTGGGGATGCACGTTGGGGAGAAATGAATAACTCTAACGAGATCGAAATCAACGATGAACTCTTGAACGAAATGAAAACAAACTTCATGACTGAGTTCAAAGAAAAGTTTCCAAAACATTACGACTGGCTTGCTGAAAAGCCATGGAAACTTGTATCACTTGTTCATTACTCGTGAGAAAATAATGGAAAAACTTGATTACTGTCCGTTCTGCGGGAATGGTGCTGGCGAAGATGGCATCAGTATCAACACTAGGCCGCATCGCTTGGGAATAAAGGCATACGTGAAGTGTGAGCATTGTTCTGCACAGGGTGGAACTTTCATTGATGAAACCGAAGACGAAGCAATCGCATCTGCTGTTCGCGATTGGAACCAAAAGGACATTCGCCCTAATACGATTTGCCACAAAGTAAAGCGTTTCTTTGTTCAACTTGAATATGACCTACGAACTTGTTGGGGGCGATACTAATGTCAAGATACGTTGAATACTATGAGGTCAAGGACATTTATGCTTATCCGCCGCCAGAAAACTACGAATACTATGCGATGGCGATAGATAAGGATGCTCACAACAAGAAAAACTTTGACACCAGTTCTCGTCGTATTTGGCGATATGATACAAAGACTGGTAATGTGTTTTATGAAAAGTATGATGGATGGACGGGCGAAAGCGCCCATTCTAAGTTTCAAGTTGACAAAGATGAGTTTCAACGTATTGCAATCGTTGCTGATCCTTGCCCATACTCCGAATACTACACAAATACACAACGCCTCAAAGCAAAAGGAATTATCAAATAATGATTACAATCGCACTCATTTTGGCACACGCATTTAGTAGCAACAAAAACTTTCAGCCAACCATTCTTTATCTTGGCACAATCATTGCCGACTGTGAGATTGCACGATACTTTTTTACTTGACTTATTTTCCGAATCACTCTATATTGTATGAGTAATCGGGAGATAGAGCATGACCAACGAAGAACTTGTCCGCAGAATGATTGACGTGCTGAAAGAGTTCGCAATGACTGCGACTTACGTTGATGCTCTTGACCTTGCCAAGCAACAGTTCGTCGCGAATGAAAGCACTCACAATGACTGGGACATCCTTGATGAAAACTACAAGTTCATCAACGTGAAGTTTGCCGAAGCTGCAATTTATGAACTCACCACTGGCAAGGAAGTCAAGTAATGATTGAAGTCACTGGCGGAACCAAGAAACAACGTGAACTCGTTCAGAGCATTGCTGAGTATTCGGCAGTGAAGCTGTTGGGTTCGCGTCTTGCCGCTTCAGTGGAAATCAATATTGAACTTCGTCATGACCTTGGCACTGCTCTTGGAAATGCAACTTGGGAAGATGACAATCATCGCCCTCGTGAGTTTACCATTGAAGTAAACGCCGCGAAACATATTCGCCTTCGTAGAATGCTGGAAACTGTCACGCATGAAATGGTTCATGTGAAGCAGTTTGCCAAAGGGGAAATGAAGGATTTGATGTCCCGTCCTGCTAACATTCGTAAGTGGATGGGCAAAGAAGTAGATATGAACACGATTTCCTACTGGGACTTGCCTTGGGAAATTGAAGCCTACGGACGCGAAGCTGGACTTTTTGTTCGGTGGGCAGAAGAAAATGACCTTGCAAAAGAAGAATGGACTCACGATGTTTGAAGGAAAACAATGGTTGGTTTATTGGGATAATACTGGATTTGAAGGTATTATTGATGTAGGTACTCATCTTGAAAAAGAAGCATTTGACCTGTTGGTTCATGACAAACGCCAAGACCAAAGTATTTCGTCCATCTACAATATGATGACAATGCGGGCGCGGTTCAATCCTCAACGCAATCCTGAAATCTGGACGTTCACATCCAATGAAGACATCACCGAAGAATCTCTACGCGAAGTAGCTGACCGTGACCCTCAGTGGTTGGTGGATTGGATTCGTAAAAACGGAACCAAGATGTATGATGAACGTGAGATGTATGGTGAACGTGGAGCGAAACCGAGAATCACATGAAGATAGATAGGACTAAACACAAACCAAGCTGGCGTGTCCAAAAAGGATGCAACATTGAATGGTTTGAGCCACACCGTAAAGGCAAGGGTGTTGTCAAGAAAGTAATATGCGAACTCGACAAACTGTGGGGCAATGATCCAAAATATGTAATAGTTGATGATGTAGCACTTGGTGAAGTGACGGTTGATATCGGAAACATTAGAATACTCAAAGGAAAAAACAAATGAAAACTAAACTTATGGCGGCTGTATTTGCTCTTGTTGGTAACGCAGCATTTGCAGATACTATCGTGGTTCAGGGTGAAGTAGTATCAGTAAACCCTGTTCGCTCGTATATTTCTGAAAGTGTTCCGCAGCAAGTTTGTCAAAATGTTCGGGTGACACGCCAACACACCCAAGACAACCAAGTTGCTGGCGCAGTGATTGGTGCAGTGATTGGCAATCAGTTTGGCAGTGGAAGTGGTAAAGATGCTATGACCATTCTTGGTGCGATTGTTGGTGCAGAACAGGGACGTAAGAACAGCCATGTTCGCACCGAAACTACCAACCAAGTTGAATGCTTTACCGAATGGACCACAGTGAGAACTCACTATCGTCGCGGTTTTGAGACTGTGATTTTTGATGGTGCGCAATACCTGACTTTCCACACCGACCAACGTTTTCGTTACGGAGAGGTAGTGTCGTTCTACGTTCAAGTTCAATAAAAGTGTCCCCAAATGATAAATACAGATGAGAGTTATTTACAGAGGGGATTGGTAATGTTATTTCCAATTATTACATTTATTGTCGCGATTTCTATTGCAGTGATCGCGGCTTGGTTTTCTATCGCTGGTTTGATGGCGATATTTTCTGCTGCTGCGATACCAGTTGCATTGATGGCTGGTTCACTTGAAGTTGGTAAATTAGTATCAGCTTCTTGGGTATATCGCAACTGGAAACGTGCGCCATTTTTGCTAAAATCTTATTTGACTGCTGCAACTGTAGTTCTAATGTTCATCACTTCGATGGGCATTTTTGGTTATTTGTCGAAAGCGCACTTGGAGCAATCTGCGCAAATGACTCAGGGGTCTGCGCAAGTTGAGCAATTTACCGCAGAAATTACCAGCAAAGAACAAGAAATTGCGCTGTTGATGCAAAAAGCAACAGAGTTGCGTTCACAAGCCACAAACAATACTGCCAGTATTCAGGCACAGATTGATGCCGAACAGAAGCGTAAAGACGAAGCATATGCTCGTATTCAGCCAGCAATTGATGAGCAAAATGCTATCATTGCAAAAGAGCAAGGTGGCTCAAGTCCAGAAGTTCAAACATATCAGCGCAGAATAGACCAAATTGATGCTGAGTTGGCACAACTACAAACCTATATTGAACAAAACAATATTGCTCAATTGCAAGCAATGGTTGGTGTCAAAGCAGACGGTAATTATGGTTCACAAACTACTGCTGCTGTTGAAAGTTTCAAACAGCAAAAATCAAGCGAAAAAAATGCACTACTCGATTCAATAGCGAAGGCGCAAACTAATGCTGACCAAACAAAGATTGATGCAGCCCGTGCAGAAATTACACGTTTGCGTTCATTGGCAGAACAAGAAGTCGCTGCATCACAGTCAACTATTGACAGTCTGAGACAACAACTTACCACTGTTTCCACTATTGATAACAGCGCAGAAGTTCAAAAAGTTCAAACTCAAATCGATGCAGAGAACGAAGAACTCAAAAAAATGAAAGATGAAAAGTTTGCGTTAGAAACTGAAATACGCAAACTAGAAGCAGAAGTTGGACCAATCAAATATATCGCAGAGTTGGTATATGGGAACACTGACAAAAGCACAATTGACGTAGCAGTCCGTTGGCTAATCATCGTATTCATTTTTGTGTTTGACCCATTAGCAGTTCTATTGCTTATTGCTGCAAACTTCTCTTGGAAGCACCGCCATGATGATGACGGTGCTCAAGAAGAAATATTTGAAGCCATCTTTTCTCGTTCAAATGATGAACCAAAGGTAGAAAAATCTCTTGACAATCAAGAAGTTATGAGTGATAATAAACCTACCGATGAAGAAATCCAAGAACAGGAAATCGTCACCGAAAGTGAAAATGTTGATAATGAGCCTACTGCCGATGAAAAATCATACACCGTGATAAATAAACTAGAGGCAACGCCAGAGCCAACAATTATCAAAACGCCAAGAAAACCTAGCGGATGGTTAGATTACATTCGAAAATAATGAGGAAAAATGTCTGATAATAAAAACTACTCTTGCTCATTCTGTGGCAAGAACAAATCTGAAGTCAATACACTGATTGCAGGACCAGGAATTTATATTTGCGATGAGTGTATTGACTTATGCTATGACATTATTCATCAGAAGAAGTCAGAAAAACACGCAGCACTTGACAGTTTTCCCACACCAGAAGAAATCAAAGCACATCTTGACCAATACATTGTTGGTCAAGATGAGGCAAAAGAAGTCCTAAGTGTGGCAGTATACAATCACTACAAACGTATCAATCACTCAATGGATGACATTGAGATTGAAAAGTCAAACGTTATTCTACTTGGACCATCAGGGACGGGTAAAACTTTGATTGCAAAAACTGTCGCCAAAATCCTAGATGTTCCGTTTGCACAAGTTGACGCAACTACTCTTACCGAGAGTGGGTATGTTGGCGAAGACGTAGAAAATGTAGTTCAACGATTGTTGATCTCTGCCGACTTTGACGTAGAAAAGGCAGAGCGTGGAATCGTATACATTGATGAAATTGATAAGAAAGCCAAGAAGGGCGAAAACGTATCAATAACAAAAGACGTATCTGGCGAAGGCGTCCAGCAAGCACTTCTCAAAATTGTAGAGGGAACGAAAGTTCGTGTTCCACCTGGTGGCGGAAGAAAGCACCCTGGCCAAGATATGATTGAAGTAGATACATCAAACATCTTGTTTGTTGTCGGTGGTGCATTTGTTGGTATTGACAAGATAATTGAAAAGCGTGTCAACAAAAAAAGTGGCATCGGATTTGGTGCAACAGTGAAGTCTGAAACGGATGAAGTAAATGTGCGAGAAAATATCTCTGCACAAGACCTTATCAAGTTCGGTCTTATTCCAGAGTTCATGGGACGTTTCCCCATTATCGTAGGCTTGGACAACCTGTCAGAAGAACAGCTTGTTCATGTTATGACTGCTCCCAAAAACAACATTGTTAGCCAGTTCATTCGTCTATTCCAATTGGATGAAGTTGAACTTGAATTCACTGAGGATGCAATTCGTGCGGTTGCAAAACAAGCCATAAATAATAAAACTGGGGCGCGTGGTCTTCGCAGTGTGATTGAGAAATCACTACTTCAACTACAATTCAAACTACCAACATTAGCAAAAGAGGGACTAACCAAGGTGATTATCACCAAAGAATTTATTGATGGAAGCAACAAACCAATCATGGTTTTCAACGACGAGCAAGGGTTCTCCGATACTCAAAATGACTAATCAATCAAATACTGTTGTTTATAATGAATACATCAAGTATTCTGAAGTCCGTGTCGTTGACGAAGACGGAAGCCCACTTGGCGTGATGGAGATTTCAAAAGCAAGAAATCTTGCTTACGATAAAAACTTGGATTTGGTGATTATAACTCATCAAAGCACTCCACCAGTTGCACGTATTGTTGACGTTGCTAAATATACCTACGAACAAAAGAAGCGTCAGAAAGATGCAGAAAAAAAGGCACGTCAAAATGTCGTTGAGGTCAAAGAGGTAAAAATCAGACCGGGTATTGGACCACATGATTTAGAAATCAAAATGAAGCAAGTTACAAAGTTTCTTGAGTCAAATGCGAAAGTAAAAATCACCATTCCACTTCGCGGTCGCGAAATCACTAAAGGTAATGATGTTCTTCAAAACATGGTTGATGATATCGCATCACTACTTACAAATTTCAAATATGAACAAGAACTGAAACAGTCAGGGAATAGAATCACAGGTGTTATAACAAAAGATGGCTAAACATTATATAAAAGGCAATGACCAAGAGCGAAATATAAAATCAGGGACAACTGTCACTGTAAAAAATGGAAATGTTGAACGTGCAATTCGTAGGTTCAAAAAGCTATGCGTGGATGAGAATATCATTCAAGAATATCGCGACCGTCAAGAATATGTAGGCGGAAGCGAAAAGCGTAGAAAAGACAAGGATGCGGGCAAAAAGCGATGGCAGAAGAAATTGCGCCAGATGCGCAGCGAATAATAGACCTAGACCGCTTAGACCTTAGAACCCTTCAAAAAGAATCGTCCCGTGCATTACTGACAATGAACGGGACGAATGATGGTATAGCAAAATTCAATAAGGTCGCACATCATAACTCACAACTTTGGTATAAGGCTGTGATACAGTCTTATATTGATGAGCATGGTGGATTGCCCAGTGAGGTAGGACCAGCCAAAGATTTTCAACTTTTTTCAGAAAAACTTGGTCTATAAATGCTTGACAAATAACAAAAAAGTTGTTATATTATGTGAGTAAAGTTTCATAATGATTTGAACTTTACTGTGACGCCAAAAATGGGTCACTACAATTCTTGCTTATCTAAGGAGAAAAAAATGACACAACGCAGAATTACAACTTCAACCCTTCCAAATCTATATAGCGCAACCATTGGTTTTGACAAACTACTTAGTGCGTTGGACGCTCAATTGAACAGTGTCAATAGTGGCGGATACCCCCCATACAATGTCGCCCAAATCAACGACAATGAGTATATGGTTACTCTTGCTGTTGCTGGATTTGGAATGGATAATCTGGAAATTACTCGTGATAAAAACATCCTGAGAATTGAAGGAACTCCACCAAAAGGTGACGAGGAAGTAAACTACCTTCACAAAGGTATTGCGGGTCGTTCATTCCGTAGAGAGTTCACTCTTGCGGATCATATCGAAATCGCAAACGCAGACTTGGAACTTGGAATGTTGAATATTCATTTGGTCCGAGTTGTTCCACCAGAACTACAACCAAAGCGTATCGCGATTACTCAACGATAATTCAAACAGAGGGGCTGAACAAGCCCCTCACCTTTAGCGGATAGAAACAATGGCAATAGCAGAAGTAAAATCATCAAGTCGCACCGAAATAGAAATTACCGAACCTCTCAACTATTATGTTGTTATGCATAATGATGACACAACTCCAATGGATTTTGTGATTGAGGTTCTTGCAGAAATTTTTCATCATGATAATCAGACCGCAGTTGACTTGACGATGAAAATTCACGAAGAAGGCAAAGCAATTGTTGGAATGTATAATCTGGAAATTGCAGAGCAGAAAGTTTCAGATGTATCGTATGTTGCAAAAGCGCACGATTATCCTTTGAAGACTACTGTGGAGCCAGCCTAATGCCGATTGGCGTAATCTCTGCTATACCAGAAGAATATTCAAAACTATCTTGGGACACTGAACCAAGAACTGAAACAATCATCAACAAAATATTTCAATTTGGCACGATCAACGGCGTTGAAGTAATCGCGGCAGAATGTGGCATCGGCAAAGTAAACGCTGCCATGACAACTTCCTTACTGTTGGGTCATTACAATTGCGATGGTATCATTTTCAGTGGCGTTGCCGGCGGAATCAATCCGATACTTGATATTGGTCAAGTCATCATTGCGGACGAACTTATTCAGCATGATTATGGCACCATGTCAAAAAGCGTGTTTTTCAATGCTATCCCTGGTAGTTTTCCGGGTTACACAGAAGATGACAAGAACGTGTCATACAAAATGCCAACTGCAATGAAGAACACGATACGTCACCTTCTTGGTCCAGACCATGACGTTCACTTTGGAAAAGTCCTAACAGGTGACACGTATGTTGCTTGTAGCGTTACACGTGAACAACTAAGAAACAAATTTGGTGCAGATGCGGTTGAAATGGAAGGCGCAGCAATTGCGCAAGTGTGTTGTAACTGGAATAAGCCTTTCATCGTCATTCGTGTGTTGAGTGACTTGGCAGGAAACACTTCGCATTTTGACTTTGATACATTTGTAGATGAAAGCAGCGAAAAAGCTGCAAGTTTGACACAAAAACTATTACCTATATTGGACGCTTGGCTATGATAGTATACACCACTTGTTACAGACGTGGGTTTGAACTGGTCACATCAAACGTGTGGGAAGTTACTGACGAAAGCGGGCATGTTGGTTACGTAAACACCTCCGTCTCGCCATATCAATCATGTGACCCACCAGAATATATTCAAACTTCTGCGACCGAAAACCCCGTAATTGCATTGCCAAAAAATGCAAAAGTAATAGAAAAAAGACTTGACACCAAAGCCGATTCTGTAGTATATTCAAATCCTGACGAACTAAAGTTCTACAAAGATAGAGTTGCAGAACTTGAAAGACAAATATCATTGAAACCAAACACTGACGTTGAGTTAGTAGACAGATGGAGGTTGCAGTTTAGGTGGTATGGCTCTTGGGGAGAAATTTACCAAGAGTGGGGATTTGAAACACACAAGCAAGCCGAAAATAGACTAAAACACTGGGTCGATACGTTTGGAGAAAAGTTTGAAGACGTAAAGATCATTCCATACAAAATCAACAGAGAAGGACTATAAAATGGGTAAGAAAGCATCTGGTAAGCATTACACTTCAAAGGGTGAGCGTATCGGTTCAATGAAGACAGCAACACGTGACCCTGCTGCACGAGTTATGAACCAGCTAAAAGCATGGCAAGCTGGCAAGAACGTGGTGGTTACCATTGAAAACCCAAACAAGAATGAAACCAATAAGAAGTTCATTCGCGTGAACGCTCGTGACATTTACGGTGATCCCCGTAAGAAAACGGGCTTTATGATCTAATAAAAAAGCATTTGTTTTACCAACTCAACGCAGCCTTTATGGCTGCGTTTTTTGATAAATACATCAAATGGAAGTTGGAGACAATCAATGAAAATGATGCAAATCATAACCGAAGGACTGAGTGATATACTGTATCACTCCACCAGTTTATATAATGTTCTGAGTATTCTAAAAAATAATAAACTTCAACTGACTCCTGACCTTGGCACAAACGCAGAGGTAAAACTGCGAAAGAAAAACAGAATCTATTACATGAGTTTTGCCAGAAGCAAAATGGGAGACTATCATCAACCAAGTCAGTATGCTGGAAACCTTGCACTGTTAGTATTTGATGGCAGACAACTAAAACAAGATGGCTATACTGGCAACCCAGTTGACTATTGGGGATGGGGCGACAAGGATGAAATGGAAGACCGTCTGTTTAGCAGAAAACCATACATTGAAGATGCCGCAAAATACGTAAAAGAAATACACGTATTCTATAAAAAAGAAGCAGATGACGAGTTCAAAGCAAAGAGCATAAGATGGCTACGAGCAGCTTATATTATGGCAAGAAAACTTGGAATTGAAATGTATGTCTATGACGATATTGAAGCATTCAAGCTATTGAACAAGTCTAAATCTGTAAGTATTTCAACATTGAAATATGATACAAACCAGCAACAATTGAAACCATATTCTCGTCAATCAAAAAACTATTTTGCTCCGTATATGGAACTGTTATCGGTTACCGACCGTTCAAAACTCAGCAAAGACGCAAGACGCCTTCTATATAATATGGATGGATACTATAAGGATGACGCCAAGCGTTCACTAGCGGCAGATATTCATAACTCAAGAACCAGTTCTGGCCGACCACAGTTGGACAAGTTTTTAGCCAAGGTTGCATCCCTACGTCTTTCAAGTGTTGAGGAAATCGTGGATTACATAGAAAACAAATTCAAAGAATAATACGATAAATACTCATAGTTGTTGGGAGAGGCACTATGAATTTTATTATTTCGTATCTTTTGAGATACGTTTTCCAAGCGTGGCTGATTTCAAAATTGGCCAAATATATAAGAAAAACAATCGTAAACAAATACAAATTGGACGAACACTTTGTCCAAAACACAGAACGCTTTGCGGAAATTGATTGGGCCAATATTCGCTGGTTCGCAGTTCTTGCCGCATATGCATATAAAATAAACGATGATGTGATACGAAAAAAGTATGAAACATTTTCGGACATTTACATTCATGAAATAAACCAAGTAAAATATATAGTCCTAAAAGACGTAGCGAATAAGAAGTATTACATTTCTATTCGTGGAACAACCAATTCCCACAATGCACTACAAGACATAAACTTTCTCAAGGACAAAAGTTTTCGTTTGGGAATACATCTGCACACAGGCTTTCACAGAACAGCAGAACTTATTGCAGATGACCTACTAAACCGTTTGGACAAAACATACAGTATATATCTAACTGGTCATAGTCTTGGTGCTGCACAAGCAGTTATTGTGGCATGGTATTTAGATTACAGTAACTTCAATATAGCCGAGTGCATCACCTTCGGTCAGCCAAAGATTACAGATTCAATTGGAACTCGTGTGATGAGAGGAAAGATAAAACTTACTCGTATCGTCAACGAAACTGATATTGTGTCCATGGTTCCGCCAACTGGAACACATAGAAATAGATATGCACACCTTGGCACATTGATAAAGCTACTTGAAAGAGGCAAATACTGTTATTTGGATGAACCAGACAGCATGAACTATGGCGTGAATAGCTTTTGGTTATTTGCGGCAGAAGAAAGTTTGTCTTTTTATGAAATAGGAAAAGAACTACCAGACCATTACATGACAAGTTACATTTCAAATATTGATTCAATCTTAGAAGATGGAAAAGAAGTGCTGTGGAAAGACCGAATGATGTATCTATCAGACAATAGTATATCTGGGGAACTGAAAAAAGTTACAGAAATGGAGATTGAATAATGTATGAATATAGATGTGTAGTGATTGAAGTCATAGATGGCGACACGGTAGAAGTAGATATTGACTTGGGTTTTGGAGTATGGATGCGCTCAGAGCATATCCGTATTCAAGGTGTAGACACACCAGAAAGTAAAACAACAAACAAAGAAGAAAAAGTATTTGGATTGCTGGCAAAGAAACATGTGGAAGGTTTACTTCCCGTTGGAAAAGAGTGCACACTGATGTCAATGGAGTTCAGAGGAAAATTTGGTAGAATTTTGGGTGACATAAAAGTGGACGGTGTAACTCTGAGTGAATCGCTAATTTCTAATCATTTGGCCGTTCCCTACAATGGAGAGAACAAAAAACTGGTGACTGACGCCCATCTTGCTAATAGAAAAATCCTCATAGAACAGGGTAAAGTGACACTATAATTCAAGTTTTTTATAAATAATATAAGTTGTCAGATATAAGGCAACCAGCGAAAATGGACTAACTCTCAGGAATAATAAAGCCCTACATTACTGTAGGGCTTTTTTTATTGTTCATGCTTTACGTATTCATATTTCGGAGTCGTTCTCAATCGTCTGTCTTTGTGAGCAATGATGACAGTCTTCCAACCTTTTTCATTCATCGAGTTTATACCATTTCGGTTTTGAGAATCACGAAGAATGAAAGATGTTCCATCCTTTGTCATAATCTCAACCATGTCCATTGGATCATGGCGAGTGTCCAAATAGTCATATGCGTTATCAATAGCTTCTTCTGGCGTAGAAACTTCTTCACCTCTTGCCTCATTCACTTGTGTATCATCCGAGCTAACTATTGAATCGTAATCATTCATAGTCAATGGTTTTGATCGTGACAGTTCTATCATTTTCTCCGCAACTGTATGCAAATCCATATCATCTTTAGCGTCTTCTCTTGCATATTCCATAATACGAATAATAAGAGGAACGTCCATTGTGACCATATCAGTCTTGTCGCCACCTTCGTCTGATTCACGTAGGGATTGCCCATCCATGTAATTTGCTACATTTTCAATGTAATCACTTGCAAGAGTAATCTTGCTTGCAATCCATCCATCAATGCCTTCTTCTTCTGTGGTATTGGACAAGTGCTTTGCAATACGTGTTGCATTTTTTACGGTTGACAACAGTTGACCTTTGGCCATTCCAACTTCATGGTCTGGTTCCTTTTCATCATCGTTCTCTCTAATGGATATACTTTCAATCAGGCGCTTCCATTTCAGTATGTCTGCATTGTTTTTCATTGAGAAATCCTTTCAACTGTTCTTGACATACATGTATTTATCTGCTACTATGAAAAACATAGAATCAACATTGACACTCAACGAGGAAGAAAATGACTGCCACTAATACCCATGAATTTGAGTTTGTGTTCACAAATCGTGAACAGTTTTATGCGGTTGTAAACACTCTAAACAAGGAATGCGGAAAGGGCAAGTGGACTATTCGCGGTAGGGTTTTGAAAAGCCTGAAGCGGTCAGAACAATACACTTGGCTTTCCTCAAACACTGCCATTCGTAAAGTGGTAGTGGTTCCGAAGGAGAACGCAGACGTAGAAGCGTTTCTACGGTTTGTTCACTCACCAGACCTAAAGTAAGGAACAGATGCAAATAACAACGTCACAGTTGGCAAGACTTGCCAAAGAAGCTGAGATCACAGACCCTATTGAATGGGGTGAACTCACTATACAAGAAGATGTCGCCTACGAAATGATGGCGGCATCTGTTATCGAAATGATGACTAAGTTGAAAGACGACGAAAAAGAAGTCGTCGCTATGGCATCTATTGTCAAGCTGTTGGTTGAAAACTTTGTTCTCAACTTAAAGCAAGGAACAGCATTGATGTGATAGAGCAACTAAAACAATATGTGTGGAGACACGATGGTCAAATTTGGGCCAGACGTGCTATACTCAAAGGTTCCATACCAGACGATTTCACTAGAAACTACTCAATGAGTGGTATGGTTTCTGAAATCAAAATGAACGCCGCAAGGCAGTGTGCTATGTATATATTTGAACATAGTCCACAATACGATTTACTAAAAGACTACGTTGACGAGAACACACAGGCAAATGTGTTCTACGATGCTGCAACAATGGATTTGAAATTTACGATTTCCATGATAATACCAGATGACGTATACGCACACTACCTGTTTATGAAAGGATAACCGATGCAAACACTAAGCGTTCTGTTTGAAGATTACGAAAAGTCTAAAGAGATAGAATCAAGAATCAAAACATACCCAGTTGACCCGCTTGCATTGGCAATTCATTGGCTTGATGGGAATCTGCCGCAACCATCTTCATTGGTTGGACATGCTCCATTTGACATCGCGACAGCATTGATGAATCAGGCAGATATGTCTCCCTCTGCTTATATGGTTTCAGAATCATCACTTCAAAAAGCACAAGAAATTCGTGACTTTTATAAACAAAAGTATGCCTACGCACTCATGATGGACGAAGACCAGCTTTCACCATTTCAGACTGCGTTGGTAAAGTTCTTGTCATCAAATAATCCAAACTCATTGAATTTGGATAATGTTGGCATGGTTATTTCTCTGCCAAGTATGTATGAAGAAGACCACAAGATATTTGAACTCATGAAAGAGTTTGTGGACATTCCATTGCCCAATGATGACAAAAGAAAAGCGGGCGATTATTACAAGGGTAAACTTACTTTCTCAAATAAAAGGACTACTAAGTTTTTGAACTCTGCTGCGAAGCATGATTATTGGTTCAAAAATAGCAAAGGTCATTTGTTCCGTATGTTATTGCCAATGCATACGATGGAACAAAAACTGATGGACAAAGTTCTTGACCTGAATAATAACACAATTGATTTTGAGGGAACGGTTTATGTCAAACGGCTGTTTGGCAATAATTTTTACTACGCCCATATATTCGGCAGATACAACATATGATGACCACACATTTAGACATCTATCAGTTACTTGATAGATTTGAACTTCTTTTTCCAGATAACAAAAATCTATCAGACCTTCGTAGGGCATATATAGATAAAGATTTGAATAGTATATTTCGTCTATTATCTTCTGGTATTGACTCGGAAGAGTTGAGGAAAATAATTCTGGAAGAAAACTACTGGTCATTGTGGAAGATACTACTAGATAGCACCAACAGTCAGTTTGTATCGGCCTTCAAGAATTTCTATGTAAACAAAATAGAATTTGATGATGATTGCTTTAGTAGAGGGCAACTTGAATCGAAACTCTGGTTGGTCGGAATTGTCCGAGATTTGAACATTCCACTGGGAACTGTGTATCTTTGCGCTGGATGGTATGGAACGTTGGCCACCCTGTTATTTGAAAGATGTTCTTCTATTGGAAACATACGCAGTTTTGATATTGACCCAAGCTGCGTTCCAATTGCGGAAATCTTCAATAAAAACTGGATGATTGATAACTGGAAGTTCAAATCGTTGGTGCAAGATATCAACGAGATTAATTTTGAAACCCATTCGTGGCAAGTATGGAGCAACAAAAACAACCGTTATAGTCATCCTATAACAGAAACACCAAATACGATAATCAACACATCGTGCGAACATATTGGCAATTTTGATGAATGGTATGCAAAGATACCGTCTGGAAAACTTGTCATACTACAAAGTAACGACTACTTTGAAGTAAAGGAACACGTCAATTGCTCAAAAGATTTGGATGCATTTGTGGCTCAAACTCCAATGCGAACCGAACTGTATTCGGGCGAATTGCTACTACCAAAATACAAAAGATTTATGAGGATTGGATACAAATGACACAAGAAGAAAAAGATGCATTGGCAGAACGTCTCAAGTCAGAAGAAGTAACTGTGAAGTTCAAGAAAGTTTCTGGTGAAGAACGCACCATGAAATGCACTCTGCAAGAGAGTGTCATTCCGCCAGCAACTAAAGAAGACCCACTATCACAAAAGAAAATAAGGGCAGTAAGTCCAGAAGTATGTAGCGTGTGGGATACTGAAGCAAAAGGTTGGCGCTCATTCCGTTGGGAAAATGTTATTTCCATAGAATAAACTTGACTTCATTCTCCATCTGATGTAACTTACAAAAGTAGGAATCAGATGGAGAACTAAATGACAAAGTTTCCAACACGTATCAAAGTTCTTCAACTTGAGTTTTGGATGAAGATAAGTGATGATAACTTTGATGACAGAACGCCAGATGACAACTCATTTATAGGTCCAGCTATCATTGGCAAGGATGCGTGGTATTATGATGGCACTGGAGTTTCTTGGTTTGAGTATAAAGGAAACTCTTATGCCACCAAAGGTCTGGCAGAATCATTCAAATATGCGTTAGAATTGTTTGATACTGCTCTGCTCACAAATGAGCAAGAGAAATCTTTGCGGGCGATGGCATACTCATTGCCAAAATCTCAATCTTCCCTAATCAAAACAATTCAAACCACTTTGCAAAAAAACTATCGGGCAAAATCCTTGCGCGAGGTAGGTCGCAGATCGCAACTAGATTTACTTCTGTTTCGTAAAAAACAAAAAATGAAAAAGAATAAGTTGACAAACTGAACGAATCAATATAGATTGAACGGGTAAGGAAAAGGAAACCAAGCATGACAATGTGGAAACCGATTGAAACGTTTGATTACAAAAAGTATCTTTACGTTGATGTTCTTGTTCGTGGGCAAGACGGTGTAGCAGTCGCAGCGTGGGACGACGAAGAAAATGCTTTCATTTCTGACCTTCGTGGTAAAGGTAATGGACAGACTGTTTATGGTCCCGTTGCATGGATGGAAATTCCAAAGTAACGATTGACAAACTGAACGAATCACGCTATAAGAATAGAGTAGTCAGCAAGGAGAGAGAAATGACTGTCAACGCCACTGAAACCGCCAAGAAAATCCTTGACACTGCCAAAGAACTTGGTTGGGACGTTACTGTCCGTGGTTCCATTCTGACCATCTACAAAGAAGGCATCAATGACCGCGAAGCCTTCTGCCGCGCTGATATGGAATATTACAGCATCCTTGGACTTCTTCCTTCCACTTCGGCTGGTTCTATTTGGGGGACTGATGGTGGTGGCATCGGTGCTATGTCTGCAATGTCCAGCCGAGTTTTCAAAATGAACAAGTCGGGTGGTTCTAAACGTGTCCTCAATGCTCTGAAAAAGATGGGTGCCTAATATGGAAAAGTTTCTTATCAATGTAGCCTCTGGTCTGATCAACGTTGGTATCGCTATCGGTGTTGTATATCTTTTGGGTTGGCTGCT